CAGGTTCAACAGGAGCACAGGGAACAATAGGTTCAACAGGAGCACAAGGTTCAACAGGAGCACAGGGAACAGGAGCAACAGGAGCACAGGGAACAATAGGTTCAACAGGATCAACAGGAGCACAGGGAACAATAGGTTCAACAGGAGCACAGGGAACAGGTTCAACAGGAGCACAAGGTTCAACAGGAGCACAGGGAACAGGTTCAACAGGAGCACAAGGTTCAACAGGAGCACAGGGAACAGGAGCAACAGGAGCACAAGGTTCAACAGGATCAACAGGAGCAACAGGAGCACAGGGAACAATAGGTTCAACAGGATCAACAGGAGCAACAGGAGCACAAGGTTCAACAGGATCAACAGGAGCAACAGGAGCACAGGGAACAATAGGTTCAACAGGATCAACAGGAGCAACAGGAGCACAGGGAACAGTAGGATCACAAGGATCAACAGGATCAACAGGATCAACAGGATCAACAGGATCAACAGGATCAACAGGAGCACAGGGAACAATAGGTTCAACAGGAGCACAAGGATCAACAGGAGCACAGGGTTCAACAGGAGCAACAGGAGCACAAGGATCAACAGGAGCAACAGGATCAACAGGAGCACAAGGTTCAACAGGAGCACAAGGATCAACAGGAGCACAGGGTTCAACAGGAGCAACAGGAGCACAAGGATCAACAGGAGCACAGGGAACAGTAGGATCACAAGGATCAACAGGATCACAAGGTTCAACAGGATCAACAGGAGCACAGGGAACAGTAGGATCACAAGGATCAACAGGAGCAACAGGAGCAACAGGAGCACAGGGAACAGGAGCACAAGGTTCAACAGGAGCACAAGGTTCAACAGGAGCACAGGGAACAATAGGTTCAACAGGAGCACAAGGAACAGTAGGATCACAAGGATCAACAGGAGCACAAGGATCAACAGGAGCAACAGGATCAACAGGAGCAACAGGAGCAACGGGAGCAACGGGAGCAACTGGAGCAACGGGAGCAACTGGAGCACAGGGAGCACAGGGATCACAGGGAGCACAGGGATCACAGGGAGCACAAGGAGCACAGGGATCACAGGGAGCACAGGGAGCACAGGGAGCACAGGGTGACCAGGGAGCACAGGGAGCACAGGGAGAAATAGGTCCAAGTTCAACTTTTTATTTAGATTATCAGATAGTGCCACTTTTACCTAAACCACCTTATTCGCTATTGGGGCCGATAACATTATATTATTCATATGCTATTACCACAAACTCGTGTATTAATGTAAATCCCGACGCTAAATGCGGTGAAAATGTATATGACTACACGTTATATAGTTGTAACGAAACGTGTCCAAACCAAGTGGCAAAACACAACAGTGGTGAAATTTGTGCAATTCCAATTGTGGAGGTTAAAAGTTGTGGCGATGGGACACGCTATATGTGTGCTATTACTGGTCCGGGTCCGGACCCACCAAAGAACGATGCGTATATTGAATGGCATTGGTCAGTTGTATATAAGTATGATGTCTTTCCACAAACTGTAACAGGAAAATTTATATTTGTAGCAAGCGCCGCTTATATTAAAAGTCAATACGATCTGCATGGGTATGGAGGTATCTCAGGCGCCGGAATAGGAATGTTCAATCCATCAAATCATAACTCATAAAAATAAAGTATAAATGAAAAAATGAATAAATATAAATAAGTTAAAATTTATATTTATTTTACAACAAGGTAGAAAATGAAATATCAAAATCATATTTGTTAGGTTCTTTATAAGATATTATTTCCTTGACATTTTTATGAAATAATAGAAAAAAATCATCCATCGAATTTTGTTGAAATAGTGAAAATAAATTTATGTTATATGCGACGTCAATTAAAGAAATATAATCATTTTTTGTATATCTATCAATAATAAATTCAGTCGTATATATGTCTGGTTCATAGCTAAAGTGTTCCTGTTGTCTAAGAGTTGTATTAACTCTTTTATGATAATCGCAAAAAAATTGTATTAAATTTGTTTTAGAACTAACTGCTAATTCTTTGTCATAATTTGATATAAACGTGTCTTTATTTTTGCTATTACAAGAAGAGCAAATAATACCTAAATTACTTGTGATTTTGTTAATAAAATTTGTAGTCATTAACTGTTGTTCTATTGTTGGATCATCTGGATACATTACCGAAAATGAGTGAAAAATATGCCAAGCTATATGCTGGATTTTAGTTTTAAAAAACATACCTAATACAAAATTGTTTACATTTTTTTTGTAGAAACTATTATTATTATTTGATAATTGTATTAAATCATCCTCGATAAGTGAAAAATTTGTAATTTTGTCCATAATATATATATAATACATCAAATTAAATTATCATACTCCAACTCATTTTGCTAAACTTTGGTAAAAGTTGATTTAAATAATACTTAAATTCTTCTCGTAAGCTCTTTCTGGTACGTATAAAAATAAATCTGTATTTGTTAGGTTGAATACATGATTGTAAAAAACCAAAGAAGAGGAGTAAGGAGTTAAAAAGTAACTTTAACTAAAATATAAATATTTTTAAGTAATTATTAAAAATATTTATTATGTTTATATATTAATGTCTGATAGCTATTCAACATATTTAGGAGCAAAACGTTGTTGTAATAATAGATCTTCTGGACCACAAGGCGCTGAAGGAGCTCAAGGACCGGGTGGTCCTATTGGAGTTATGGGATTAACAGGTAGAACTGGAGCACAAGGTGCTAGAGGTCAAACTGGATGTAAAGGAGCTACTGGTTCTACAGGCGCTACTGGTTCTACAGGATCACAGGGTAATGCTGGTGCAGCTGGAGCAACAGGATCAACTGGAGCACAAGGAGATACGGGTTCGACTGGAGCAACTGGATCAACTGGAGCAACTGGGTCAACTGGAGCAACTGGAGCAACTGGATCAACTGGAGCAACTGGATCAACTGGGTCAACTGGAGCAACTGGTTCAACTGGATCAACTGGAGCAACTGGATCAACTGGATCAACTGGAGCACAAGGAGATACGGGTTCGACTGGAGCAACTGGATCTACTGGGTCAACTGGATCAACTGGAGCAACTGGAGCAACTGGATCAACTGGGGCACAAGGAGATACGGGTTCGACTGGAGCAACTGGCTCAACTGGAGCAACTGGGTCTACAGGAGCAACTGGTGATACGGGAGCAACTGGAGCAACTGGAGCACAAGGTTCTACTGGAGCACAAGGTTCTACTGGAGCACAGGGTTCTACAGGAGCTCAGGGATCAACTGGAAGAACTGGAGCACAAGGTTCCACAGGAGCACAAGGTTCCACAGGAGCACAGGGAGTTCAAGGAGCAACAGGAGCACAAGGAGCACAAGGAGCAACAGGACGAACAGGAGCAACAGGAGCACAAGGATCCACAGGAGCACAAGGTGCTACAGGTGCAGGAGTTACAGGAGCACAGGGAGACACAGGACCTCAAGGCGCACAAGGAGCAACTGGTGTTGTTGAACCGTTTTGGATAATACAGCAAGCCATTCCAGTATATCCAGATACTATTGGCGACCCAGTATTATCTTATGTTATAGCATACAGTGATTCGGCAAATTATTTTGCACCAGGGCATGCAGAATTGGGAAGGTGTGGTTTCAATGATTATGAAATATCTTTATATAGTTGTGATAACGGAAATTATTCGTTAGTAAATACAATTGCACCACTACAAACATGTAGTTCTCTTTCAAACTCATTATTAAATTGTCCTATAAATTATATTTGTGTTGTTTCTAATTCTTCCTTAGGAGGTCCTCCTCTATATCCAGTATTTGTAGAATGGTATTGGTATCAGGAATATACTGCTCGTTCTCCTGGTACTCGATATTGTGGTAAATTAACATTTGTCGGAACTAAAAAATGGCTAGATGATCTTTATATTGCAAATGGTAATGCTTATACGAGTTTAGGTCCATATTCTTTTGGTTTACCTTTGTTAAATACAGCAAATCATTCAACCCCATAGTCCTTCTTCTTTTAAAAAATTATATTTCAATAATGAAATGAAATATAATCTATGTTATGGAAATATCTATATTAAATTTATTATCATATAAATCAAATTTTTGTTTATTAAATATATCATAAAACGTGGCAAGTGATTTATTTTCAATAAGTTTAAAAATATTGATATTAAATCTACTTTCTAACAAAGTAATAAATTCAGTTTGTTCATATTTCTTTTTAGCATCTTCATAAGTAAAATTTATTGGAGAAACTAATTTATCTGAACCATTTGTAATAATATTAAAATTATTTGTAACATTTCGATTTTGTTGGTCAAATTTATTATTATTAATATAATTATGCAAATCAACAAAAAAGGTAGAAAGTTCTAGTTTTGAAGATACAATTCTGAATATATTAAGTTTATCAATATATTTTTTATAGTCATTTTGACATCCACCACACCCACCCAAATTTTTTGGTATAATATTTGCAATAAAATTAGCTGTTTCTATTTTATATTCTTCACTTGGAATTTCAGGATAGGCAAAAGAAAATGAATGAAAAAATAACCACATTAAATGATATTTAACATTTTGTGTATAATGTGTATTAAATGTATTAGTTAACTGAGTTCGAAATGCTACATTATTTTCATATGAAAAAATCATATGATTTTTTATAGTTTCATCTAAAATATCCATTATAATATTTGTATCTAAAATAATTTAAAACTTTAAACAAATATAGAGTATGGAATTAGTATATAAAAAAGACAAGACCAGAACCAGTTCCTTTTGTTGATACATTCGCTGTCCAATCTCAATTTCTTTCAAGTTCTGTTACTATTCGGTGTGCTGAAACAGGTGGTGGTGCTCAGTGGTTGGGAACAACTACTGGTGAGTTGTATATATACGACAACACTATCAATCAATGGGCAGTGATTAATTCATTTACAGGTTTGGGGCAGTCCATTAATGCTCTTCATTACAATGCGTATAGCGACCGCCTCTATATTGGAGGGTCATTTGATACTTGTTCAGGTAACAATTTTAACAATGTGTGTTATATTCAAAATCCAACAGCACCTATTCCTCAAATACCCATTCAGTTGGTCTGGACTGGACAAGCGGATAATGGGTTCAATAACACTTGTAATGCGATTACTGGCGACCTCGCAGATTTTATTTATTTTGGAGGCAACTTTGATTATACATATGGTAACACTATTCAACTTAATTATTTCGGGTGCTACTACGAACCCACTAATGTAATCGCACCTATCAACGGCAATTTAGGCGATGGGTTTAGTTCAGGGGTGTATAATTTAGACTATATTTCAACTGGTGGAAGTGTATGTGCTACTGGAAGTTTTACAACTTTGTCGTCATATGGAACAGGTTTTAGTAGTCCTTATTGTATTATTTTTTCTTTTTCTTCTCTTATAACCATTGGTGCTATTTATCCACTTGACGGAAATTTTACAGCAATATCAAACCCCATTCAGGTGTATGATGCGATTAAAAATGACGGGTCTGGGTTCTACGTCGGACTTGGAAATCAAACCTATAATAATGGTTCTCTTACTATTAATTATTTAATGAACCTCTCTGGAATAGGAAACTCAAACGCAGGGAATAACAATTATTCCAGTGAGGTTTTAAGTTTTTTCTACAACTTTAATTCATCAAATGTAGAGGCGGTTACATCTACCGAATACTACGTTAATGCGAACCTTTACTCTGTAATACCATTTACTTCGTTTTTGTTTTACTTTAATAATAGTATTTCTTATTTTAACAACCAGAGTAATGGGTCGCAGTGGGCATTTAATGGAACTTCTTATAATACATTTGCTCTTTCTGGTGGGCGGACTTTAATATATAACGGGGTTACATATACAGGGGGTCTTACTTCTACAAGTCCTCAAATAGGGTTTAATATGGTTCTCAATTGGAATACGGCATTTTATATTGTTGTTGGTAGTCCTGTTGGATTTTGGGGTTTCTTTTAAATCTCTGGTTTATATATTTGCTTTTTGCCTTTGTAATATCTTTTTATTTATTTCATTATTTATTTCATTATTTATTTCATTATTTATTTCATTATTTATTTCATTATTTATTTCATTATTTATTTCATTATTTATTTCATTATTTATTTCATTTAAAAAAAGTATATATATATAATAATGGCATTTACCCGATTCCACGATGATGAAGCAAGAATAACAATACAACTTCAGCAACAAACCGATCAAGAACGATGGTATTTAGATACACCTGGATCAGGAGACAAACCGTGCTTTATGTTAGATCCGCAAATCATTCCGCAAAAATGGGGGGGAAATTTATGGACGCATTCTATAGATATTCAAAGTTCTCTTTTAGGCATAGATAGACAATTAAATAGAGATTGTTTAAGAGTAGATAAAAATGGAAAAGATGTAGACAAATACAAGAGGCAAACAGTGTATGCTTCGCCGATAGATTATCCAGTATGTGATACTTTAACAACAGAACAAAGTAGAGCAATAATGCCAGCATGGACTGCAAGAGATTTACAACAAAATCACGCATATATTTTGCCAAATAATCCTCAATTGAATACAGAGATGCCTTTTCAAAACTACAAAAGTTCAAGAATTTTAGAAAAAGACAGTTTCAAAAGAGAATTTGATTGTGTCCCCCAAAATAATCAATTTTATACAGTTCCAACAGATGTATATAACGCTCAATACAAAGGAAAAAATAATATTGGTGGACAAATAACATGTAAGAGTGATTGTTCTAAGATGTAATGAAAAAATGTAATGAAAAAATGTAATGAAAAAATGTAATGAATAGATTATGATGATTTAGAAATATTATTAAACTTTAATTAATAATATTTGTTGAGTATACTTTTCTTAAAAGTATATGTATATATATAATATGGAATTAGCTATCCCATTAGTTGCATTAGGAGGAATGTATGTCATTTCAAATCAAAAATCAAATAAAAACTCTAATACTAACAAGAAACAAAAACCAGAAGGTTTCAACAATATGGGTATTAGAACTAACTTACAAGCAGGAAATATTGAATCACAGTTCAATAATTATTTACCAAATACAAATGTCCCTCCACAAAATTATCCTATTATGAATAATAAGGAGCTAGTTGATACTGTTCAAGAATATCCTAATCCAAATGTCGCTACAGACAAGTATTTTAATCAAAACGTATATGAACAAAAGGAAAGATCTGGTGTTCCTGTTTCAAACAATATTCAACAAGTTTATTCTTTAACAGGCGACTATATGTCATCAAAAGAATTTAAGCATAATAATATGGTTCCATTTAATGGAGGAAAGCCAAAGGGTCAAATTTATAACAACAATAATGCCGAAACAATTTTAGATAACTATGTAGGAAACGGTTCCCAAACTATTAAGAAAATTGAACAGGCGCCACTGTTTAAGCCACAAGAGAATGTCCAATGGACATATGGTATGCCAGATATGAGTGATTTCTATCAATCACGACAAAATCCGGTAAACAGAAATAATATGGTTAAGCCATTTGAATCTATTCGTGTTGGACCGGGTTTAGACAAAGGTTATTCAGCAGATGGAAGTCATGGATTTAATTCTGGTATGGAAGCACGTGATAAATGGTTACCTAAAACAGTTGATGAACTTCGTGTTTCTACAAATCCAAAACAAGAATATGATTTAAATGGATTACAAGGTCCGGCACAAAGTCATATTACAAATGTAGGAATTGAGGGAAAAGTTGAAAAATATAGACCGGATACATTTTTTATCAATAGTCAAGATCGTTGGCTAACAACAACTGGTGCTGAGAAAGCTGGACGTGTGGTAGCAGAAGAAATTCAAAAAACTTCTAACAGAAATGAAACTACTACTTTTCAACACGGAACACCTAATGCTATTTTAAAGACTGCAAGTTATGTCCCAACTAAACACGAACAAACAAAAAGAATTCAATTAGAAGGTCTTGATGTTGGTCATTCTTTTGCAACTGGATCAGCACCATTACAACATCACGCATCAGAAAAACATCATAATAGTCATACAAATTATGCAAATAACCGTTCAATAAACCAACAACCGCAAACATTTGGATCAGGATTTTCTAGTGCTATTGGTGCAGCAATTGCTCCAATTATGGATATATTAAAACCATCAAGAAAAGAAGAGTATAGTTGTAATATGAGAGTATATGGTAATATAGCTGGCGAAGTTCCAGAAAATTATGTAATGACGGCAGGTGATATTCCAAATACAACGATTAAGGAAACAACATTGTATCAGCCAAATGGAAATATTAATAGTCAAAAAGATAATGCAGGTTATTTAATAAATGAACAACAACCTATTGCAAATCAACGTGACAGTGTAAATCACGAACAATTTATGGGAATGTCATCAAACCACGGTAATAGACAGTATGATTCTGTTTATAGACAAACTAACAGTGAGGCAAAAGAAAAGACTATTATTGGGCGCACAAATCAAGGTAATGCAAAGAATTTCAATTCACAAATAAATGTAACAATGTCAAGATTGGATTCAGATCGTGATAATAATAGATTATGGGCTCCTCAATCTACAATTCATAATGGTCCGTCAGTTCAAACATATGGAAAAATCGCACATGTCCCGCAATACAATAATGAATGCCAAGGTTGTGATCGTATTAATCCGGATATACTTGATAGTATTAAAAATAATCCATATGTATTTTCATTTAATAGTGTGGCATAATATAATACTTTACAAACTAACAAATAATAATACGTTATATTAAAATATAAAAACGCTTTATAAATATTAGTTAACGTTTTATAATGACATTAAATATTCATCAAAATATAAAAGACAAATTAAAATACTTCTATGATATACGTAAAATTCCAAATATCATTTTTAATGGTCCAAGTGGATCAGGTAAAAGCACAATAGTTAATGATTTTATATCAATGATATATGATGGAAACAAGGAAAAGATAAAGGATTTTGTGATGTATGTAAATTGTGCACACGGTAAAGGTATTAAATTTATACGAGAGGAATTAAAATTCTTTGCAAAAACACATATAAATTCAAATGGTGGAGATACATTTAAAAGCATAATCTTATTGAATGGAGACAAACTAACAATGGATGCTCAATCAGCCTTACGACGTTGTATAGAGTTATTTAGTCATACTACAAGGTTTTTTATAATAGTAGAAGATAAATATAAATTATTAAGACCTATTTTATCACGATTTTGTGAGATATATATATCCGAACCAGAATATAAGGGTAAGCAAATAAATCTATATAAGTATAATTTGGAAGAGACATTTAAACTAACAGATATAAAAAATCAGAGAAATGAATGGTTAAAAAAGGAATTGCAAAAATCTATAACTCAAAAAATATCTGAAACAGAATTACAAACATTTGTTATAAAATTATATGAAAAAGCTTATAATGCATTGGATATAATTAAATTGATTGAGGATGGTTTAATAGCTTTAAATTTAGAAAAAAGGTATGAGCTATTAATAGCATTTAATAAAGTAAAAAAGGAATTTCGAAATGAAAAGCTATTATTAATGTTTGTATTAAATTTTGTGTTTATAGACAAAGAAACAAAACTAGAAAACATTTCATTTATGTAATAAATTGTTAAAATCAATGTATTACATAATTTACACTATATTTTTATCAATAACAACGCAATTATAATAATATTTTTAATAATTTTATTATAATTGCGTTGTTGTTCTTCTTTAGATGATCCAGACATAATTTTACATATCATTTTGTTACCATTTATGATACCATCATATATTATAAAATTATAAAATATATTTTTTATCAATAATTGTTTCTTTTATTATATTTTTTATTATTTTGTTATAATTCTTTTCTGATTCTTCTTTTGTAGAACCGGACATTGACTCGCAAACAACCCTTAAATATTTGTCATTTTGTTTAGAGCTTGAGTCATTATACTCTGGGTTCTCTTTTGTCCATTCTGAAATTTTTTTTATATTTTTGTTAGAAACGTGTTTTATTGCATTTATTAATAAAGGTTTTGCATCAGTTTCTTTTAACCATTGGTTATTATTTTTTATATAAATAGTTTCCCTTTTCAAATCACTACAATGCAACGGTCTATCAGGTATATCCATTTGTTTTAATCCATTAATAAATATCTTTGAAATACCCTCGGAAAATCCAAGTTTTCCAGTTTCTTCTAAATCGCTAACAGAGACTTTTATTTGATCAATAAAATCAGTTAAGTTAATTGCATTTTTACATGTTTCATTCAAAAACACTTGTAAATTAAACGTTTTGTTATTATTACTATTTATAGTATTATGTCCAGCATTCAGAATAGCATTTGAACTAATTTGTGCCATTTGTTTATTCTGATCAATAATTAATTGTTTAAACTCTGCGTTTTCTTTCATTAGATATTCAACAAGTTCTTGAGATTTTGAATTACTTTCTAGATTATGCGTGTCGCATTTAAGATTATGTTTCCATAATCCAGATTGTGTTACAAAATATTTATCGCAATATTGACAAAAGTAAGTTTTTTTTAAGTTTTTTTCATTCCCAGCTGTTCCATCCACACTGAACAAATGTTTTGGTCTCATTATATGTCGGTCCCAATCACATTTCATATAGCATTTAAAGTCACACTTTTCACAGAAAAATCTATGTAAGTTTTTTTTAAGTTTTTTTTGTTCCTTTAATTCCATACATTAGAATTAGACAAAAAGCTTAAGGTTGTTTTCAAATATATATTAATTTTTATCGTAACGATTTTACAATTATTTTTTCTGTAATCCAGAGCATTTAGGTCAGAAACCGTGTTTTGGACCCCCTTTTTCAAAACTTTATTCGGATTTCTGAAAATGGACATTTATAAATGTCCAAAATTGAAAACCTAAAATACTTTTGGAAAATAATTTGTTACTGAAAATAAAGCCAAAATAATGATTAAATATTCGAGATCATATATCGTCGTAAATTATTAAAACTAGTAAAAATGATATTTTTCAGTCTCAGTGGATCAATTAATTTAACAAATTAGTTTAACAAATTAGTTTAAATAATGAAATTATAACATCAAATATTTACATTATGGATGATTTTAACGTTAGTTCTTTACACGAATCGAAAAATGAATGGGGAGCCCGTTTATTAATAATATTTACTCCCTTGATAATTGAAGGATTTAAATCTATTTTTGATGAATCTTATAAACTTTGCAAGGAAAACGGAGAAATAGATAAATATCTTATGACATTCCAAAATTTTATTACTCGAATTCCAAAATGGAATGCAACTATTATTGAAACTGAAAAAAAGAGAATTATTGAACGAAGCGGTTGTTCATATTTAGAAGAATTGGTTGCGTGTATTCATATTATACAATTAAAATTATTAACTGCTATGAGAGTTGGACAAAAACAAAAGAAGATCGATATTAATATACCTAAGTTAGATGACTTTATTCACAAGACATATGTTAATGTTGCTAGAAAAGTTTATAAGAATGTATATTTGTTTGAATTAAATGCACCTCCTTTACAAATACAAAAACATAATAGAGAATTAGAACTCATAGTTCAAGAATGTATTTTAAATGCAGTTAGAGAAAGTATTCCGGTTGAAAATATTTTAAGAGCTTATATGGATGAAACAGTTGAAGAGGATATTGTTGAAGAAATTAAAGAACACATTATTGAAAAACCAGAAACAAAAACAGAAAGTCAGGCAATATTTGAAGGAAAAGATGGAAATGTTAGTCTAAAATTTAATGATATGGATTCTATTATGAGTAAGAATGGTGAAGAGCAAATAATAAATGCTCCAAAAACTATCGAAAGATTAGAAGAGATAAGCGCTTTAAGAAATATGCAAAGAAAGATGGAAGAAGAAGAAGATGATGAAAAATTAAAAATATCTGATGAAGAAGTTTCGTTAGGTAATTTAGATGTTCATATAATTAATCCTCCAGAAGTAAAATTAGATGTAGATCTATTATTAGACGACATTGAAATTTTAGCATAAATTACGGGGAAATACCCTAAATACAATATTTGGATCCACCTTTAGAAAATGTGGAAAATGTGGAAAATGTGGAAAATGTGGAAAATGTGGAAAAATGCGTTATTTGTTGTTTAGAAATGTAAAAATATATTGTAATATGGATAATATATTTTTAGTAGCAGGAATTATTTCCGTTATTTTTTTTATTGTAAAATTCTTAGAGATGAGATATATCGACAATGAACCAAAACCACTAAAATTATTAATTAGGGATGCATTAGTAGTATATGTTAGTGTAGTAATTGGTAGTTTTATTTTGGATCAATTAAATCCAGTAATTAATGAAAATATAGCTCCTCTCGCTCCATTAGCGTTTACTGATAATCCTCCTTTTTAATATTAATAATATTTTTATATATTATGAGTAATCCTCCTATAATATATAAAAAATTTCATAAATATAGACCTATTGATGAATTTAAAGGAATTCAATGGTTTGCATTAACAGGTGATTATGGAACTATGTATGGTGACGTAACAAAGAGTTATAGATTTAAACAAAATCCTAAACTATTAAATATTGGTGATGCTGATGTAAGAGTTATGATAGAAAATGAGATTGAAAAATATGATCCAACAATGTTAAAATATTGTGACCCTGATCAACAGTATTCCGGAACAAGTGCAAATACAAAATACCACAACCTAGTAAAACATATATTTGGACAAGAATATGATGGAACAATAATAGATGAGGAACAATTACACGGTAATACAAAATATCCTATTTCTGAATTAGAAGGTCCTAGTGAAATAGTTATTTGGAAGGATTATGATGAGTTATTAGAAGAATTACCAAATGATGATATAGCAAAAGGAATTAATAAATCAAAAAGATCAACAAAAAGCAGAAGAACTAAAAGATCAACAAAAAGCAGAAGAACTAAAAGATCAACAAAAAGCAGAAGAACTAAAAGATCAACAAAAAGCAGAAGAAAATAGAATTTATCTACCAGTCCATACTTTAATAAATTGATACCTAAGTTGTTTATTTTTTAAATCACGAATATATTCATCAAATGTATAAAATGTAGAACGATATTTTGTTAAAATATCTCCAAACATTGAATTTAATTTAATTAATTTAGGATATTCTTGACAGAATAGTAGTCCCATAACTCGTTCTAATGAACAACGATCTCTACGATTATGAACAACATTTATCAAATTAGTTATTTTATATTTCTTTTCTAGAAATTCTAAAAAATCAAGTTTAATATATGCTTGGCAACCAAAACATAAATTAAAATTATCATTATTTAATCCAAGAATATTAATATTATTATTGTTTAATTTTTTCATAATTATATGATTATTTGTTAGTGATGAAGCAATTCTTAATATATTATATAAATTTTCTTTGTCATAATTGTGATGCCATAACGGAAAAATAGGTATATTAAATAACTCAAAATGTATTGTTGAATGAACAAATAAGCTGTCGTGTATTATTACAGCACTTGGAAACCACTTATGTTTTAAATAATAAACATATGGAAGTAATTCCCCTCTTCCTGGATACTCCGATTGAATGTAAGTTACATTAGAATAATCATGATCAGCTTTTATAAATTCCTGATTACTATTATCATCAATAAGTATAATTTTATTAAGAGGATAAAAAGTTCTTATGAGTTTAATACAGTGATTCCAATATTTGTTAGTTGTTTCTGAGTTAACGTGTCGTGTAATAATAAATCCATAAGTTGACATATAATATTATTATGAAATATTATATTTCAATGTAAATTACTATTTTAGTAATATGACGGTAATTCATCTATATTTATAATAGATTCAGATTTAGGTATATTTTTAGGTGAAATAACAAATTTACTAAATTCTTTACGTTCAAGCTGATCTACAGGTGTATGTTTATGAACATATCGGGCGATCATTTTATATAATTTGAAATCGGGATATCGTTCCACACCATTATTTTTATATAATACATTAATACCATTATCGTCAACACACCAATCCACAATAAGCTTCACTAATGGAGAACACTCATTAATATTTTTAATCATATCAAAATCATCGACAACATAGTCAAAAATAGAACAAGCTAAACGACACAAATCAAAACTGAAATTGGGTTCTAAACGTGGTTTTTTATCGTTAAAAAATGGTTCTGTATTATACTGTGTAGCAGCATCTCCACCAGTTTGGAAACTATCACTACAGAATATTTTGCCATTTAATTTATATATAGCTCTTCCAAAATCAATAATTTTATATATTTTTCCAAATGTTGGAACTTTGTAACTTTTTTTCTTGAAGGTGTAATATAAAAATTTTTTGTTAGTTGGAATATACATAACATTGTTAGTATGAAGATCATTATGAGTAAATAAAAACATTTTTTGATAAGTAATAAGAATCATAATTATTTGCATTAGTGCTGAAAACCATTCATCATGTGATAATTCGCTATTAATAATCAAGTCATCAAATGTGCTTTCACATTGTTCCATACAAATAACTTGAACAGGAAATTTTGGAAATGTTAGAGTTAACGATTCTTCTTCAATACTAGTTTCAGTATCTTCATCCTCCCATTCTTCATTGTCATTGTCATTTTCATTGTCATTGTCATTTTCATTATTGATTCCAGTATCATCCCCAATTTCTGAACCAGAATCAATATTATCACATTGTAAATTACTATTAGATTTATCCTCATTGTCTTCTGATTCACTTAAATCATCATCATTTGTGTGAGATGTTCTAGATGAACAAGTTGAACCAGATTTAAGTGTTTTTGAATTGTTTTGATTAGTAATATCAAAGTCGGATGAATTAGTAATATCTACCAAATCAAATCCCATTGTTTTTACATCATTTAATGTAATATGTTCATCATCATCATTATTTTTAACAATAAGAGTTTGATGTTCAAATATATTTTCAAATATAGAATCGTCAATAGATTTTACAGATGCTAAAGATTTAAAACTAGAAGATATTTTTAAAGGTTGTAGTGGTCTAGGTTCATTATGTGTAATCAAATGTGAATAATCTTCTACTTTAAATAATACATTTTGTTGTTTAACAAAAAAATCAGATTGAATTAAATAATCAAGATCATCAATAATATTAATTTTATAATCATTTTTGATAGCTAAAAAGGAACCATAATAATCAAGACCATGAATAAAAGAATGTTCATGTAATAATTTACTTGACAAGAACGAAAAAAAGCCATCAATAAATGAAGAATTATTAGGATCAGATAATTTTGGATGAACTTTGGTAGTTTTATCAAATGATGGAAGATTAAATAATTGAGGATCAGTATAATTATATTTACCTACAACATATTTAAATGGATCTAAGAGGGGAGCCATTTTGATAAATACTTTTTGTGTTGTAGCTAAATCATCATCATCAGTAACATTTTTAAGTTTACAAGTAAAAATATGTTCATCATCATCATCTTTATCTTTACATTTTCCAAGTTTAGAGGATTCCTTAATATCGGAAATGGACCATTGGTGATTTAAATTAATGGAATTCCAATTGGTGTTGTTAAGTGAAAAAAATCTATCATAAATAGGTATATAATTTTGAACATTAGCCAGGTTAATGTTTTTGTTAGTTTGGAATTTGCTGAAGAGATTATTATTTCTTCGTTTCTGGTAGTTTACAGAAATAGTCATTAGCTAATTAAAATATTAATAATAATAGTATTTAACTTATTATTTTTACAAGTTATAATTAATCCTTAATGTTTTAGGAATATGAATAATTTCGTTTGAAGTAACTATAATATTTTTTAATCTTTATTATAGTAAAATGAATTTAGATTTAAAACGATTTGATATGAAAAGTATTAGCTTTAAACCAAATGAGTCTAAAGGTCCAGTCGTTGTATTGATTGGACGTCGTGACACGGGTAAATCCTTTTTAGTAAGAGATTTATTATATTATCATCAAGATATACCAATCGGAACTGTTATCTCAGGAACAGAAGAAGGTAACGGTTTTTATTCAAAATTAGTTCCTAAACTATTTATTCATAATGAATATAATACAGCAATTATAGAAAATATTTTAAAAAGACAGCGTGGTGTATTGAAACAAGTAAAAAAGGAAATGGAGCAATTTAAACGCAGCACTATTGATCCTAGAACATTTGTAATTATGGACGATTGTTTATATGATAATACTTGGGCTCGTGACAAAATGATGCGTCTTCTCTTTATGAATGGTCGTCACTGGAAGGTTATGTTACTCATAACTATGCAATATCCTTTAGGCATACCTCCCACGCTCAGAACTAACATTGATTACGTGTTTATTTTAAGAGAACCTTATATTGCCAATAGAAAACGCATTTATGAGAATTATGCTGGTATGTTTCCAACACTGGAATCATTTTGTCAGGTGATGGATCAATGTACTGAGAACTTTGAGTGTTTGGTTATTAACAATAATGCAAAATCCAATAAAATTCAAGATCAAGTCTTTTGGTATAAAGCTGATGCACATAATGACTTCAGATTGGGTTCAAAAGAGTTTTGGGAATTATCTAAACAAATTAATGACGATGATGATGATGGCGAACAATATGATCCAAATAATGTGAAGAAACGTGGTCAGGGACCTAAAATATCAGTTAAAAAGGGTAAATGGTAACAATCTTCCTTTTAAGTCTTGCTTTTAATATAATAAACAAGAATTACTATTTAAAGACAATACCTTATATAAGTATATAATGGATACACTCGATATTGTCAGTTTAATTGAAACAAATCCTATTACTAAGCTATCAAATGACTATAATGTTAAATTGTTGATTAAAATCAAGGAAAATTTTACAGATATGGAACAACAATTATTTTTATCTAGCTTTTATTGCTATTTAAATTATCATCCAACAAACGATTTTGTCATTGATTTAGATAATGTATGGAAGTGGTTAGGATTTACATTAAAAGAAAATGCAAAACGAATGTTAACAAAACACTTTAATGTAAATGTTGATTTTAAAAATCTTGCTCGTCAAGAAGGACAACCAAGTTCAAATGGTGAAAAATGGGGTGGACATAATAAACAAATAGTAATGATGAATATTAAAACATTTAAATTATTTTGTCTTTTAGCAGAAACACAAAAAGCAAAAGAAATACATAGCTACTTTATTAAATTAGAAGATTTATTACATGAAGTTTTGGAAGAAGAGACAAAAGAATTAAAACAACAATTATTATTGAAAGATCAAGCCCTGGAACATATTCAACATAATAGTTTATTAGAAAAACAAAAAGGAATTGAACAAACATTGATCAATCAATTTCCACTCAATACCGAATGTGTATATTTTGGTAAAATTGACAATATAAACGAACCAAATGAACTATTACTTAAATTTGGTCATACAAATAATTTATATAACAGAGTTATTGATCATCGAAAAACATATAACAATTTTATTTTATTGGATGTATTTAAAGCACAAAACAAGGTTGAAATTGAAAATTGTATTAAATGTCACCCAAAAATTAAAAAACAAATTAGAACTATTCAAATTAATGAAAAAAATAAAACAGAAATAATTGCGTATAATAATGATACTTTTACAATTGACAAACTAACAAAATATATCAAAGAAATAATTCAAGAGAAAATGTATAATATTGATAATTTTAACAATTTATTAAAACAAAATGAAGATATATTAAAGGAAAATGAGGAATTAAAAAAACAATTAGTTGTCCAAAATAAAACTATTACAAAACAATGCTTAGAAATATTTGAATTAACAGAAAAATTAGATAAACAAAAAGAAGTATTAGAAATTATAGAAAAAGATAATCAAACAGTTTACCAAAATCCATTAATACCAGAAGACGAACTAACTAACAAATTTAATGAGTTTATTAGTACAATGTGTATTGTTCGTTCTGACGTTGAAGAATCTTGTGTTAATATGGAAGGTCAATATAGAATTTGGAGTAAAATAAAACCCAAAAAAGAAGTTTTTCATTCTTTAAAAAATTATTTAGATACTAGATTTAAGCCATCAAGACTTACAATACAAAATAAGAATCAAGTAGTATACGGTTATATTGGCGTAAAACTGAAACATATTGAATATAAAAAAAAATTAGTAAATAATGATGTTGAAACATTTTTATTTCAAGTATGTAAATTTTCTCCAAGTGGAAAGATTCTAAATTCAATACTACTTCAGGAATATCAAAGATGGAAAAAAAGTGTAAACAAAGAATGTTATGATATCGATATAAAAGATATAAAAGAATATTTAAATTCTTGTGAATATGCTTTAAAATCGACTGTATGGACAGAGCATGGTTCTAATGAGGGATATTATGGTTTATCTTTAAAAAATGATGAATATAAACATAAAACAACTTCATCAACTGGTAAAAAGGTTGAAAAAATAGAAAACAATACAGGACAAATTATAGGAACGTGGGAAACAATAGCAAAGGCCGCTGAAGCAGAACATATTTCAGCTGCTAAAATGTCAAGAAGTATTAAAAATACTATAGTGTTTAATAATGATTATTATTATAAACTAATTAATACTTAAAATTAATACTGAGTTAATAGCTTTAAAAGTTAAAAGATATGCGATTATCTCTCTTTCTAATAATATAAAAATCATAATTTATTAAATTTAATTTATGATTATAATTGTAATTGTAATTGTATTTAATCTTCTTTCTTAGAAGCAAATGGTCCAGATTTCAATTGGCTTTGTCCATAATCGGTTTTTCCTACAATAATATTTTCACCATCAAAAAGTTCAGAACGTATATCAGCAACAGAAATAGTATGAGGTTCCTTAGTATTAAATGTGGATTCAGTAGTATTATGACCAGCTCCAACTAAGTTACCTTCTTCATCAATATCTTGAGTAACAACATTTCCGTATTTTTCAGCATTTTTCTTGTTTTCGTCAATAGCCTTTTGTTTAGTTTCTTTAATACGTTGTTCAAATGCAGTTTTAGCAATAATTTCATTCTTTTTCTTCTCTTGTGCAAGTTGATTTAGTTCTTCTTCTAAATATTCGACACGACCAGTCTTATATGCTTCAGGTTCCCAAGGAAGCCAAGTGCCGACAGGTCCAACAAAAACGTCAAAACTGGGATCAACCTCTCTCAAAAGTTTAGCGCGTAATTCTGCTTCTTCTTGAGAAGCAAAGTTACCTCTAGCCTTGAAACCTCTAACAGAAGTTTGAAAATTATGTTTTATGTTAAATTTCTTTTCAAGGGAATCTTCTTCACGATCTAAGAAACTTTTATAATCATCTTCAATAGATGAATTAATAATAGTTTCACGTTCTTCTTTTACATAGGTTTCAAAATCTTTTATAATCTCTTCAAATTGTATTTTGTATTTAAAAGAAATAAAATTAAGGAATTGATGGAATTTTTCCATAGACTTATTCATTTCCCATTGCTTTAGGAATTCTTCAAAGAAATACAATTCTCTTTGTTTTAGAGTTTTTTCAGGAGAGATAAAAGAAAAACATCCAAAAGATTGTCCAGCAATAGACTTATCAACGTCTAATAAATCAACATATTTAGGATTAGGAGTTCCATCTTTCTTTTCCTTTCTCTCAAAAGTCTTTTTAGAAGCATTATTTTTACTCATTATGTAATTAAGTAAATTATTATGTTTAAGTTTTAATTCAATAAAATATTATTTTTTTCTTTTTATTTTATATAAAGATGGGTATGTTTGATATCACCGAACTTATTAAGCGCATTATTAAGTATTTGATTGAAGGTTTAATGGTTGCTATTGCTGCTTTTGCAATTCCAAAGAGATCGTTAAATCTTGAAGAAATAGCTTTAATTGCTTTAACTGCTGCTGCTACATTTGCTATTTTAGACACTTATATTCCTTCTATGGGTGTAACTGCACGATCTGGTGCTGGTTTCGGTATTGGAGCCAATCTTGTAGGTTTCCCTGGAGGTCTATAAACTAACAAATAAATAACTAAGTAAATAATATATTTTAATCGAATTATAATATATTATGGCTAGACAAAAACGATATAGTAAGAGAAGAAGATCTCAGAAAAGAAGTTCAAGAAAAATGAAAGGAGGACTTGTTGAAACTGATAGACAAATATTGAATGGTTTAGGATTTGCAGATGATCAAATAAATTATTTATTTACAAATCATCCTGATATGATGATAGAGTTTTTTCAGAACTCTATAAATCCACCTCCTAATAATACTTTTTATACTGAAGCACAAACTCCAGATCAAATTATGGAAACCCTCAGAGAAATTAACGAAGATTATAATTCAGAAGATGATAATTCAGAAGGTCATACAACAGGTGAATTAGAAACTGTTTCTGATTTAAATACAGTAACAGACGATTCTTTAAACAATACATCTACGATAAGTAATAATAGTGATTTAGATATATCATCAATATCAGGTAATACTTCATTTGGTGGTAAACGTAAATCAAAAAGACGAACAACTAACAAAAAAAATACGAGGAAAACAAGGAAACATAGGAAAACAAGGAAACATAGGAAAAGACATCAACGTGGTGGAGCTATGACTACAAGTGTAGACACAGTTTTAGATAATGACGAACAAGAATATATAGATTATAAAAAATTAATGGCTAAACAGTAGGAATAAACTCCCAATTCAACTCAACACACATTTTTTTCCATGTTTCATCTTGTTCGATAAGTTTCTCACGATCCTTTAATAATGGAATATCGTGTAAATATTGAGTTTCTTCAAGTAGTTCACAAAACTTAAAAAGAACATAATAATAATTTAAAAAATTAACACGATAATCAGGACAAGTTTTAGCATATGGTGATTGAATCTCCATAAATAAATTACATAATGTATCCTCTAATTCAGGGCTAAAAACCGGAGGTTTAATTCCCAACTTATTTTTAATAAATGCGATGTGTTCATAATATTTATTAAAGCCGAGTTTCTTTAATATTTCTTTTGTTTTATGATGCATTAGTTGTTCAATTCCAATTCTTTCTTTTTTAATTTGTTGTTGAATTTGATCAATAACATCATCAGGAATTTGAGTTGTTTCTTTGCCTTGAAATTGTGCCAATATTTCTTTAAAATGATTAATTTTTTTATAAGCATAAAAACATACTTCCTTTGGAGGTTCTTTATAACTAGGTTTTTCATTTTCAATCAAATAAGGTAAATTAACAGCACAAATATTACAAATAAGAACACCTTCATCATCAAGTGGAATCATTTCTCCTTTGTAACAATTTTGACAAATATCAGTTTCTCTAATAAATGAATTCATATCCAAAAAAGTTTCATCAATATTACTCAAATATTTTTGAACAATATTTTTGTTTTTATTTTCAGTTATATTTTTTTCGGTTTCAGTTTCATCTTGTTTAACTTTAAAAATATTAAAAAGTAATTGATTTTTAGAGGTGACAATTTTGTTAGTTTCTTCAACATTATTAATGTTTTTTTTATTCTCAAAATATTCAAAAATAAATTTAGAATTATCAAGAAAGTAATTATTTTTCTTATCTTTTAATTCTTTTACTATTTCATTAATTTCTTTGATCCTATCTTTCATTTCCATGACTTGTTCAATAGGAAGACTATTTTCGTTATGTAATTGTTGTTTAAGATCATACCTTTCTTCTTTTAATTTAGGTATAGTATCAAATTCATTTTTAACAAATTCATTTAAAAATTCTTTATGTTTACCATCTAACGTGGTTGAATATTTTTTACAAATTTTTATTTTTTTGGTAGCCTTTGGTTTAAATGACGGCATTAAATATATATACATATGATTTGTAGAAATATTTAATTAGTAATTTTCCAAAATATATAAAAATTTGTAAAAAAGATTTAAACGCAACAAAAGAAAAATAATAAATTTTAAATTTTAAATTTTAAATTGAAATTATTTAAAGATATAAATAGATATTAATATAATAAAAATAAAGATGTTTAATTTACTAGACAAGATGTTTATCAAGCGATTTTGCTTACCTGCTAATTCAGATATTGAATTATATGAGAATGGGTCAATACATATGAATTCGTGTTTGTGCGGTCACTATAATCATGCTGCTTGTATTTTACAAGGGAAAGGGAAAGGGAAATCTGAAAAAGCTAGCGTATTAAGTTTTGGTATGAATCAAATGGGCGATAGTGATGGTATACAACCAGGAATCCATGCAGAACAAGATGCTATAAATAAACTCCAACCATTAAAATATAAAAAAAATTTAGAATCAATAAATATATTAGTAATAAGATTATCATCAAAAAATAATTTACAATCGAGTAAACCTTGTGCCAGTTGTATATCAAGTATGAAATTTTTACCAATAAAAAAGGGATATAAGATACAAAATGTATACTACTCAGATAGCGAAGGAAATATAATAAAAACGAATCTAACTTGTTTAGATAACGAAGAGAAACATTATTCAAGATTTTATAAACAAAAAAATAAATAATTATATTAACTTTAAGTTAATATAATAATATTATTTAGATATGGAAATTACTAAGGATGATAACAGTCAATTTATTATTATTGGAAAATATTGGATTTCAAAAATGGTGATGATGTCTGAGCCGTGTCAGTTATATGTAACCAATAGAGACACAAATGAATGTAGGAATTATTATAGTGATCAATTATTTAAACTTCTTAGAAATGAAGGTTTAGACCCAGAACCTTTAGATGAGTATTTTGATAAATTACATGGTATCACAAAAGAAGAAAGAATCTTAACTTTAAGAAAATATAACGAATGGGAAGAAGCTAATAAAATGAAAAAAGAAGATAATAAGTTAAAAAAATAAATAAAGAATGATAAGTAACTTTAAGATATGGATATAGAAATAAAAATACAGGACAAACAAATAGAAATAGATAAAATAAAATTTCAAAAAATGGTTTTTTTATTCAATGCTTTAGACAATGGTTGGTCTATAAAAAAAAGGAAAGATTCATATATATTTACAAAAAACCATGAAGGTAAAAAAGAGATATTAGATGAATCATACTTAGCTATATTTATGAAGGAAAATACTGATATTAATAATATATTATCGTAAAAATGTAGGTATAGCATAAAATAAAATAAATTTAATTAATTATTAATTAAATTAATTTCCAAAATTTTTTTTTCTTTTAGGAATGTATAAAATGGGAGGCGGTTTAATGCAACTCGTAGCTTACGGAGCTCAAGATGTTTACCTTACTGGTAATCCTCAAATTACTTTCTGGAAAGTGACATATCGTAGATATACTAACTTTGCCATCGAATCTATTGAACAAACATTCAATGGTCAAGCCGATTTCGGACGTCGTGTTCAATGCACAATCAGCAGAAACGGAGATCTTGCATACAGAACTTACTTGCAAGTCACTTTACCTGAAATTAACCAACTTATGGGTATTGCATCCTTCGCTGCTGGCGTTGGATCTGGAGTATATGCTCGTTGGTTAGATTTCCCTGGAGAGCAATTGATTGCTCAAGTTGAAGTTGAAATTGGTGGTCAAAGAATCGATCGTCAATATGGTGACTGGATGCACATCTGGAACCAACTTACAATGACTTCTGAACAAGAACGCGCTTACTTCAAGATGATTGGTAATGTTACCCAACTAACATTCATCACTGATCCTTCTTTCTCTGAAGTTGATGGACCTTGTGACTCCTTGGCTCCTCGTCAAGTTTGTGCTCCTCGTAACGCACTTCCTGAAACTACCCTATATGTTCCTCTTCAATTCTGGTTTTGCACCAACCCTGGTCTTGCCCTTCCTTTGATTGCTCTTCAATACCACGAAGTCAAGATCAACCTTGATATCAGACCTATTGACGAGTGCTTGTGGGCTGTTACCACTCTTTCTTGCCAATCAAGCACTGGTCAACAATTCGCTCCTGGGCGTCCTGTTCCTGCTGCTATTGCATATAACCAATCTTTGGTTGCTGCTTCTCTCTATGTTGATTATGTCTTCTTGGATACTGATGAACGCCGAAGATTCGCCCAAAATCCTCACGAATACTTGATCACTCAACTTCAATTCACTGGTGATGAGTCTGTAGGTTCATCCAGTAACAAGATCAAGCTTAACTTCAACCACCCTGTAAAGGAACTTATCTGGGTTGTCCAACCTGATCAAAATGTTGATTACTGCTCATCCCTTGTTTGTGATGCTCTTTTATTCAAGGTTCTTGGTGCCCAACCTTTCAACTACACTGATGCCATTGATGCTCTTCCAAATGCAATCCACGCTTTCGGTGGACCTGCTGGAATTGCTCAAGACTCTCGTGCTTACATTGATGCCCAAGGATTATTCCAAGACGCTGGTGCTCTTGATTACGATATTCCTCAAGGTTTCACTGGATACTGGCACGGTCCTTCCAATCCTTACAATGAAGCAAATCTAGGTGGTAAAGTTCCTGATTACACTGGTGCTGGATTAAGTGCTGCTGAAAAGGCTGCTCTTGATGCTTTACAAAGTGGTCCTCACCTTGAAAACTCCACTGTTTCTGATGCTGGAACATTCGTCCTCACTGAATCCTCTTTGGATATGCATTGTTGGGGCCAAAACCCTGTCGTCACCGCTAAGCTCCAACTTAACGGCCAAGATCGTTTCTCTGAGCGTGAAGGATCTTACTTCTCTTGGGTCCAACCTTACCAATCCCACACCAGATGCCCCGATGAAGGTATTAACGTTTACTCTTTCGCCCTTCGACCAGAAGAACATCAACCCTCAGGCACGTGCAATTTCTCCAGAATTGATAACGCCACACTTCAATTGGTCTTGTCCAACGCCACCGTTGAGGGAACCAAGACTGCTAAGGTCCGTGTCTATGCCACCAACTACAACGTATTACGTATTATGAGTGGTATGGGAGGTCTCGCATACAGTAATTAAGCACCATACTTCGTGTGGATCTTATTCATATATTTTAATATTAAAATTTAAATACTTTATAACTTGTATATTGAATTTTAATATTAAAAGCAAAAAACGATATAAAGATTACTTAGTAATTAATATATAAAATGAGTATTGATATCGTAAATCTTATTGAGAGCAATCCAATTACCAAATTAACTGGTAATTATCAAAGCAAATTAGTTGAAAAGGTGAAAAATACATTCACTAATTATGAGCAACAGTTATTTCTATCAAGTTTTTACTGTTATTTAAAGTATGATTCTAAGAATGATTTTGTGATTGATCTAGATAATGTATGGCAATGGCTTGGATTTGGTCAAAAAGTTAACGCAAAAAGAGTTTTGGAAAAAAATTTTACAATTAATAAAGATTATAAATTATTGCTTTGCCAGCTGGCAAAGCAACCAAATCAAACAAAGGGTGGACATAACAAAGAAATATTTATGTTAAATATTAATACATTTAAAAAATATTGTTTGAAATCAGATACAAAAAAGGCGGATGAAATACACGACTATTTTATCAAATTAGAAAATATTATGTTTGAAGTAACAAAAGAGGAATGTGACGAATTAAAGCAACAATTGAATCAAATTGAAAATATCAAAAATAAAGAAATGGAAGAAAAGCTCATTAATCAAAAAGCATTAGATATTGAGATATTTTTACTAAAACAATATGCAACTGCTGGAAATATGATTTATATCATTAAAGTAAAAAACAACGATGATGGAACATATGTTGTTAAAATTGGAGAAAGTAGAAAAGGAATTACAGAGAGATATAATGAATGTAAAACTAAACATAAAAATAGTAAAATTTTGTTGTTAAAATGTTTTTCAGTTGACAAATGTAAAGATTTTGAAAGTTTTTTACATAGTCATTCAGATATTCATCCAAATAAATGTACAACTATAGAAGGACACGAAAAAGATAATGAATTATTTTTAATTGGAAAAAACTTGACATACCAAACTTTGATAAAAATTATAAATGATAATATTAATAATTATAATTATAGAGTTTGTGAATTATTATCAGAAATTGAGAATTTGAAACTAAAAAACAATGGTCACAGTATAAATAGTGATAATGAATTGTTAAAAGAACTCATTACAACTAACAAAATTTTAACTAACAAAGTTAATTCTCTTGAAAAATCTATACAACAAATAATGAATAAACTTAATGAGAAAGATAGTAAAGTAGTAACTGGATTTAATCAACAAATGCCCCATTTGGGTCCACGTCTTCAAAAAATTAATCCAGAAACATTACAACTTGTAAAAGTATATGAATCAGTAACAGACTCAATGAATGAAGATAAAAATATTAAAAGACCAAGTATATCAAAGGCTGTAGAAGAAAATACTATTTATTGCGGTTTTCGTTGGTTGTTAGTTGAAAGAAATTTGGATCCGAATATTATATATGATATTGAACCAACTAAACAAACCAAGGTTCAAAACTTAGGTTATATCGCAAAACTAAATAATGATAAAACAGAAATTATAAATGTATTTTTAGATAGAAAGGCAGCCGCACAATTAAATGGATATATTAGTTTGTCAGCATTAGATAATCCTGTTAAAAATAATACTATAACAAATGGACATTATTATATGCTATATGATAATTGCGAAGCAGATTTAATTAAAAATTTTGAAGATGTTAATGGAGAACCTTTGTTATATAAAAATGGAATAGGTCAATACGACCTTAATAATAATTTGGTCAAAGATTTTTCTTGTAAGTATGATGTAATTAGAGAATTAAAAATGAGCGATAAAACATTGGCAAAAGCGTTAATAAATAATGTTCCATACAATAATTATTATTATAAAGCATTAGGATATAAAGTAAAACATTTATAGAATAATTTAAAGACCTTTAAACTAATTTAACTATAATATATAATGGTCGCAATAAAAAACACATAAACGTAATAAGAAATATTATAAACGCAAATAATAGATATATGTTAATTAATTATATCTATTATAATAATAATTTAATTACACAATTTAATTGAAACAAAGTAATATTTTACTTGTATTTACTTGTATTTACATTTAGAATAATTATTATAAATATTTTATGAATATATATTATGAGTGTAAATACAAATAATGAAATAATTGCCCCAACTATAAATTCTGTTAAACTAAATTATAAGCAAAAATTTCCTACAAAAGATATCGTTGAAACAATTAATGGAGTTACTATTACTCCTAATGGGGTGGCAAAAAATACAATTAAATTTAAGAGACTAGAAGATATGATTTTAATGTGTCTTAGTACTTTTGTTCACGATTATGTTCACGATTATAATTTAGGAACTATGCACAACCGAGTGATCAAAGGAAATATTACTAGAACAAATCCAGATATTCCTAGTCTTTTTGAATCTTTGGGTATAAAAATAGGAAATAAAACTTTAAAGATTATTAATTATAATATTGGAGGTATTAGAAATGTTAGTATGTACGATGATTCTAAATTTGAAGATGTTCCAATAGAACCAGGTGATAAACAAAATTTTATTAATTATTTGAATTCATATGAAACACCAATAGTAACAAGAGGTGGTTTAAGATCAAATATGATAACCCAACAAGATTTGACAGTTATGCCTGAATTTAAAATTAAAACTAACCTTGGAGAAGATACAGACGAATCTATGATTAACACATTAGCAACAAAAAAATATGAAGAAGAAGATAAACTGGAAGAAGATAAACTGGAAGAAGAAGATAAACTGGAAGAAGAAGATAAACCGAAAGAAGAAGAATTTGTTAAACCTGTTACGTTTAGTGATGTAGAAGATATATTAATTATTCCATCTATTACAAATTTAGATTTTAGAATAATAGTTGATAAATTTGAAAAAAATGCAGATTTTTTAGCATTTCATTCTTCGTTGAATACTTATATTATTACATATTTAGGTTATGAATCTAATGATGATGATGATGATGATGATGATAAAAATGTTATAATGAATAAATCCATAATATCTTCAATTAATTATATTATAAATGATTTTGAAGAGGCTGGTCGTGAAAAAACATTAGACGCAAATAACTCAATATTTTATGCTGATATTTTTAGAATGTTACTATTATCGTATAATAATATTACAAATAAAACAAACGAAGATTTTAAACAAAATGTATTAGACATATTAAATTCACCAGAAGTATTATACCAATTTATTATTTATTATGTTACTTATTTAAGCGTCGAAGATTATTCAGAGTTTGAAAAAATAAATAATTCTGGACAAAGAGGGGGAGAAGGGACACCTGATGGAGAAGAATTAGAAATGGTTGAAGGAGAAGGAGATGATGAAAATGGGTCAGCTTTATTACCTTCAGTGCAAAAACAAAAAACTCTTGTTCCAGAATATGTATTTATAACACATAACAATCTTTTAACAACAATTACTCGTGGTATGTTTATTAAACTTGGTATTTGGAAGAATATATTTTTTCCTGATAGAATTCCAAGACCAGATGAATATATTTTTGGATTTGAACAAATGAATCAAATCACATACAATAAATTAGTAGAATTGTATCCAATAGATCCAGAATTACCTAATGGAAATAGAAATAATGAATTACTAATTCTTGAAATATTGATTTTAAAAAGATTACTATTAGAAATGTCTCCATCAAAAACATTAACTTTTGGAGCTAAAATAGACGATGATTTAAAAAATTATATGGATGCATTCTATTATGATTATTTTATTAAAGATAGTTCATTAAGTTACAAACCTGAAATTCAGATAGAAGATGATGTAACGTTAAATCCAAATGTTTCAGAAGAGTTTGAAAAAGAAGCAGAAGCTATGTTTGAAATGTGTGAAGAAGCATGTGAAAATGAATTTGAAAACAATGGTTCAGCTGGTTCAAAGGCATCAATGGGTGGCGCTAAAACAACTGAGGAGGGTATAGAAATGGTTGATTTGAAACCTAACATTCCAAGCGTTCCAGATGAACCTGAAATTCAAAGCGTTCCAGATGAACCTGAAATTCAAAGCGTTCCAGATGAACCTGACATTCCAATTATTCCAAATGAACCTGAAATTCCAATTATTCCTACTACTACACCAAAAGAAGAATATAAAAAACTAAATCCCCCAGGAATGCCAATATTATTTGACAAACTAAAAAAAATGTATCAAAATAATATTTATATCATAAAACAATTACAAAAAAGTAAAATTGAACCTATTATAATTGAAGGAAAAACAATTGATAATCTTTATGATTTATTAAAATTAAATGAAACACTAGTTCATACAAAAGGAACAAATTTTAATATTTCTGCTCCAAAATTAAAATTTATAATTAATAATGCAGCAAATATTGGATCAAATATAAATGGTTCAAAGTTATTTTATTTAAATAAATTTGTAGTTGCAATAAAAAATGCTATAGATGAAATAGATGAATCAAATAAAAATGATACGCTAACAGAATATACTTCTTCTATTGAAAAAGAATTAGATGAAAAATACAAAGATTTAAATGATAAAATAATAGATCGTATTAAAGAATTAGTATCAAAAAAACGTGCACATACAATGACTATAACAGAATATAATGAATTTGAAGAAAAATCGATTGAAAGAAAAAAAATAGAGAGAGAAGAAATTACTCCATTAGAAAACAAATTATATTTAATAAACCTATTTAATACAGAACCATCTAGTTTTGAAGATTTTAAAACAAATTATAATAAGTGGTTCAAAGATAGCCAAGCTGTTTTTGGGTTATATCGTAATTTACAAAGAGGTATTTTTTGTCCAACTTCTTCTATGATGGATGCAATGGATAATTGTTCTCTAAAATATAATACAACTGAACCAAAGGAGGTTGGAACTTCATATTCAGAGATAATTTTTGAGGATAGTCAAACTAATGTAAAAATATCATTTGGAGGAGTTGTATTAAACTATAATCAAATGGTAAATGGAAATGAAGAACTTACTGCCAGACTATATTATGAATTGATATGTAATAATGAATCAAATGGACAAAATAATGATACAATGACATTATCTACATTAGGAATAAAAGTATCAGAATCAAATGATCTTAAGGCACGAGTAGCTTACCAAGGAGTAGTAAATAAAATAAAACAATTATATGACAATCCAATTCCTAATGAAGCTATTGAAGAAATTATTGAAGAAATTGTTGAAGACACTGTTGTTCAAGAAGAAATAATTCCAGTTAGAAGAACAAAACAACAAAGGGAAACTGATAAACAAATAAGAGTAATAAAAAATATGTGGTCTAATCTACAATACCAATATAATCCAAATAATTTTAATGGATTATTATCTGTAACATCATTGAAAACAATGGGGGACTATTTACAAGAATGTCAAGCAGTGTTTAAATGGGGTGGATATGTTAGTACAACAGAAGCATTTCCACAAGGTTTAACTCCATCTTTTTTGGATACCATTAAAGATAAATTAATTTACAGAAGTGTTAGTCAAGGAGGAATTGTAGTTCCATATGATGAAAATGGAAATGCTTTAAGATTAGGTATACAGGGAGATAGACCTTCAGGATTTCGTTCTATTTATATGCTTTTAAACGGAAGAGAGGCTATAAATGATCAATCAATTGCTGGATATATGTTTACATCTTCAACACAAAACCCATCAAGAACTTTGTTAGTATCTAGAAACATGAATAATACTAATAATAAGAGTTTACAAGGTAATGTAATATTTGTAACTAGGGAGTTACAAATTCCACAAAAAGAAGATTTATTAAAAGAATTGGAATTTTTAAATGTAAAAGATAAAATGAGAAAAGTAGAAGGAATAACAGTAGAACCAGAAGTAACAGGTTCTACAATAGAAGGTTCGTCACAGACCCAAAAGATTGAACTTAGTAAAAATCCAAATACAAAAATACAGCCATTAAAGAACAGCTCTTATTCAGATTGGATTGATTATGAGACTCCTTTTGTTCCAAAACAAGAGGCTGTTGAATTAGAGATCGAAGAAACTGATCGTGAAAGAGAATTGCGATTAAAAAGAGAAGAAAGATTGAAAAAAATAAGTCCGGAAGCAAAGGCTGAAAAAGAGAGATTAAAAGAAGAAGAAAAGGCTGAAAAAGAGAGATTAAAATCTGAAGAAAAAATAAAAAAATCTTCTCCAGAATATATTTTAGCAGAAAAAGCTAGAAAGGCAGAAGAAGCTGAAAAGGCTAAACAAGATGAAAAATCTAAAAAAGAAACAGCAAAATTAAAAGCACAAGAAACATCTGCTGAAAGAAAAAAGCAAGCATCTAAAAAAGCAAAACAATTAGAGCTGTATGGGGAAACAGAAGAGGGGAAAAATATACAAATTAATATAAATACAAATAGCGAACAAATATATAAATTGGAAACAGAAATAAAAGAAATAAAAAATATATCAAGAAAAATTAGTCCAGAAAATCAAGGTGTAATTAACTCAAAAAAAGAAGAAATAACTAAATTAAAAGAATCAATAGAAACATTAGAGAAAGAATTTGAAACAAATGCAATGACTATTGTCACGGATACTTCTAGTGGTGGAAATAATAAAACTAAATCAAATAAAAGAATATACCAACATAAAAATACAAAAAGACATACTAAAATTAAAAATAAACTAACAAAACAAAACAAAAAGTATGTGAAAACTTCCAAGAAAACAGTAAAATTATATAAATAAATTTATTAAAATTTGTTCAATAATAACAGAAAAAATGATTTAAAAATAAAATCTTATAACATATTATAAGATGCAGATTTTCATAAAAACCCTAACAGGTAAGACCATTACTCTAGAAGTTGAACCAAGTGATAGTATTGAAAACATTAAGCAAAAAATTCAAGACAAAGAAGGTATTCCGCCTGATCAACAACGTCTAATTTTTGCAGGCAAGCAGCTAGAAGATGGTAGAACATTGAGCGATTATAATATTCAGAAAGAGAGCACTCTTCATCTCGTACTTCGGCTTCGTGGAGGTATTTTTTAAAGTGTATGAAACACTCTTTTTATATTATATAAAACACATTATGGGCTTCTGAAAATCTGAGTAAAGGTTGTAAGTTTGACGAAAATATTTAAATGTTATATTGCTAAGTTTAATTAAATATAAATGTATCATTGAATCGTTAGATATTTTATAAATAAAAAAGTTTTATTTATAAAATTTTAGAATTTATTTACAAATTTAAAATACTAAATTGTCTTATAATTAATCATCTCGATATTCATTAATATTATCAAAATCTTCCCCGCCATCGTCATCGTCATCTTCAAATACAGCATCTAAATTTTCTTCAGGTAGTTCTTCATATTCGGTGCCATTCCATCTTACATTTTTACAATTAAACAATTTGTTCATATTAATAACTTCTGGTTTATCTTCAGATGCAAATCTAGTAAACAATGTAGTTACTTGAGTATCATCTCTGAACCGAGCACTATACTCTTGTTGAATATTATTACGTCCAATACGTCCTAGAGCTTGAATAATTTTTTCTTGAGTTAAGACAAGATCTTTACTTAAATAACCGTGACAGAATTGATAGTTAGTTCCATAAATATAATCACTATCTGCGATAATTAAATATAACTTTTGTTGATCTGCTAGTTTTTTCATAATTTCTGTGTATGCAATGCTTTTATGTTCAGTGAAAACTCCAATTCCTAATAGAAGTAATATTTTCCAACTATCATCAACATCCTTCAACAACATTATAGCAATAATAGTTTCTTCATCAACATCGCTTGTAAAAGCTCCAGATGAATTTAAACCGTGTGTCCATTTAGATATATGAGCTAATCTATTAGGAATAAATAGATCATCTAATGATGCCATTTTTACCATAGTTTTAAGTGTAGTGATTTCTTCTCGTATTTTAACTAATTTTACATCTGATGATTTTTCAATCATTTTATTTGCAATCTTTGCCTTACCCTTTCCCTCCTTTTTACCTTGTAATTTCTTAGCTTCCTTAGAATTATCTGCAGAACTTCCAGCCATTTTTGAAGCCAATCTGCTTTCTTCAAATTCTAATTCCTTTTCTATTTCATCAATTCTTATATTGATATGATTGTTATACTCAATTTTCTCCATAATATCCTTCATCACAACAGCAGGAATATTTGCTTGTTGAATACAGAATTTTGCAATTTTTTGTAGATCATTTGCAAGAAAGATTGTAGGGCCATCAGTCAATGTATAAGAATCTTTTGTTGTAACATATATGCCACAACTTCCAGGTGGATCAGTATTAGTATCAATATTAGTTGGAGGAATTTGAACACTGGCGATTCTACTAAGCGGTTCACCTGATTTAGAACTAGACACACTAGAACCATAACTAATAGATCTAGTAATTGAATTACCCTTTGAATCTACAGTGTTGTTATGATTAATTCTCTTTTTTCGAGACAACCTGAAATGATTATATACTGTAGTCCAAGAACTAGGAATAATATTTTTTAATACTTTGAGATAATAAATTTTGATGCTCTTCATATCAATATCATCTACTGATGCAAAGTTTCTCTCAAATCTTGATGCTCCACGATTATGATTATTAGTTTCAATATAATGAATGAATTCAGAAGCTTCTTTCAAATCAAAATACCGTAATAAAGTCAAATTTTCTTCACAATGCGTTACTACTTCAAGAATCTTACTATACTCATCATATAGATAATGAGGCATAACAACATATCCATTATTATTAATCAATGGAATTGTTTTGCGACAATCGTGACTTACAATATTATTAATAACTGCACCAGGAAATTTTTCTTGAAAGTCAGCAACAGTCTCAGTAAGTTCGTGCATTTTTGGTAAAGTAGCAGAGGATAGAACAACATTTGGAATAATATTATCTTTCCAGTTTTTTCTTATGACTTTATGTAAATCGTGACTTTCATAATCCATTGTAATAGTTGGTTCATCCCAATATGTGATAATATCTGAAGGACTATTGAACGAAAGCATATAATACATTGATGATAAATAAGATCTAATATCACAAATAATAATTTCAACCTTCTCACCAACAGTATTATCTACTTTTCTAATTTGACCACTGCGTCTATCTCTAGTATATTCCTTTGCAGCAAAGTAATGTAATCTGACATCTTCAGCAGCAGAACATCCAAATGCAAATGCAATTTTTTTACCAATTGAAATAGCTGATCTTGCAAGAGCTAATCCAACGTGTCTAGCAGCACATACAAATATAATTTTGTATTTTTCAGATAGTCCTAATGGTGTCAATGTTTTTCCAGTTCCAGTTGGAGCAATATAAAGAATTAATTTAGGTTTTGGACTTCTTATAGCAGTATAAATTTCTTTTTGATGCTCATATAGAACTAAATCACTGAATTTTAATAGATTTAAATTTTTTTCAATAAATTCAACTGAATTTTGTGCAATATATAGCAAATTAACATCAGTATCAAAATTATTAATAAATGCATTGATCACGTCTTTTAAATAACTGTTTACCTTTTCAACGTTATTTTGTATTAGCTTGCTAAGCGTATAATAATAATACATCCATTTTCTATTATTTGCCTTTTTACATTGAATCATTTGCTCCAGATTATTATAAAGAATAAATTCGTATATATTTGTATTTTCAGCATTAATCAATTCACTATCCAGTCGTGAAAGACGAATTTGGTCTCCACTTCTAAGACGAACAATTGAAGAAACATCAACATAATGAATACGTTGAGATGTTACATCTTTTTCCGTAGAAATTTCAGAACTTTTATTACGCTTATTAGCAGGATTAGCACCAAAACGAATGAAAGTAATGTTATTTTTTTGAACAAGATCTTTTATCTTTTCATCAAAGAATTTAACATACAGAAATTCTTCAATTTGAGTATTATATTCTATCTTTAGAAATGTAAAGATAGAATCAGTTTTATTAACCTTCAAATGAACATTTGAGAATCCACTTGTTATTAATCGCAAAATTTCAGTTTCAGTCTTAGAAACCGGAATTTCAATAGATTCCCATTCAGACTTCGATAGCTTTCTTTGTTTAAGATCCATTGTTAGGTTGTGTATTAGAATATATATGATTATCTTTAAGTCAATTTTATAAATCAATTTTATTTAAAATTGATTTATAAAAAACAAGATAAAAATATTTATATATATCTTATTATACAATGGCATCCTATAAGTTTGTGTCTATTGAAGGAAATATTGGTTCCGGTAAATCCACATTGTTGGAAAATTTAAGGAAACATTACAGTGACAATACACATGTTATATTTCTGAGAGAACCAGTTGATGATTGGGAGAAAATTAAAGATACTCAAGGAAATACAATGTTAAAAAAGTTTTATGCTGATCAGGAGAAGTATTCATTTGCATTCCAAATGATGGCATATATATCAAGATTAAAAGTTTTGAGAGATACTATTAAAACAATTACATGCAACCATTTTAATACAACATTTGAAAACCTGAAAACTAAAACCGATGAAACTGACAAACAAAATATGCCTCATTATGTAATCATAACAGAACGTAGTTTATATACAGATAAATACGTCTTTGCCAAGATGTTATACGATCAAGGAAAAATAGAAGATGTTTGTTATCAAATTTATTTGAATTGGTTTGAAGAATTTGCAAAGGATTTCCCCATTAATTATTCAGTATATGTAAAAACAGACCCAAGAACATGTTACGAAAGAATTCATAAAAGATCAAGAGATGGAGAAGAAGTCATTCCATTGGCTTATTTAGATGATTGTCATAATTATCATGAAGATTTTCTTAATGAAACTACCAGTAAAAAGTTAGTATTGGATGGAAATGTAGATATTTACGAAAATCAACAAATTCTTGACAAATGGATAGAACAGATTAATGAACTTGTTTTACTTTCTTAAAAAATTAGTTTTTTCTTTTATTAGTTTTACGTTTATTCGTTTTTCTTTTATTAGTTTTACGTTTATTCGTTTTTCTTTTCTTTCTTCCGCCATATTCTTGTATTGTTCCATAATTTTCTTTATATTTTGATGATTCTTTATAATCTTCTTCTGATAATATTTTAAATTCCATTTCTACTGTTCCTTTTTTTTTAATTACAAATTTACTCATATCTTCAACAAACCCAAATTTTTTATAAAATTCAACTACATTATCTATGGCTTCAAGATGAATATATTTACAATCCATATTTTTTGCTATATCTAGTAATGCATCTAACATTTTTGTTCCCATATGTTTGTATTTTTTACTTGAACATATTAATTGAACTTCTAAATATCTATTATTATTATATCTATTATCGTTTACTAATTTTATAGTTGCAAATGCTATTATATCTTCATTATCAGAATAATCTGGATCAAGAATATTTTTACTTATAAAAAGTATTCCATCATTTTGTTCCAATGTCTCTCCCACATAATAGTTAGGAATATTTCTACATAAAGAATTAGCAAATATTTTATTTTGTAATTTATCAAAATTTATACGACTTTTGTCAAAATCTATTATATTAATACCATTAACTGTTTTAACTGAATCTAAAACTGTTTTGGAATTTGAAACTATGTTATACTGTTCCATAGAAATTTTCGGATTAGGTAAAAAATATATTTTACTGTGTCCTGTAGGTTGAACCTGTCTACGAGGTAAATTTTTATAATCTATTTTGGCATACTCAATAGACGGTTGAGATTGATATGAACTTATACTTGAATCTGTGGTAGTCATATATTATACTATTTTAAAAATTTAAAGATAATATAATATCTATTATTTAATGGAGAAACAAAATATTACTAATATAGTTGTAGAATGCCCTCATTGTAAATCTCCAGTTCTAATTGAGAAATTAAATTGTTGTATTTTTCGGCACGGAACATTTAAAACTACTGGGAAACAGATAAATCCACATACAGAAAAAGAGTTATGTGAGTTATATGTAAAAATAAATATAATATTTGGTTGTGGTAAACCATTTCAAGTTATACTAAACGAAAATTCAAAAGATGAAGATGATAAATTTATCGCTATACTTTGTGATTATATATAATATTGATTTAAAATTTGAAGTCAATTACAACAGGATAATGGTCTGAATCCCATTTACCACAATATTCCTTATAACCGTGATATATATAAGCATTGACTATTGTCTTATCAATTTTAGAAGTGACCAGTATATGATCAATCATTGAAAAATCTTTTTGTGAGGTCGTATTACAGTTATTATCAGAATCCCACCAATCACTGTATCTTTCAGATTGTCCAATTCTGTAAGCTACATTTGTTAATGTATATGTTCCCTTCAATTGTCCATCTAGACCCTTCATAATATCTAAAACTCTTGATGTGGGTTTGTCAGAATTTAAATCCAATACTTCTAGATCATAATCATTCATATCTCCAATTAAGATAACTTCATATCCTTTTTGAATATAGGAACTAACAATATTTTGTAATACTTGAGCTTGAGCTTCTCTTTGAACACACCGTGATGGATCAGTTGGGATAGCTAATAAATGTGCGCCAATCATTGCTACATTCATTCCTCCCAAAGCAAACTCAGTAATATAATGTTTTGATACTCCAGATGTTCCAGCGGAAGTAGTTGTTCCACATTTAGTTCCAGAAATAGGATATTCTATTCTCTCTTCACTACGATATAAACTAACAAGGGGATCAATGCGTGTCAACATTCCTACATTTTGACCAGTTCCAGTGTCAGTACCTTTCTTTAAATATGGATTATAAGTGGAATCTAATTGATCCTTTAATATATTTAATTCGTCACATCCCTCAACTTCACAAAAATTAATAATGTCAGGTTGTAAATTTTTTACTACATTGGCTACATATGATAAATGAGTTTGTGCGTCATCAATTGTATGCCATGAACATCCATTGCCAGGACAATCCATCCCAGAATAATAATCAATAAAAAGCCATTCAACATTATATTGAACTAAACGTAATGAATTTTTATCTTTTCTCCTATCTCCAAAAGAAGAAACTGTAGGACATTCGGTATCTCCTTTTATGTAGGGGGAAAAAGATAGACAAATTGTAAAAAATAATGCTAGAAAACTTGTAGGATTCATTATATACTATATGTATATAATATAATTGAAATATATTTAAATAATAATAATATATTATATATTAAAATAATTATGCTACCTAAAATTAACACGAAAAACAGTAATAAGGATGCAAAAATATGTCCAACATTGGATTATGTTCTAAGATTTGATGGTTGTAGCAGGGGAAACCCCGGATTATCTGGATGTGGAGCTGTAATTTATCATAATAATGATGAAATTTGGGGTGGACATTTTTATGTTGGAGTAAATGAAACAAATAATCACGCTGAATATGCTGGTTTAATTCTTGGACTTCAAAAAGCATTAGAAATGAATATAGATGTATTAACAGTTGAAGGAGATAGTATGTTGGTTATACAACAAATGAATAAGATTTATAAATGTAAATCACCAAATTTATTCGAATTATATGAAAAAGCAAACGAGCTAGCTGCTAAATTTAAAATAATATATTTTAATCATATTTATCGTAATCTAAATAAACGGGCAGATCAATTGTCTAATATAGCAGTAGACCTATTAATAAATAATAAAAGTGATACTATAACAAAATTAGAATACGATGATGAAGATGATATTGAAATAATTTAATATTCAAGTAAAGCAATATTTAGTAACTGACAAGGTTTATATTTTAACAAATCTAATTCTTTTTTTGTGGTAGGAAATAAATCCTTACCATAAACATCTTGTAGTAACAACCATTCAAACATCCCTCCAGTATAGACAAAAATATTATAAAACCCTAAAGTTAATAGTTGTTGATATTTTTTTTGTATACTTTCATCATTACAATTTTTTCCATAAACAATAATTCTAATACTTTTATTTTCCTTCATATATTTATTAATAATTAGCTCTTCCTCTTCAGCAACCGTTGTATTTACAATTAAACATTTTTGTTCAGATGGAGACAGAGTGTTAATTATTAAATATACTTCTGGATTTTTTGTAACTGTTTGCATATCTTCATAATTAACTTTCTTCATAGATTGAGCATTTCCCATATTTATTTATAAAACTAAATTTTTAATTATATATCAACTTATAATTAATTTACAAGTTTATTAAAATCTCCATTGTAATAATGAAACCCTAAGAAACTTACCAATCCAATAATAAGATCTATTAACAAATATATCCAAGCAAATTTATTGCCAGTAATTGCGTTATAAGAAAATAGAAGGTATAATAATCCATGAATTGGTCTTAAATTATTCCACCAAATTTTATCCCCAAACACTTCAGGACCAGTCTTTCTTGTTCCAGTGAAAAATAAATAAAAAAATCCGATAGCAGGTAAAAGGGCTAAATAACCTATATATTTTAAATAAGTTGTATTCGCATTTTTTGCTATACATACAAATAACGATCTAGTTCCTATACAACCTATTAAAAATAATAAAAAACGTTTTTGTATTGTATTCATTTATAGAATAAATAAATATAATATATTTTAATTAGTTATAATGCGATGATGTTTTGTCAAAAATCCAATGAAAATCATTTGTATGAACCTTAGTAATAATTCGGCATCTCAAAGCAGGAGAACTAATGTTAGCATTTTTTGCAGCATCGGAAATAGTTTTAAACATTATTTTTTCTCCTGTTGAACAACAAATTTTAATTACAGGTTGTTCAGAATATTGTTCTTCTTTAGATATACCTGCGTATCTCCAAAGGAACCCTTTACATACTCTTTTTTCTCTAAGCGCTATACCAATTGCGGTTCCGGTGGTTAAGCCTAAACTCCTCCCAGCGGCTTCAATGCTTTCATATGTTTTTATAATTTCTCCAGTGTCTTTATTTATTTGATCTATTGATCTTTTTGATTTTCTTACAGTAGGAACTTCTGGATCATTTTCTTCAATATTTGATAATTTAGTATTAGTTGATAAAATAGCATACAATGTATCTAAATCTTTAGATTCATTAATTAATACTTCTTCAATCTTAACAGATACATCTAATATTTTTTTAATATTATCTATAGACGATTCAAATTTATTTTGTCCAAGAGAAACACAATTTTCCTTTAAAATAAAAGTCATATTTTTTTCGGTTAAAGGATACGAACATTTAGTTTGATAAACTATTTCCCCATTAGAGTATTGTTTTTTTAAATTATTGTGTAAAAGTTCATAATCCTTTTGTCGTGTGATAGAACATATAAATCTCATTGGCTCATATTGAAACGCATATAAATAATATCCATATTTACATATTGCATAATTACTTGCTATTTTATGTTTAATATCTTCTGTAATATCGTATTCTATTTTTTGAATTTTGTTATTACTTTTTTCAATAATTTTATTTTTTTCATTTACTTCATCGTTTAATCGATATATTTCATTTTGAAGTTCTTCGTTTTTTTTCAATATCAAATTATAATTCTCAATATTATATTCATTTTCTTTAATAATTTCTTTAATTATTTGTTCGACATTTTCAATAATAAATTCATTATCGTCTAAAGCAATTAATTCACGATAAGTTATATCATTAATTGTAATAATTCTTAATCGTTCCTTCATTATTGAATGTTTTTTAATACAATTTTCAATTTCAATCTTATTTTTTACTTTGAATGCGCTATATAGTCTAAAATTATCGTATGTTTTTTTATGAGTTTTAACTCTTTCTTGTAAATTATTACTTTGTCCAAATTTAATAACTGTTTCATTATACATTTTTTTTCCAGGTATCCCAAGTGTTTTATTGTCAATTAATCCAATATAAATACATTGAGTGTTTAAAGGAAACTGTTCCAATAAAGTTTTTTCTTTTAATTCTTCCTTTTCTTTTTCAATATTTTGTTTTTGGTCTTCTAGTATTTGTTTTTGGTCTTCTAGTTGTTTTTTTAATTCAATACAATCTTCATTTATTACCTCTTGAATCAATCCTTCCATTTTTATATAATATTCGTGGATCTCATCAGCCTTTTTAGTTCCGGCCTTTAAACAAAATTTTTTGAAGGTTTCAATATTTAACATAAATATTTCTTTATTTTGACCTCCTTTGGTGTGAGGTAATTGCTTTTCCTGCTGGTAAAGCAATTTTATATAATCTTTGTTTAAAATAAATTGTTTTTCTAACAATTGTTTTGCCTTAACCTTTTGGCTAAATCCTATCCATTTCCACACGTCATCTATATCAATAACAAAATCATTTTTTGGATGATATTTTAAATAGCAGTAAAAGCTAGATAAAAATACATGTTGTTCAAAATCGGTAAAATTGTCTTTAATTTTTACCAATAATTTGTAATTATAATCACTAGACATCTTAGTAATTGGATTACTTTCAATTAATTCAACAATATTAATATTTTGCATTTAATTTATATATAATAACTTTAATTGTCTTTAAATCGTTATTATATATAATCGTTTTAGATTTAAAAAAACGAAATCGTTCAATTAAACTGAACAATTATTTCGACCTTTTCTTTTTTGATACTTTTAGTAGCCGAAATAGACAATTCTTCGCGCTTCTTTCTCGTCTTGGAATTATCCACAAGTGTTTCTTTTCTTTTAGAGGTGCTGTTACGACTATTCATATCCTTTTCAATTATATCATAATTTTGTTCAATATATTCAATAACGTTATTTTCAAGCGCCCATTTAAAGAAATTTAATTGACCAATTGTTGTTTCAATAAATTTACCCTTGGTATATGGTATGCTAATTCGATCCCATCTGCAGAACGGGTCAAAACGTTTCTTACTATAAGCTTTTAATTTAAGTTTATAATCATCATACACCTTAAAGCGTCTGGAAATATTATCACTACTTTGTTCAATTGTATATAATGTATAATACTTTTTAGCATAGTTAGTTGCAAACCAATCAACAATACGAAGAGATATTTTAGATTCACCAGTAATAATTCTAAGCATTTTGTCTAAATTATTATTTGGATTATGTAAATCGTTTATTTCGGTTTCATAGAAGTTTAATAGATTCTTTAGTAATAAATCGTTTTGAGTTGTATAACTAGAGTTGTTCATTATTTAAGTTTTCGAATAATTTATTTAAGTAGTAATTATATGAATATTTATATTTTATTTAATTTAACGAATTTAATATCTTCTTTAATATTATAAGTATGTCAAATTTTATGGATAAATATTTTGGTCCTTTACCAAGAGAATATTGCGTTTATTTCTATTTTTTATCTATTATTTTTGGATTAATTTTTGTATCCAGCGCTCTTTCTATAGCATATTTTATGATAATGCATTTTAAGAAAGTAAATACTATGTTTGTTATTAATTCATTAATGATATTATTTAATACATTTTTGGCTTATATTGCCAATAGATTATTGCATACTATGTGTGTAAAAAGTATCTAAATATATAGATTATTAAGACATATACTATAAAAAATATAGTATATGGCATACGCTGAACATTCTAACAAATGAATCAACAATTTTATGGTTGTTGTTCCTCTTTATTCGTGTCTGTAGCTCTTCCTTGTGTAGTATTTATTGGTTTCAAAAACATATCACGAGTCACTATATCATTAACATAACTAGTTTGTAAAAATGGATTAACTCCTCTTTGTGATAACATTTCACGATCTGCCATTTTTGTATCAATATCTTCACGTCTGGTTCCAATAGAGTTTTGATTTCTTGAAAACGTTGAGTTGGTAATATTAATTAAATCTGAATCTTGATTTAAATTTGATTCTTGGTTAAAAAACGATTCATCTGCTAAAGATTGATTTATTGCGTTTTGTTGAGAATCGTACTCATAACTAGGATCTGTAGTCGAATGTTCTTTGTTTTCTTGTCTAGCGCTCTTATAATAAGGCTCTCCTGTACTCCATTTCCATGTTTTCATTATTATAATATATTTTTTTTAAATATTGGCTCAAAGAACTCAATAAGTAATTTAGGGATTTAAATAATTAGGGATTAAAAAATTGAATTTTATCTTCAAATTTATACATCAAAACACATAGAATTACAACAATTACATTTTGAAATGAATATAGAAGAATATTAAATACCTTCTCTAACTATAACCATATTTTTAGTAAACATAAATGCATCTTTGTTAGTTCTTCGTCTTTTTAAATTACATTCTAAGCAAGCTATAACTAAGTTACCACTATTATGACCAATATCATTATTAATTCTATCAAGAGTCCACTGTTTCATTTCACGAACTATTTCATATAAAATAAATACTTCTTCGGAACAATAAATACATTTCATTTCACATTTTGTTAACAGATCAATTACTTCTTCAAATTTAACTAAATTTTGTTCATCTAATTTTTTCTTAAAAACATCTTGTTGTTTGTATCCACATATTTTTGTTTTAATGTGAGATGTTAACATTGAATTATATTTATCCTTTTCTAATGTATTGTCTAGTATATTTTGTATAATATGAATTTGAGTTTGATGAGATAATTCATCTTCATTTAATCCCCAAGTTTTTGTCTCAACTCTCATTTTTTTCTCTTTTTCATAATTTATTCTTTTTATATTTTTATTTTTTTGTTGTTCATCGATAATAATAATTTTTTTAATATTACTTTGTTCAGTATTATTTTCTATATTACTAATCATTCTTATAGCCTATATAAACAAAAAATACTTTATAATAAAACCAATATAGAAATTAATTTCTATATAAATGATTTAATATTATATAAAAAACTGAGTTAAACTCTATTTAACATATAATAATATAAATGAGCAAAGAAACTCAACACAGTGATTGTAACGAATTAAAAACATTAAAATATAAATCTATGATTTTAAATGGTGTTCCATGGCCAGAAAGTAAGTCATCAACCGATCTTGCTAATTTAGATAAATTTCTTGAAAATGAAAAAATAACTAATTCTAATGAGCCTTGGAGCAAATTAGATAAAACCGCTAAAATTAAAAAGTTATCTATTTTTGCTGAAAATTACAAAAATAATAATAATTTATCTGAAGTTGAATATCAAGAGTTGATTTCTTTTTTTAGAGATTGTTTGGATAAAAAGAAGTTACAAAGAGTTAAAGATATTAATTATAATAAAGAAACTGGAGAAATAAAGGATATACCAGCATTATATTTTAATAAACCAATACATCATTTTACATTAAAAAATCTTGACAAGAGAGTTTCTACTTTGAGAGGTCTTGCTCCTAAGAAAAAACAGGGCACTGCTAAAAATATTAAGAGCAATGATTCTGACTCTGAAAATGATTAGAAATATAACATATTTATTGTTATTATATAATAAAATTGATTTTATTATATAATATAAAAACAATTTTATATATAATATAATGACAGAGTTAATAGATATAATAGATCAAATTGTTCCAGAGGAAGACCCTAAATTCTTTAATGATGAAGAATCATTAGAAATATATCAAACTTGTCTTCATCTAATGGACGAATTTATGAAAGATAATCCAAAAATAATTTCAGAACCAGATTTTGATGAAATGTTTGATGAAGATATCCAAGAATTAATGCATTCTCATTTTGACTTTGATATATTTTATACAGAAGAAGCGCAAGATGAAATGGAAGAAATTATAGAAAAATCAAAAAATGATTTCTTTAAAGATAAGATACCTCCAAGATCTTATCCAGATACTGTTATTTTGGAGGAACCTGATCACGAATATGTTAAAGAGCAATTGGAAATTCTAAGAAATAAACCTCAACCAGCTCAAAGAACAAAAGAATGGTATGAGTTTCGTCATAATTTAATAACGGCTTCGAATGCATATAAAGCATTCGAAAATTTAACTACACAAAATCAACTTATTTATGAAAAATGTCAGCCATTAAATCAGAGTTTGTATATAGATGGAGATGAAAATAATAATGAAGATACAAATGATACAAATGATATAAAAGATACAAATGATATAAAAGATACAAAGGATAAAAATGATATAAAAGAAGTTACTATGGTAAATACTAATACGACTTTACATTGGGGACAAAAATATGAGCCTCTCTCAGTAAAAATTTATGAACATACCTATAATACAAAAATAGAAGATTTTGGTTGTATACAACACGAAACTTATATGTTTCTAGGAGCTTCTCCTGATGGAATTAATGCTGATACAGAATCTAAACGATATGGTCGTATGTTAGAAATTAAAAATATTGTTAATCGTGAAATTAATGGAATTCCAAAGAAAGAGTATTGGATTCAAATGCAACTTCAAATGGAAGTTTGTGATCTTGATGAATGCGACTTTTTAGAAACCAAATTTACTGAATATCCAGATTATTCGTCTTATGTATCGGATACAGTTGATGAATTGTATGAAGATGAAGCTGGGATTGAATTTCAGAATATGTCTTTATCAAAAGATAATAAAAATAAAGGACTGATTATTTACTTTCATACAAAAGAAGGTAAACCATTTTATCTATATAAACCATTAGATATAATTCACCCAGTTGATATTACAGAATGGCTAGAAAATACAGTTGATTATTATCAATATAATCCAGAATTTAAATATACATATATGAAAACTATTTATTGGAAATTAGAACACGTTAGCTGTGTTTTAGTTTGTAGAAATAGACAATGGTTTAACGATAATATTAATGATCTACAAGAGCTATGGTCTATAATTGAAAATGAAAGAGTTAGCGGTTATGAACATAGAGCTCCCAATCGCAAACAAAAAAAGGAAAATGTTATTGATCTAACAACTAAATCATCTGGGGGGTGTCTATTACAATTTAATAAGGAAACCGGAAAAATTACTGTTATAAAACACGGAAATGAAGAAACAAATAGCCAAAAAATTGATGTAATTGATGATATAGATTTTAAATTTTAATATTAATTTCTCTTAGTTTGTCTTCTTTTTGATTTATATTTCTTATTTGTTTTTTTTCTCTTATTCTTTTTATTTCTTCTATTCTTATAATGTATTTTACCAGCGCTTTGATAATTAGCATATCCAGACACTTTACTTGCAATTTCTTTAACAAATTCAACATCTTCAAAATCTATGTCATTATTTAATTCTTCAATTTTTGTTATACTATTTTTTATTAGTTCTAATTTTGTATTCAATCCATCAATTATATCTTGTTTAATAGATACTAAAAGCTTTTCTTTGTATAGTTGTCTTTCTTTAATAGCCTTTATATTGTATAATATTCCTAATACTTTTCGTATTCTTACATCAGTAAAAAAACATATTTTTGGTTTCGTATATCCAGGATTAACTTTATTTACAATATCTATTATATTTTGCTTTTCTTGAGATATATTATCAGGATTAAAATTTTTTTCCATTGCAATATTACTATCTAAATGAAAACAATTTGAACTATTTCCTGATAACAAAATATTAGGGACAAATCCGAATTTTGAATATAAACACAATCCTCCTGTATTAGTGAAACCTCCACTAACTTCTAATAGCCCCTTATGTAAAATTTCTGTTCCAAAAAAATCTTTTGATAGATCTGTAGGGAATTTAATTTCTTCTCTAGCTTTGTATGATGTTTTAATTGGATGACATAAAATGGTATATAAATATAATCCCACTAAAATAGTTCCTCCGTTTGTTCTCTCTTTTGAACAAATCAAATTTAAACAATATGCATTTTCATATTTAGGACATTCTCTTCTTTGTGCCACAATAATTGCTAATATATATTTTTCTACACTTTGAGATGTTAGTGTTGTATCAACTAAGAATGCTATATCATAATCCTCGTATGGTTGTAATTTTGTGGATCTTTGTAATACTTCTTCTAAATATTTATTACCAACTCCATCTAAATATGATACCTCTTCTCCTAAAATAGATTTTTCAGTTATTGTTTTAGAACACATTGATTCATTTTTTAATTTTAATATTTCTAATTTTATGTAATAAGGATTGTCAAATTTTGGATCGGGAATTTTTGATTGAATAAATGTTATAAATTGATCCATATTTAATATAACATAATTGCTTGGTTTATTTGTAATTAATGTGTTAAATTGTTCAACAATAGTATATGTAAAAAAAGTACTTAAAACTTTAATAATCTGTGGTGTTGTATTTGTTAGAATTTGATTTTGAATTGGGGGTGATATTGTTGAAGATGGTTTAAATCCTCTAATTAAAGGTTTTTTTGTTACTTTTAATCTTTTATTATCTGGATTATCTGGATTATCATCTTCATAAAAAATTTCTTCTTTGTCGTATTCTTCTTTGTCATATTTTTTTTCATCACTATCAGTTTTTATTGGTATTTTTTTGGACATTTGTTATATATATAATTAGTATAAAATGTTTTCATTTGTAGGAATTGAATAATATAATTGGTTTGGTTCTGTTCTAAAATATCCAACTCTTGCGCCAGAACCCTCATCTGCTTGAGGTAATGGATAAATTTCATTTGATTTACTTTTAATATTATGATATAGAGCCCCACAAAATTCTGGTCTTGAACACGTTCCATTATCTGGATTATATCTATAACGTAAGTTGTTAGTTTGTTGTTTAAATGACGGTAATGAAAATATTGGATAATGCCACCATATAGTGCTAGCACTATCATTTGAAACTTCATTTTTTCCTATAAGTGGATAATCATTTAATATTGCTTGATCTACTGACAAAGGATAATCACCTTCAACTCTCGCAAAATATCTGGATTTGAATCCTTCTATTCTTCTTATTAAAGGAGCTAAATATAGAGATACTGCTATTATTAATATTAAAAAAATAAAACTGCCTATAAAAGTATTTGACATTATATAATATACGGCGATATAATTTGTTTTGTTTTGTAATATTTTTATACTTATTTAAATTATAAATCTTTATGAAACTGACTTAAAATTAAATAAATATAATTTTGTATAAAATGGAGTCTAACGATATGCGTGTTATGAAAAGAAATGGTGAATTGGAAGAGATTGCGTTTGATAAAATTCTGACTAGAATTAAGAAACTGGGTCAAGAAGCAGGAATTCACATTAATTATCAACAACTAGTTATGAAAGTAATTGATCAATTATATGATAAAATATCTACCACAAAAATTGATGAATTAGCTGCTGAACAATGCGCATCTCTATCAACAATGCATCCTCATTATGGAACTCTTGCTGGACGCATTATTGTTTCTAATCATCAAAAAAATACTGATTCAGATTTTTCAACTGTTGTTAATCATTTATTCAACTTTCACGATATTCATAACAATCATAACCCATTAGTATCTCAAGAGTTATATACATTTGTTAGTAAATATTCATCTGAATTAAATAAAATGATTGTTTATGATAGAGATTATTTAATTGACTATTTTGGATTTAAGACGTTAGAAAGAGCATATTTATTCAAAATAGGAAATAAGATAGTTGAAAGACCTCAACATATGTGGATGCGTGTAGCAATAGGACTTCATGGGGATTTATATAACGTAAAATCATTAGAATTCATTAAAGAAACTTATGACCTAATGTCTCTTAAATATTTTACACACGCTACTCCTACTCTTTTTAATGCTGGAACTCCAAGACCTCAACTGAGTTCGTGTTATTTAGTAGCAATGGAAGATGATAGCATTGACGGTATATTTAACACATTAAAGGATTGTGCCAAAATTTCTAAATATTCCGGCGGAATAGGTCTTCATATTCATAATATTAGAGCTAAAGGAAGTCATATTCAAGGAACAAATGGTAAAACCGATGGTATTGTTCCTATGTTACGAGTTTTTAATAATACTGCACGCTATGTAAATCAATCTGGAAAAAGGAATGGTTCAATTGCTATTTATCTAGAACCTTGGCACGCTGACATTTTTGACTTTTTAGAAATGCGTAAAAATCACGGCGATGAAGAGTTAAAAGGTCGTGATCTTTTTTATGCTCTTTGGATCTCTGATTTGTTTATGGAAAGAGTCAAAGAAAAGAACGGAAAATGGTCTCTGTTTTGTCCACACGAATGTCCTGGTTTAAGTGATGTATATGGAGAACAATTTAAACATCTTTATGAAAAATATGAACTAGATGGTAAGGCTAGAAAGACAATTAATGCAAGAGATTTATGGTTCTCAATTTTAGATGCTCAGATGGAAACTGGAACACCATATTTACTTTATAAAGATGCTTCAAATAAAAAATCAAATCAACAAAATATTGGCACCATAAAGAGTTCAAATTTATGCACCGAGATCATAGAATACTCTGATGATAAAGAAACTGCTGTCTGTAATTTAGCATCTATTGGACTACCATCTTTTGTTGACCCAACTAATAAATCATTTGATTATGCTATGCTTCACGAAGTTACAAAAGTAGTAACTAACAACTTGAATCGTGTTATTGATATTAACTTTTATCCGACTGAAAAAACAAAGAGAAGTAATATGAGACATAGACCAATTGGTATTGGAGTTCAAGGATTAGCTGATGCTTTTATTCTTATGGATATTCCTTTTCATTCTGATCAAGCAAAAAAAATTAATGAACAAATATTTGAAACTATTTATCACGCAGCTTTAGAAAAAAGTAATGAAATTTCTTTAGAACACGGTATCAAAGTAAAACAATTGATGAATGGTCCTAGGAATCATTTGTTAGATTTTGTTGATGTAACCGAATATGATACGTTAAAACGCACAAATGAAGACTTATTAGGAGCATATAGTTCATTTGAAGGTTCTCCTACATCTAAAGGTATTCTTCAATTTGATCTTTGGTCTATTACTCCCTCTGATCGTTATGATTGGTCTAAACTAAAACAATCTATTATTAATTATGGTCTAAGAAATTCACTATTAGTTGCTCCTATGCCGACTGCTTCTACGTCACAAATTTTAGGATTTAATGAATGTTTTGAACCATTTACTAGTAATTTATATAGTAGAAGAACTTTGGCTGGGGAATTTGTGGTTGTTAATAAATATTTAATGAAAGAATTGATTGAACTTGGTTTATGGAATGAAACAATCAAAAATAATATTATTGCAAATAAAGGTTCGGTTCAACAACTAACAGGTTTACCTGAACATATTCGTAACAAATATAAGATAGTTTGGGAAATTCCAATGAAACATTTAATCGATATGGCAGCAGACAGAGGTGCATTTATTTGTCAAAGTCAAAGTCTAAATTTATGGATGGAAGAACCAGTATATAGCAAACTAACATCTATGCATTTTTATGCTTGGGAAAAGGGCTTAAAATCTGGTATTTATTATTTGAGACGAAAGGCTAAACATCAGGCTCAACAATTTACAATTGAGCCAGATGCTAAAGAAAATGTAATAGAAGATATTTGTGAAATGTGTTCTGCTTAGAATTTATTTTCTAGATTTTCTAGATTTTCTAGATTTTTTAGATTTTCTAGATTTTTTAGATTTCTTAGATTTTTTAGATTTTTTAGATTTCTTAGATTTTTTATTATGACGTTTTTTTTTGCCGGCAGACATTGGTTCAACTTTTTGTGAATCTCCAGGACATTGATATCCTTCAGGAGAAATTTGTTTAATATAATCAGTTATAACCGAATTTTTTCCACATACATCAATAGAATATTTATAACTACAAAAAATTCTTAAACATACAACTACATCAACTAAAGCATCGTGTAATGACTCTCCAGCTGGTTCATAACCAAAAAAATGTTTATATGCTTCTAATAATTTGGGACTTTTAATTTTATAAAAAAATTTAGGTTCTCCTGTTTTCTTATCTGTATAATTTTGCTTAAATTTCAAGTTACAAATTGGTGTAGTTTTAACCATAGTACATTCAAAATTTGCGTCATCCATCATATCTTTAATTTGTGGTAAATTATCATCTGCTGATAGACGTAACAATTCAGCAACTACCATTTTTCTATCAAATTGAACATTATGTCCCACAACTACGTCAACTTGTTTAACATCATCTAAAAACTCATTTAGAGCATCTTGAACTGTTGCTCTATTTTCAGGAGGAACACTAGCAATTTTTTCTCTAGTAATATGGTGAATAGCCTTACTACCTTCTGAAATAACTACATTATCTGGTATATCTATGTATTTATTGAATATTTTAGCGCTATCAGGATTTTCAGTATCATATAAAATATAACTTAATTGAATAATAGAGGGCCATTCAGGTAACACTTTTTCCCACGAAGATACTACATCCTGAGGTTTTAATAAGCTATCATCAAACTTCTGTCTTTCATCCCAAGTTGATCCATACATATTAGGAGGTAACCCAGTTGTTTCAGTATCAAAAACAAGTATTTTTACCATTTATATAATAAGATAAAAAATTATTATTTCTACTGTTTATTACTTTTATTCTTTCTACTTTTATTCTTTCTACTTTTATTCTTTCTACTTTTATTCTTTCTACTGTTATTCTTTCTACTGTTATTCTTTCTACTGTTATTCTTTCTACTGTTATTCTTTCTACTGTTATTCTTTCTACTTTTATTCTTTTCAGTACCTCCAAATTGCAATCCCTCAAAAACATAATCTAACGCAATTATTTCAGGTTCAATAATATCACGTAATACCATTTGTTTTGCTTGTTCATTTGAGATTTGACCAGCATCTATATATTTTTGTATCATAAATTGCCGATAATGGTCTTGCCGTTTTGGTTTATCTAGTTTTAACAGTTCATCTCTCTTTACTGGATCTTCTAAAAATGTTCTATTCCATTCTTGTGTTAATTCATTCTTATCAACCCGTTTGTTAAAGAGAGAAACTAATTCGTTATACTTTGGGTTATTACATGTATCTGGATCAGGACATAAGGCATAAGCAGTGTCGCCCATGGTTAAATAAAATCGTTCAATCATTCCTTTCACACAACTAGACCGATTAGTACCCGAAGCATTTAAACAATCATACTTCAACGCCTCTAAATAAAAATGAATGAATTCGTTTGATTGAGTAACCAAAAAATCAACCGTTTTACCCAATAAAAGTTTTGTATCGGGCTTTTCAGACAATTCTTGTGCCAAAAAAATCTTATGTAGTATTTGATTCATTTCTTCTATTTTTTTGGTTATTTCTTCCGCTGGATAAACATTCCGAATTAATTCAATTAATTTGGGTTTAATATATTCAACAATATTTGGTAACGAGGTATAGTACGTGCTATCCGTTTGACTAGGTAACCCAATAATTTCAAAATACTTATTCTTGTTTAAAGCATAATGTTGATTAAAAGCATTATGAATTTCATATGCAATTTCTTGAGAAGGAGGAGGAGGAGGAAGAATCGCTCTCATTGCCCTTACCCATAGTTGTATATTATTTTGAGCAATTGGACCACATCTATTAAATATATTACGCATACTATTAACCGTTAAATTAGCATTTGTTACATTCCAATTATTTAATGGTTGATTAAATTGAATACATCCCTCAAACATAAAATCCATATTAGTAACACTCGATACATTCCATTGATCTAGTGGCTGATTAAATTTTTCACAATTTTTAAACATAAATGACATATTAGTAACACTCGATACAGTCCATTGATCTAGTGGCTGATTAAATTCTTTACATCCCTCAAACATAAATGACATATTAGTAACACTCGATACATTCCATTGATCTAGTGGCTGATTAAATTTTTCACAATTTTTAAACATAAATGACATAGTAGTAACACTCGATACATTCCATTGATCTAGTGGCTGATTAAATTCTTTACATCCCTGAAACATAATATCCATATTAGTAACACTCGATACAGTCCATTGATCTAGTGGCTGATTAAATTCTTTACATTCGTAAAACATATTATTCATTTTATTAACACTCGATACATTCCATTGATCTAGTGGCTGATTAAATTTTTCACAATTGCTAAACATATTATTCATTTTAGTAACACTCGATACATTCCATTGATCTAGTGGCTGATTAAATTCTTTACAAAGAGCAAACATATTACTCATAACCTTAACACTCGATACATTCCATTGATCTAGTGGCTGATTAAATTTTTCACAATTGTTAAACATACCATCCATAGTCAAAACATTTGAAGTCTTCCATGAATTCAATGGCTGATTAAATTCTTTACAAAGAACAAACATACCCTGCATATTAGTAACACTCGATACATTCCATTGATCTAGTGGCTGATTAAATTTATCCTTAAACATAAATAAGTTACTCATATCGGTGACTTCGCTTGTATCCCATGTATTTAAATCAATAGTTGATGGTTTTTTAAAATATTTTTTTAAAGCTTCTCTTAATGTTTCATTATTATATTTTATTGATGACATATATATATATATATATATATTCCATTATTATATTTTATTGATGACATATATTCATTAGTGTTTACACCCTTGAAGCAACTACAAAACAGAGGATATGATTATCTGTAATACGAAATAAAAAAATTAAAGTTAATAAATATTCAGAACAAGATGCTATAAACAAACTTGAAGTATAATAGATATATTATATATTCTTGATTTGAAGAAATGGTTGCAGTGGTTGGGTTCAGATGTGTTCAGTAATTTGCCGTTTCGCTCATATTGTGCACATGTGTAAATTCTTTACAAATCCCAAATGTTTTTCTATGCCATTTAGTAATACCATATTGTTTAATTCCGTCCATATGTTTTTTGGATCCATATCCCTTATTTGAATCGATTCCATAATGGTCAATCAATTCTGGATTTAAAACGCATAATTCATTAATATATTTATCTCTTTCTACTTTTGCAAGAATAGAAGCCGCAGCAATAGATGTATATTTATTATCACCACCTTCAACCATTTTATATTTAATTGTCTCCAATTTTGTTTTTGTTTTATTAAGTATTGTATAAGGTTTGAAATAATTACCATCAACTAACAATAATATTTTATCTAGGTGTAAATCTGTCATTTTTTCTAATTGTCCCATGACATTTTTAATTCCTTTATGCATAGCAGATTGTGTTGCTTGTAAAATATTAATATCATCTATAGTTTGTTCGTCTTCATACTCTACAGCCCAAACTATGGCATTTTCTTTAATATATTCAGCAACTTGTTCTATCTTTTTTTTACTATGAAATTTTTTACTATCTTTCATTTGAGAATGATCAAAGCTATTATCTTTAGGTAAAACCACAACCCCTGCATATACTCTACCAAACATAGGTCCTCGTCCAGCTTCATCTATTCCCGCTTCTATTATGGTGATATTTTCATCAAAATATGTTTGTAATGGTTGTTGGACATTTCTTTTTCTTTTTTGTTCCTGAATGATTGGTTTTTCAGTGATTGGTTTTTCAGTGATTGTTTTCTTTTTAGAGACAGGTGTAATATCAAATACTTCGGTATTTTCTTGATCAAGCTCGTCATCGTCATCGTCATCAATAATTACAGCAGTAACCCAGTCATTGTTTTTCTTTCCAGACATCTTTGCTTTATATATTTAATATCTTATATTAAATATTAAAATAAATCAATTTTTTTCACAATATAAATTATACAATGAAGGGTAAATTATTAATACTTTTTGTAATTTTATTATTAGGATTAATTTTATGTTCCTTTTTAGGAGGAAAAGGATGTGTTGAGGGTATGGAAAATGGCCAAACATATAATGGACCTAATGGTGCTTCGGCCCAAATTCAAACCGACTCAAATGGTAATAATAGTTTAGTTGTAACAAATAGTAGCGGAACTACTACTACATATACTTCTAGTGGAACATCTTCGGATATATATACTGGACCAAATGGGGCTACTGCCACAGTAAAACAAGGAACAAATGGAGGAACAGCTGTCCAAGTAAAAGACAGTAATGGAAATGTTGTTTTAACATTAACAAATAATTCAAATACTGGAAATTCAACCGCTACTACACAAAATGGAACAACTACAAGTACGAATGGTTCTAGTACGAATGGTTCTAGTACGAATGGTTCTAGTACGAATGGTTCTAGTACGAATGGTTCTAGTACGAATGGTTCTAGTACGAATTATGATAATTATAATCATTATAATGGTTCTTCATATCCAACCATATTTTATGGGCCTGATGGAGGAACTGCTCGTGTAATAAAAACAGACAACAATAATACTCTAGTAATAACTAACAAAAATGGAACTACTGATATTTATTATATTGATGCTAATAGTAATGCTAATGTAGATACATATACTGGTAAAAATGGCGGTTCAGCAAAAATGATTACTGATAGTAATGGAAATCAAGCAGTCGAAATAACTGGACCTAATGGTTCTAAACTAGTATATACTGGAGACAATACGTATACTTATAATAGTCAAGACAATACTATTAACCAATATGATTCAGATAATAATACAACAGGGTCAGATGTTAATGCATCCACTTATTATGGACCTAATGGTGGTCAAGCCACAACTGTAACAGGTCCTAGCGGCAATACATATTCCTCTTATGATTCCTCCGCTTACTATAATTCTTTGCCGCAAGGTGTTTCCAGATCGCAAATTCCTTCTGGACAAGAAGATTTGTATATCTTGAAGTCACAAGTCGTACCTCCTGTCTGTCCAAAGTGCACAGATCCAATTGTTCAATGTCCTAATAGCACGGATGTTACAAAATGTCCTCCTTGTAAACCATGCGGTCGTTGCGCAGAACCAGCATTTGACTGCGTCAAGCGGCCAAATTACAGTGCATTTAACCAAGATTATATGCCAGTGCCAGTATTAAGTGATTTTTCATCATTTGGAATGTAAATAAAACAAACTTAAAAATAATTTATAATATATTATCAAGCAAATGGATAATTTTGATAATATAAAAAAGGAAAATGAAGAATTAAAGGAAAAAATATTGCTTCTAGAAAAAGAAAACGAAGAATTAAAAGGTCATTTAAAAAAATATACAAATGGGGAAAATAATAAACGTTATTATGAAAAAAACAAGGAAAAGGTTAAACAACAAGGAGCCGAATATTTAAAAAAAATATCAGAAGAAAATCCAGAGAAACTCAAAGAATATAGGAGAAATGCATATTTAAAGAGAAAGGAAAAAATACAAAATTTAGATAGTTTACATTAAACAATTATGCGTTAAACTATTTAAATATATATTCTTATTATATATAAATGGAAAAAGAAGAAGAAATATGGAAAACAATTGAAGACTATCCTAATTACGAAGTTAGCACATTTGGAAATATTAAGAACAAAACAACCGAAAAATTACTTAAATTACAAAAAAATTATTCGGGTTATTTAAACATTTCATTGCGTAATAATAATAAAAAATCTTTTACTTGTATAGTTCATCGTTTAGTTACTAAAGCATTTATACAAAATCCTGAAAATAAACCTACCGTAAATCATATTGATAGAAATAGAAGCAATAACAATATACATAATTTAGAGTGGTCTACTATGTCAGAGCAAAATTACCATTCATCATTGGTCTCACAAAAAGGAAATCCTAATAATTATAGAGCTATTTGTCAAATAAATATTGAAACAAATGATATTATTGAAGAATATAAATCCATTACAGATGCGGCAAAATGGGTCATTAATAATAATTTAACGACAATAAAAATATTAAATCCTAATAATATAAGTATTATTAGTTCAAAAATCTGTGCTGTTGCTAATAATAAAAGGCAGAGCGCGTATAATTTTAATTGGAAATATATTATAAAAGATGATATTGAAAAAGAAATTTGGAAAGAAATACCGTTTGAAATAATAGGCAAATACAATTATGGTGTATCTAATTTTGGAAGATTTAAAAATAATAAAAATGATATTATTACTAACCATAAAAGTAGTTCTGGTTATAAACGTTTGTCTATTAATAAAAAAACATATTTACTACATCGTTTAGTTGCTTTAACTTTTTTAGAAAATCCTGAAAATAAAGAATTTGTTAATCATAAAGATGGAAATAAATTAAACAATTTATTAGAAAATTTAGAATGGGCTACTTGCCTTGAAAATAATATGCATAAAATTGATAACGGTTTATCCAATTGCACAAAAAAAGTAATTCAATATGATACTAATATGAACAAATTAAATGAATATAATTCTACAGTCGATTGTTCAAAAGCTGTAAATATTAGTAAATATATTATAAGAAAAAAATGTAGAGAAAAAAATAAATCAACAAAATGTGGATACATCTTTCGGTATGCGGAATAATGTATGTTTTACATTTGGAATGTAATTGCGGGGACACGCCCCGTTATACGCTTTGAGTATTTATCATAAAATTAATTTAAATATATTTTTATAATAATATAATGGATTTTAGAGACGATTTAGAAACCGACATTTTTTTATTTGGGGAAGATAAAGCATTAGACAATATAACAATTGATATGATTAAACAAGATAATGTTGAATGTTGTGTTTGTTTTAATTTTCATTGGGGTGTAAAATTACCAAATTGTAGCCATTTTATATGTCCTAAATGTTATTACAAAATATATAATGGTTATATAAGTAGTGATTTTTACAATATAAATCCTGAACCAAAATGTCCAGTAGAACCTATTTATCCATATAAAAATCAGGATACAAATAAAGAGATATATTATACCATAACCAACGATGATACATTTTTAGAATGGTTTATAGACGAAAATGAAGATTTATATAATTCAGTTAAAATAAATTCAGAATTTGTAGATAATTTAAATGTTAAATTAAAAATTTGGTTTGAAAATAATGAACTAATAAAAAAATATGAAATATATTTGACAAAGTATAAAACTGATTTGGAACAATATGATATTGATATAGAAGACTATAATGAAAGGTATGAAGAAGAAAAGGATAATAACTCGCAAAAAATATGTCCGCTATGTAGATCATAATAAACTGTAATATTACAAATATATATATAGCTATTTTTTCTATACTTTTCTAAAAAGTATATTTAATTATTCCCTATGCTTCATACATTTTTTGTCAATTTGGATACTTTGTCCCTTTTCATCCTGCGGAACTATATTTAAAATACAACGCGCTTTCTTTCCATATAACGGTTCAGTACATCCCTTTTCATTTCTGTTCTTTTGGGTCTTTATCTCTGAATATTTAAATACTTTGGGCTTCTCGTCTACACATCTTGATCTAAAATGTTCATATCGTTCCCTAACATCGCAATATGTTAAATTTGATTTCTTTTTTAACATTTTATTGACTAATTCATGTAAATTATAGATGTAACGCGAAAATGTATCTCTAGAGTCCATAACCTTCATAGTTAACGGTAAATGTTTAAAATTTGTTTTTAGGTTTTTACGACACGCTCCACACGGTAATACATTTTGCAATGAAATCACAAAATTCCTATATTGTTTCTTTTCTTCTACACTTGGACTAACTGGATAATTAAAACTTATGGTATGAAGTGTATGCCAAACGCCTGGACCCCAGACTGTTGTTAAGAATCCATCACCCGAATAGAAATCACCTTTTTTAAAAACCCGTTGTTTTTTTGTTTTCCCATTAGACGACCTATTTTTACGCGTCTTTGTCATTTATATATAAATATAAAAAATAAAATATAAATATATTTTAATGACTGTGTCTTCTTCTATAATGGTTGTTGAATATGCCAAATCAACTCAAAATGTATGTATGTGTTTAGCTATATCAATATTTCTTATTATTTTATTTATGATGACTCCTCTTAATTCCTTTATATTATCTTCTATCTTTGGAAAAATTATTATTATTACACTTTTAGGATATACTTTATATTATAATATTAGCCAAACTAACAAATTTTCTAACAGTTTTAATATTTCTTTGACATCTGGAAATTGGGATGAACTTAAGACTAATATTATTTGTAGTTATATTTTTTCTTTATTTTTGTTAGTTCTACTACTTTCAGTAATAAGAAATATATACTCTTAAAACCTATGCTATATATTTAGAAACAATTAACAATATAATTTTAATCATTCGTTTAAACGATAATGTAATTTATTCTTATTTAATATATATAATGAATGCTTCTACTATTAAACCTATTACAACTATGAATGGAATGAATGTTTTGAGAACCGGTGGAACTCCTTCTCTAATGCAAAGAGTTAGTGGGTTTATGAATTGGAAAACTATGGCAATTATTGTTGGTATTTTATTATTAATAATTTTTGCCTATTATACTTATAAACAATATGCCGATACTAAAACATCATTTAAGGCAAATAGAGAGAATATACCAAAAGATCAAAACTCAAATAAAACTGCCACATTAATGCTTTTTTATGTTGATTGGTGCCCTCATTGTAAAACCGCTAAACCAGAATGGGAATCTCTTAAGTCTCAATATGATGGAAACTCTATTAATGGTTATACAGTTAATTTTATGGAATATAATTGCACTAATGAATCCGATGAAGTTAGTCAGTTAATGGATAAATATAATATTGAAGGATATCCTACCATTAAATTAATTAAAGACAATCAAGTCATTGAATATGATGCAAAGCCTACTAAATCAACAATGGAACAATTTTTAAATACTGTGCTTTAAGAATTATCGGTTAATTTTATAAACATTAGTGTTTAGATACATTATAAATTATAAATATATATATATATATAATTTATAATGAACTGTCAAACAATTTTTGAAGATATTAAAAATCTTTTAACAAAACCAAATACAATAACAAAACCACAAGATTTATATGAAAAAGTTCATATTTTTACTTCTAATTGTAATGAACAACAAAAAAAAGAACTTTATGCGTTTGTTATAGAACATACAACAAAAGTCAGGACAAAAATAATAAGTTTAACAAGAGAAATTAAGTTAGTTCCTAATGTAAAATCAGACGCTATAATAATATATAAAAAATATGTAGAATTCTATAAATTAATAATGTCTGTATTTTATCCTATTTTAAAAACTCAGTTTGACGCAGATGAATTTAATAATAATTTACGTTTATTTGGAATAAAATTAAGTTTTATGAATAAAAAAGCTAATATATCAGGAACTATATCTTTATTACAAAATGATTTGGTTAAACATTATTTACAGACTAAACAAATAGTAGATATAAAAGTTCTAAAAACAAAATTAGAGGAACTTGAAAAAAGCGATAGAGATCCAACTATAAGTTTATTAGATTATTCAAAATATTTTAAAATACTAAATACGAGATTGTCTTCAAAACTAAAAACAGATTGTCCTATATACAACTTAAGAAATATAACAGCTATAGAAGAAGAAAAAATGATGGATGATCATTGTATACTATTGCATTTATTTAACTCAGAAATAGAAAAAATAGTAAAATCATTAAGATCAATTGATTATACCAAAAATAAAATAACATCACAAAAAAGTCGAGCCTTATTGAAATTGGCTGATTTTTTTAAAAAAATTAATAATTTAGAAATAGATAATTTAGATAATTTTTATCATGAATGGATGAACTTATCAGATACAATTGATATTCCTAAACAAGCTTCCTATGATGTTTTTTCATATTTGTCTAATGGAATGGATAATTTTATTGATTTATTTGTATCATTAGTATCTGAAAGTAACAGAGATCTCTTAATGTTTGGTATTCATTCTTCAAACATAAATGCATTTTATTCAAATTTTGAACAAATTATTTTGGATCAAGAAAGAGATAGGTATGAACAAGAGAGATCTAGAGCTGATATTCGTGTCATTGGTACCGCAAGGGGGGCACCTCAAACGGTTGCGCCTCAATATGTATATAATACTCCTAGTCGTGCAGGAGGTAAAAAAAGTAAACCAACAAAACACAAAACACAAAGAGGAGGAGAACCAGGAAATTTTTGCTTAGGCAATATGGACGAGTCAACAACTTCTTACGAAGAAAAATTAGCATATTATACATTAGGCATATCAAAAACAAGAGACGAATTAAAACATGATTTTAATTTTAAAAAAGACACAATGACTAATTTGTTAAAAATATATGATTCAACAATAAGTGCATTTGTGACAAATTTAACGCAACATTCAGCAAATCCAGAAATATCTAAAATCATACAATTTATTAACCTATTACAATCATATTCAGTTGGTTCTGATAGTGAGTGGAATTATTATACATCTGTTTTACAAACTATGGATACTCAATGTAATAAACTAGAAGAGTTAACTATGACAAAGGTAGCAACATTAGATAAATATCCATATTTAGACACGCAATTTGCAAGAGAAAATGGTTATATAGTAAATTTTGAAGGAAAAAAATATTTGTATATGGCAATTGACAATAATCCTGTTGTTCCATTATTTGATTTTAAAGATGTATGCACGTCGGTAAAGGATAATTCAACTGCTGATTTTAAATTATATCCATTAATTGTTGAAACAGTTCAAAATGAGACTACGAAAGAAAAAGACGTTGATCCAAATAATTTACAAACCTTTACAAAATCGTTATTTGATTTTTATTACGCTCCTGGAATGATAGATCCAAAAACTATAGGAGCATATCCTGAAACAAACTTTACTGCAAATCAAAATATAGAATCAATTGTTACATTTCCGGCAGGATTTAATAATTTAGAGGAATATAAGACGGCTTTACGAGCAATACAACTATCACAAGATATAAACAAAGCTGAAGGTGCAAATAGCCGTATAGATATGATGAATGGTATTAATTCATTTATGAGATACTTTGGAGCTAACTATAGCACACCAACAGGACCTATAGTGAATCCTGATACTATACGATTTATTGTAAATGGAAATAGTTATATAGGTATACAATTTTCTATTCCTAGTTCTCCTCCTACTGAAATACAGTTACAAATTGGAGATACAACAATAGACAATGTGACTAACTTTGTAAACAAATTTGATGGAGTAATTCCATTGATATTACCTCCCGATATAGATTTATCATGGAGAAGATTACATACATTTGGGATTACAATATTAAATCTAATTCCTAGAAATATAATAGATGTTATACTTGGAAATATAGGCACTTCATTTAGAATTAGCGATATAAATATATTAACTTCATATCTATTAACTGAAATAATTATAACATTAAAATCGTTTGGTGATTCATTTCAGGTGTATTATTCAAAAAAACTTCGTGATCGTATAAAAGCATCCTATGGTTTAGATTTATACTTAAGTTCAACTGATAAAAATGTAGGAGGTGAATGTTTATTATTAAATAATACTTTTTGGTTAATTGGAACAGGAATAAGACCACATTCAGATTTGTTTGCCAAAAGTTTAGGATTTTTTGGCAAAGAGTCTTTTAAAAATAGAGCAGCTGGTCTTAAAATTATTCAAGGGGAAACTGATATTGACGGAACTATTGCTATTACAACTAATAAGAGCTTAATGGATGAAAGCAAATATATAGAAAGTATTAATAGCACTTTCTTAAAAATTTATCCAAATTTACAAGATGCACCTCTAGATCCGGCACGGGTTCCTGGAGCTGAAGATGAAATCTATGGTGATGGTAGTATATTATCAAGTATAAGTTCAGTGAAGCTATTATTAATTGACAATAACGTCATTTTAAGTCCTGGTGGAAAGGATAAACTTAATAGTATGTTATCTCAAATTAGATCAGGAGGCCCAAATATAAAAAATAATTTAAAAGAATTAGATGCGTTTTTGAAAAAAATTTATGATGTAGTTAAATTAACAGAGGTTATACCTACTGCCGTTCCTGTTTCTTCTATGAGTGTAGAGGGACTTCCAGTAGCCGAAGGTATTGCTTCGGCAGTTCCTATACCAGAAACAAAAAAAACACTTCTGTTTAAAAAATTAGAAACACTTACGGCTTTTATGAATATGAAATTTTGTTTATCATTAAGAGCAATATCAAAAAGTAAAATAGTAAAAGAGCAAGTAAAACTACAAGAAGTCATAACAACAGCAATGGCAACAGCTAAAATTGATAATATTTTTACTCCAGATTTGTTTAAATTTTCTCAAGATTTTTTAAATCAAGTATATATTGATAGTTTTGGTCAAGCTCATACAGAATATGATAGAATTATGGAAGTAGCAAAAGTTGAAATAGCAAATACATTACTAGTATTAAATAGTGAAGATGAGGTTCAAACACAGAGACGTCCACCAAGACAAGCAGTATTAAATTCAAAGGAAGAAGCACTTAAAAGAGCAATTGATGATGAAATAATTGCAAAACAATTAACTAGTGGTTCAAGCGCAAAAGTTTCAGTTTTACAAGACAAATTGGCAAGTGCAAAAGAAAAATTAAACAATCTAATAGTTTCTTATGGACCTAAAAATCTTAGTAATCCTGAAAAAAAAAAATTAGAGGCGGCAAAAAAACTAGTAACAACCGCATTAACAAAATATGAAACAGCACAGTTGGCACAGCAAAATTCTGTTACTGCTGCTGCGGCTGAAAAAGTTAAAAATAACATATCTAAAAATGATCCGGTTAAGGTTTGTAATATGATAAGTGGTATGTTATCATCTATGAGAACAAAAATAAATGGAATGAATTTTTTTCAACGTTCTCATGGAGGTAAAAGAAAACATACAAAAAAAAATAATAAAATAAAAAAAAATAAAACTAGAGGAAAAATGGTTTTAAAATCGTCTAAAAAAACACAAAGTAAAAATAGAAAAAAAATGACAAGAATACTTAGAAAAATTAAGAATTAATTATTTAGATATAGATGATAAAAAATCTAATGCATCATCTTCACCCATTTTAACCCATTGTCGTCTTAACTCTTGGCTCCTCACAGACTCTTGTATTGCATCCAAAGTTAAAGGATTATCTGTTACATAACATCGAACTGTATTTTCAATATTATCCATTTTAACACTATCTCTTATATAATTCATTGAGTTAATGGACATACATATAACATACTCCAATAATGATGATTCTGCTGTAACCTCTACATTAGCAAATTTATCAGTTTCTTTATTATATGAACTTTTAATACCTAAAATTTCATCTTTGTTAGAATAATCTCTTAGACATTGATTTAAAGGATAGTTACACATTACACCTCCATCAATATAACAACATTTATCTATAATGGTTGGAATAAATATTCCTGGTAAAGCAGAGGACATAGTTAATGCTTGTAATAAACCTAGATCAGGATTTAAAGAATGTGATAATTCAACAGTTTGAAATTTATGTAATTCAAATGTAAAAATATGTAGATCAATTTTGGAAAATTCATAAAATTCTTTTAAGGTAATGTTTAAACTTAAATCTTTTGCTTCTAGTAATGGTTTAAAAATAATTTCTGTTATTTTTTTGTCAAATAGTCCTTTATTATAGTATGAATCAAAAATTTGTTTAGGACTGACTTTAAATGCATCGTGCCAAGGTCGTTCAATAATATATTTGTTTAAAGTTTCCCAGTCGTATTTTAAACATATAAAAGCACCAATAATGGCACCAACAGATGTTGCATAAATAGATTCAATATTGTCAAAATTCCAAAAAGCCTCTTGTTCTAATTTTTCAAGAGCTCCTAAGTATCTTAATCCTAATGGACCACCACCACTAATAACTAAATGTTTTATAGTCATAATTAATAATACAAATAATATTTAAATTTTTTTTCTTATATTGTTTAAATGGCAAATATTTTTACATTAGAAAATTTCACAGAATTTTCAGAAAAGATAAATATCGATGAATTATACGAAAAAAAACGTCAGGTAGATCAGAATAAACTAGAATTATTTAAAAAAATATTAAATCGTATTCATGTTAGAATAAAAACAACTGCAAAACAAAGTATTCATGAAAAGTTTTGTTGGTTTGTTGTTCCAGAAATAATAATAGGTGTGCCAAAATATGATCAAGCTGGATGTATAGCATACTTAATGAATGCATTACAAGAGAATGGATTTAATGTGAGATATTTTCATCCAAACACATTATTTATTTGTTGGGATCATTGGGTGCCATCATATGTTAGAACCGAGATTAAAAAGAAGACAGGTGTGCAAGTAAATGAATATGGCAATATAATAGAACAAGAGAAAGAAGAAGAAGACGAAGAACCCGTAGAACAACAAGGAACAATACAACAAATAAAAAATAGTAAAAAATACACTCCAATTAACTCGTATAAGCCATCAGGTAAGTTGGTATATAGCGAAGATCTCTTGAATAAGATAGAAACAAAGATTGGTTAATATATATTAAAAAGAACTTAAAGAACCGATTTCCTTTCTGCCTTTTTCTTTAAGTTCATTTAAGAATAATATATATTAAATTGTAAAAGTAGATTTAAAAGTCCCAGGGGTTTTGAAAAATGGACATTTATAAATGTCCAAAAATGAAAACCTAAAATACTTTTGTGAAAATATTAATTTGTGACCATAAATCAAAATTAGCGTCTCATCCCCAAAAAAATAATTTTCAATTTGTGATTGTAATTTTTTATATTTTTTAATAAAAAGGATTTAAAATATTTTCTTTCTCTATTTTATGGAAACTTTTGGAAACGCAATTCTGCAAAAATATGCAATGAAGTTTTATTGTAAATATTGTGATTACGGAACGTGTAGAAAAAGCAGTTACGATGACCATTTATTGTCAGCAAAACATCAAAAATTGACAAATGGAAACATTATGGAACCTTGCGGAAACGCAAATCTGCAAAAAATATGTAATTCAAAACATTCGTGTGAAAATTGTGAAAAAGAATTTAAAAATAGGTCTGGATTATGGAAACATAAACAAAAATGTGTTACTATTGAATATACAGTTGAAACTACAATTCAAAAAAATGAAATAACAGATAAAGAACTTATTATGATGGTAGTCAAACAAAACACCGAGTTAATGAAAGAAAATTCCGAGTTTAAACAAATGATGTTTGAACAAAATAATAAAATGTTTGAGTTAGCCAAGAATGCTGGACATAATAACATTACAAACAATAATACAAACAATAATACAAACAATTTTAATCTTAATTTATTTTTAAATGAAACGTGTAAAAATGCTATGAATATTATGGATTTCGTTAGTCAATTACAAGTTGGAATTAAAGATCTTGAAGAAACTGGGAGAATAGGGTTTGCCGAAGGCATTTCCAAAATGATTATTAATGGATTGAAACAAATGGATATAAGTGATAGACCAATACACTGTTCTGATTCTAAACGAGAAATTGTTTATATCAAAGATAAGAATCAATGGTCAAAAGAAGATGAAGATAAAACTATACTAACAACTGCTATTAAGCATGTAGTTCATAAAAATATGAAACAAATTTCTGAATGGACAAAAGAACATCCTGAATATAATGATTCTGAATCAAGACAAAATGACAAATATTTAAGAATAGTTAGTGAATCTATGTCTGGTTCTAGTCAAGAAGAAACCAAGAAAAATTATAATAAAATTATTAAGAATATTACAAAGGAAATACTTATTGATAAAACTATCTAATAATACAACAATTCTATTCATTATATTTATTATTTATACATTTATATATATGAATACAAGAAAAAACAAAAAAAAAAGTAATGTTACAAAAAAATGTAAACCTAGTCAAAAAGAGTTAAAATTGTATTGTCAAGAACACGCCAATGCATTTAATCAATTTGAAAAAGATTATGAGGAAAAATTTAAGGAAACCTTAAAAAAACATGACGAGGGAACTGAAGAACAACTAATTAAATTATTCAAGACTCCTTTTACTCCAACTAAATATAGACCTCAAGATGACTATTATACTTATATTAATTATCAATGGTTAAGTGATAAAACTACAGAATTAAAGGACAACCTTAAATATTATGTTCAGGTAGATAGTTTTAGAGTCACTCAAGAAAAAGTATATTATGAGTTAATTGATATTGTAAAAGAATATATTAAAACAAACAAATCTAGCCAAGCTAAATCAATCAAAAGTTTATATACATCTTTATATAATCTAGATAATAAAGCTGCAGAAGATTTTGTAAAATATTATGTGGAAATGACAGACAAAAGAATTGCTAGTGATGATATATATGAAACATTGGGCGATATAAACAAAAATGAAATAATTTCATGGGGATGTCCTTTAGTATGGTCGGTTATGAAAGATGAAAAAAATGTTAAATATTATAGGACTACTATTTCTGCTCCACAACTAACTATATATGATTATACAATTTATATTGAAGATGATACAGATGATCAAAATACAAAAAAATATAAAAAAGAGTTTAAAAAAAGATATTTAGAATTTATCAAATTAATATTTGATTTATGTTTAGGTAAAAACAATGGAATAAAAGCTAGTGATGTTTGGGATTGCGAATATGATTTATTAACTGCATTAGGTTGTGATACAATTAAGACAGATGATCTAGATGGTTATAATATTGTTACAAAACAAGAAGCATTATCTAAATATGGGTTTGATTGGGAAAAACTAGCAAAAAAAATTGGTTATGAAAGTGTTCCTGATACATTTATATGTACAAGCACTAACTATTTGAAATGTATAATGGAAACTTTGTTAAAAGATAATGCTTGGAAAAGTGCGAAATGGAGAACATATTATTTATATATTAGTTTTAGACAAATAATGAGATTCCATAAAGAATGGAGAATTGATTATTTCAATTTTCATGGTAAATTTGTAAAAGGACAACCAATTCCTTATCCACAAGAAGTATATCCGGTTTTTGGATTATCTTTGTGTTTTAACACATTTTTAACAAATGAATACATAGACAGAAATAAAAAACAACAATACATTGAGTATGTTCATAATATGGCAGCTGATTTATTAACTGTATATAAAAGAATTATTAAACGTAATACATGGTTATCTCCACAAACAAAAAAATATGCTTTATTGAAACTTGAAAATATTAAATTAGAGGTTGGAAGTCCAAAGATTCTAAGAGAAGATCCTTTATTAGATTATAGTAATAAAGAAGCATATCAAAATATGAGACGTGTTGCACATTGGAGAACAAAAAAGGTTATTAGTTTAGATGGTAAAATGTCAGATGTAGATATACCTGTAATAGATTGGGAAGAAATGAAAATGGTTGGTAAACAATCATATATAGTAAATGCGTATTATACACCAACAGAAAACTCTATTTATGTCCCCCTTGCTTATTTACAGAAACCATTTATTGATTTAGATGAAAGAGGCATTGAATATAATTTAGCACATATAGGATATACATTAGGCCACGAAATGTCACATTGTTTAGATGATTTAGGAAGTAAGTATGATGAAAAAGGTGATTTACATAACTGGTGGACAAAACAAGATCGTAATAAATTTAATTTAAAAGTCAAAAATGTTATTAAGCAATATGAGACATTTGCTATGTATGATGGAATAAAAATGGATGCAAGTTTAAGCACAGGTGAAAATTTAGCAGATATATCTGGTTTAGCCATTTGTGAAGAATATTTAAGAGATTTTCAAGATAAAAATGAAGATATTGTTCCTATTCGGGCACTTTCGTTTCATGCATTCTTCGTTTATTTAGCAATTCAAGCGCGTCAAAAAATATTCGATGAAGCAGTAAAAGCCCAGTTAAAAACTAATCCACATCCAATGGATAAATATAGAACAAATTGTCCATTGGCTCGTTTAGAATTATTTAGAAGTCTTTATAATGTAAAAAAGAATAATAAAATGTTTTGGGGTTCCACAGATACTATTTGGTAAACAATGAAATAATTTAAAAAAATAAAATTCTATTTATAAATTTATTAGAAAATTATTTTTTTTCTAAGAGTAATATATAAAATGGCTCATCGTACTCGTTCTGCTCGTAAATCTAGATCTGCTGCTGCTCGCCGCTCCCGTGGTGCTGCACGCACAATGAAAAAGGCCGCTGCTCGTGGAGCTGCTGCTGCTGCTTCCCAAGCTAAATCTGCTGCTAAGGCTGCTTCCAAGGCTGCTTCCAAGGCTGCTTCCGCTGCCCGTTCTTCTTCTGCTGGACGTGCTGCTTCTGCTGCTAAATCCGCTGCTTCTGCTGCTTCCAAGGCTGCATCTGCCGGACGTGCTGCATCTGCTGCTGCTTCCAAGGCTGCTGCCGCTGGACGTATGTAAATTTAATTACATACTTTAATTACATACCTTAAATACAAATTTATATTATTAAGTAATAATATAAATGGCTATAAGCTCTGCTAAAAAAACCCGTAAGAATTGTAAAAAAAATCATAGAGATTGTTTAGCAACGCAAAATAAAGATGCTAAAAAAGGGACGCAAATAAAGTGTATGATGAAAACATGTAGAGCAAAAAAATATAAATCTATATATGGATCTAGTGGAGGATCAATTAGATCAACTAGACAGTTATTTTATTAACAATTTTAAGTATATTTTTCATTAAATTTATTTAAATTAAAAATTATATTTTAATTTAAAATAAAAATTTATGCGTGGCGATTGGTGCGTTGACGGCAATATGACTTTCTGCGTCCAGTCATAGTTCGCTTGCAACCATTTCTAAGTCTGCAAGTAGTGGATGTTTTTCCACGACAACTGGAAGATTTAACGCGAGAACGATAGATTTGCTTTCTAGTACGGGTATGACTACGAGTTTTAACCATTTTATATATTAGCTAAATATTTTTATTTTTATTTTTATTTTTTGCTAAATATTAACGCCTATATTTTCTTGTTCGTTTACTCTTTCTTTTTTTACGCATTGTCTTTCTTGATCTTTTTTTTCCAGCGTTTTGAATAAGATCATAAGGATTTTTATTTCCAGTAAAATCTAAATTTTGACCATTATATAACGGAAAATTAGCCATTATAATTTATAATGATATTATATTTTACTTTCTAGTTAAATTACTACAGGTGGAACATCTACTTCAACTTTTACCTCTTCTTTTACCTCTTCTTTTACTATACCTGCTTTATTTGTATCTAGAGTAACTTGTTCAATTTCTGAAATATTCTTAATATTATTTGTCTGTTTTTCTTTTTCTTGAGTATTTTCTTTTATTTCTTGCACTTCAGCTGGAATAGGAATTTTGTCGTCTATTATCAATTGTTCTGAAATTTTTTCTAAATTATTTATTTGACTTTGTGCTGTTTCTAATATTTTTTGTTCTACAATCGCTTCATACATTTTTAAGCCATTTACATAATCTATTTCACATGATAAATATAACTTAATTATTAATGCTCTTGTCTCCACAACAATCTCCTGTAGACCCTTTTCAGTTAAAGAGGGATTAACCCGAATTTGCTTTTTACTTGTTTGCGGATCTATTGTATATACAAATATTTGATTAATTATTTTTAATAATGATTGTTGATTTGCATTAGCGGTTTGTATCATTTTTTTTAAATTTTCAGCATAATTATTGAATAATTTGTTAGTTAATGGTCCTTTGAACTTTCTATCAAACATTGGATCTGAACCTTGACATCTATCCATCTTATGATAATCTCTTAGTTTAATATCACTAAATTTAGTTATACCTGGAGGAAGCCCTGAATTACCTGTAAATACATTATAAAATATTTTTAGATCTGCTTGAAATATATTCTGAGTTTTTTCTGACATTCCAGTAAACTTACCTGTTTTATAATCATAATTATCATCATAATATAATTCCATTAACTCAGGAATTCCAGGTTCATCTTCTAATGTTTTATCTACTCCACTATCTCCTATGTTTATACCACATACTTTTGGTCCTACTGAAATATCTCCATTAGCATCTGGTTGTAATGTTTGCTTATTTTGTAAAGAATTTATACGATTATCACAAATATTTAATTTATATATGTCTCTAGGAGTTTTTGCTGGTATTTTACCTTTTTCATATAGTGATGCTCTTACAGTATTGCCTTCTTCATCTTTATAAACATATACTGGATTAATTGTTGTAACTATAGCAGCAAATATATGTGCTATTTTAATATAGAACTTTGATATTCCTAGACATAATCTTTTCTTTTTAATGGGATTTTTAACATCTAATTTGCTTAGTTCGTCTTTATCAAAAAAGATTACATTATCTTTATCTATTTCATTTACTTCAACACCATTTTTAATGCGCTGAGCTAAATATGTTATTTCTATGTCAGTAAAATAACGCTGAACAATATCAGATGTTAATATAACTAATTTGTCACAATATTCTTTTTCATATAATTTTCTTAAGCTCTTAAAATCCATTGTTAAAATATAATAAGTTGCTATATAATCAAGAATTTGAGAAATAGATTTTGGCTTTAGTTCATCGCTTTGCTGTTCTTTATTTATAGTAGAAGTTTGATTTCCCATATAATATACACTTAAAAAAGTATTTAAACAAAAATGTATAAATCAATATTATCAAATAAATAAATAAAATTGATTTAAAAATATATTTTCTAATTCAATAAACAATAATACATGATGAACAACGAAAGAAGTAAAAAGAATAAAGATAATAATATAGATAAAACAAAGCTTTGGAATGTTTTTGAATCTGAAGTAATTAATCCGGACAAACAAAAAGATCCATTAGAATGTTTATATAGAACTATAGGAAATAGAGAACATTGTGAAAGGTGTAAATATTCTTTAGCGTTTTCAGATGAAGGATTCTTAACGTGCACAAATAATAAGTGTGGAATTATTTATAAGGATATGTTAGATCAATCTCCTGAATGGAGATATTATGGAGCAGATGATAATCAAAATTCTGATCCAACTAGATGTGGAATGCCTGTTAATCCATTACTAGAAGAATCTTCCTTTGGTTGTAAAGTTTTATGTATGGGTAAATCATCTTACGAAATGCGAAAAATTAGACGTTATACTGAATGGCAATCTATGCCATATAAAGAAAAGTCACAGTATGATGATTTTCAACGAATTACTATTTATGCTAACAATGCAGGAATATCTAAGAAGATTATCGATGATGCTATTCGTTATCATAAAAAGATTTCTGAATACGAACAAACCTTTAGAGGTGATAATAAAGATGGGTTAATGGCTGCTTCAATCTACATATCATGTAGAATTAATAACTATCCAAGAACTGCCAAAGAATTAGCAACTGTATTTCATTTAGATGTTACTAGTTCTACTCAAGGATGTAAAAATGCCCAAACTATTATTAATGTATTAGAAAAAGATATGGATAATAAAGATAAGACGTCATTTTGTAAAACTAAACCAGAGGATTTTATTGAAAGATACTGTAGTAAACTAAGTATTAATTCTGAACTTACAAAGTTATGTCAGTTTATTGCCATTAAAATTGAGAAAAAGAATTTGATGCCTGAAAATACACCACATTCAATTGCAGCTGGAATTGTATACTTTATATCACAACTCTGTAAATTAAATGTTTCTAAACGCGATGTTAAAAATATAAGTGAAATTTCAGAGGTTACTATTAATAAATGTTTCAAAAAACTTGAAAAAATGACAGCCGAATTAGTTCCTTCAGTATTATTAAATAAATATTCACCTATTACCAGTATAACCATAACTGTTTGATAATAATGAATAAATTATCATTTCTCTCTTAGGAATACTTATTCTTTTTTAGATCTACAGAAGATGTTTAATATACATTCAAACATTATCTATTATCACAATGAGTTAATATATTTTATTATCTAACACTTCATCAATCCATTTAACATAATTAAATATACTAAGAATAAACATTTGATGTAAAAATGGAAATAATATTATAAAAAGACATACATACATAAATGGTTCTAAAAAATAGTTCATTATATTATATTATATTATCATTATAATGATACTTTAAATATATTTTATTATTATTTTAACAAAATAAGTATTTATATTATTCGTAATCTTATTAATATAAAAATGTCATAATATTAATATTATGACAAGCATACCTAAGATTGTATTTATTGTTCCTTATAGAAACAGACCTCAACATAAATTCTTTTTTTCAAATTATGTAACTACTATATTGAGCGATAGGGATGATTATGAGATTTATTTTGCACATCAATGTGATCCACGTTCATTTAATAGAGGTGGAACAAAGAATATAGGGTTTTTAGCCATTAAAAATAAATATCCAAATGATTATACAAATATTACAATTGTCTTTAATGATGTAGATACAATTCCATTTGCAAATTTATTTGATTATGAAACAGTTCCAGGTATTGTTAAACATTTTTATGGGTTTAATTATGCTTTAGGAGGAATAGTTTCAATAAAAGGATCTGATTTTGAAGCAACAAATGGATATCCAAATTTCTGGGGATGGGGAATGGAAGACAATGTATTACAAACAAGGTGTGAAAAAATAGGCTTAACAATTGATAGAAGCCAGTTTTTTCCAATCGGAAATCCAAATATTTTACAACTTTTTGATGGAGTAACACGTATAATTAATCGAAAAGATCCATGGAGAGCGCAACACGATGATGGTATTGACGGAATAAGAACTATTCATAAATTAAATTATACGATTGATACTGAATCAACTAATCCATTAGATAACATTCATATTGTGGCTTTTAATAAATTATTTATAATAAATATATTAACATTTATGACAGGAACAGCTTTTGAAAAGGATAACTATTATAAATATGATTTAAGAGAACCAAAACGTAAAATTATACATCCTGATAGAATTGGAACTAAAAAAGTTGACACTCTTACAGATGATTGGTCAAATATTCCATTTTACCCTACTTCCGAAAAGAAAAAAGAAATGGTGCAAAAATATGGAGAAAAAGCCGCTAATGAAATTATTCAATATAGTTATGAAAACTCAACTGATCCAACAAAAGAGGTAATTCCTCCATTTATGCCTCCGCCACCAAATGATTATAAAAATATAAATAATCATCAACAAAAATTATTAGAAATTCAAAGATATAATGAAGCAATGAGACAAATGAATTCAGCTCAACGTTTTATTCCTCCAAATATAAATAAATTCTCTCCTGCATATAGTAGAATTATTGCAGCAAAACCAAAAGCTAGTGCCTCCGCACATATAAGATTGGGAGGAGTTTATCGCTAAAACATAAATTACTGTGTAAAATATTTAAAAATAAACTATAAATATTTTATAATGACAATAAAAAGCATTGATGATATTAAAAACTCATTTTATATTAATTTAGAACATAGAACAGATCGTAGAGAACACGTTGAGTCTGAATTACTTAAGATTGGAATAACAGCACAAAGATTCAATGCAATAAAAATGGAAAATGGTGCAATTGGTTGTAGTATGAGTCATCTAAAATTATTACAAGATGCTCAAAAAAATAACTTAGATCATATATTAATTATTGAAGACGATATAAAATTTTTGGATCCAGAATTATTTAAAAAACAAATAAACCAATTTTTTGAACTACACAAAAATGATTGGGATGTAATATTGTTGGCTGGGAATAATATGCCGCCTTATGAATCAACTGATCATACATGTATAAAAGTGTCTAGATGTCAAACAACAACAGGATATCTAGTGAATGGACACTATATAAAAACTTTATTACAAAATATTAAAATTGGTCTAACACATTTACTTAATAAACCGAAAGAACATAACAAATATGCTATTGACAAATATTGGTTTATTTTACAAAATTTATATAAATGGTATTTGATAGTTCCTCCAACTGTAGTTCAAAGAGAAGATTATAGTGATATTGAAAAACGTGTAACAAATTTTGAGAAACATATGCAAGATTTAGATAAAAAAGAAATGATTAAAATGTTTAATGAAATACAAAGACGTTGAACTAAATAGTATTTTGTTCTTTCAATCTAAAGAAATACATATCCAATCTTGTGGAAACAAATCTGATATGTTTTTTTTTGCCTCTGGCATAAACCAATGTTCTGGATAACATACTATTTTTCCTGGATTATCATTTAAATATGCACCCCACCAACTAAATGTGCTATTTGCTATTATATTGTGATTACATAAACTCATTAATAACATTTGTTCCCAATCTTCTAACAATGGATTTGCTCTTTCAAAATTTATTATTGGGAATTTTAATTGTAATTTTTGTATAATATCTTCTGCCTCTTTTACATCTTCATTCTCACAAAAATATAAAATTGTTTTTGTTTTTGTTTTTGTTTTTGTTTTTACATCTGTTTCATAATTTATTTCAGATAGAATATGGGTTATGGCATTACTATAATATTGTTCTTTTAAAATTTGATAAATATTTGAATACTTTTTATAATCTCCAAATCTAAAATGTAATGAAATTAAAAAACTATTTTCAAATTCTATAGTCGAACTTTGTTTTACGATAATTTTTTTAAGATCAATTTTAATTAGTTTACAAATTTGTTCTTTATATTTATTGAAATATATTGGACTTTGAAAGTATCCAACTAACAAAGTTCCATAATTCTTTTCTAAGTTTTCTGGTAATTCACCGTAATTAAACCCTTTTTCCTTTATAAACATTAATTGTGGAATACTATCTATACCTCTTAAAAATGGTTTTAGATTTGATAAAAAAGTTTCCCAATATGTATATCTTATTATTACACCATTAGAACCATCTCCTAATTGGTGATTATTCAAAAAGAAAAAAGGTTTTGAATATTTTAAAGCATATGCAATGGTTGTAAATATTTGGAATAATTGATTTCCTAATCCTCCTACTATTTTACACGAGATCATTTTAAATATATTATATATTCAAAAATATTTAATATATTATTTTAAAATTTATTATTATATTTAAATCTTGTTATTTATATACATTTCAAATAATTCTAATGCATCCTTTGGTTTATATGTGGGCACCTCGTGACCTGCATCGTGAACTGTAATAAATGAAAATCGACTATCTTTTGTAAAAGGTGTCTTAAATTTAGTTATAAATCCAGCCGTTTGACCATCAGTATTATACCAAGTATCCCATAAACTTGTTGTTGGAAATCCCAAATTATAGATCCATCTTTGTGTTCCAATTGTTCCACATACACTATCATCATCTCCGGAATAAACTAATACTCTTAAATCAGGATGTGTCTTGGAATTCAAAATTGTCTTATAATATTTTTCCATTGGTAACATCTTATCAGCTAAATTGTATTTGGTTGTTCTTGAACATTCTTCCCATACAATATCTTGATGAACGTGTAAAGACACCTTTACATCCATCCTATTTAAATAATTTGATGAATATAAATCTTCACATGGTTCATATTGGATTGAATTACTATCATTTTCTTTTTCATCTCTTAAATATTCTCTCATTTTCAATTGTTGTTGGGATAAACAAACAGGATAATCTAAAGCATATGGATTCAAATTTCCTATCTTTTTCATAAAATTTAAAATTAATAGCGAACAAGTAGAAGAATTTAATTGTTTCAAAGGATCAGTGCAATTGTTTTCTAAATATTTATCCCATAATGGTTTTGGTAACAATTGTTTTCCCCAATATGTTTCCATTTCTGCTCCTACTCCTGAATAATAATCAGTATATGGATTTCCAACAGCAAACCCTTGAAAATTTATTCTCATTGCTGAATATTGTTGACCATCATTATAGTTGATTATTTCGTCTGCCCAGGTTGGCATATAATGGCCACCATATGATTCGGACGTGATAAACAATTTAGAACGATTAAAATGTGGAAACTTTTCGAAAAATTGTAAAATTGTTGCTAAATTATCTTTCGCAGCCTGCTCATCACCAATCTTATAATCATCATTATTATTTGAATAAGAAAACCCTACTCCTACTGGTTGTTCTAGAAATACCATATTGACAATTTTATTCCAAGCATACATATTTGGCTCCAAATTTCCATCGATATCTGCTCTGAAAGGACCTTGTTCAGTCATAAACCCAATTAAACCTGAACATCCTGGTCCACCATTCGTCCAAAATACAATTGGGGCTGATTCTGGATTGGTTTCAGCCTCTGTTAACCAATAGTGAATATTTTTTTCGGTTCCTTCAAGATTTAAATATCCACTAAATTGATTAAAATTTGGATTCCAAGTTAATCCAGGTAATTCTGTAACTTGATCCAACAATGCTTCCTCTGTATAATCAAATGAATAAGACGAAGAACTAACAAAAAATAATAATGATAATAATAAAATAGCTAACATTATATATATTATATTTAATATTTTTAAATCTTAATAAAATAATATAATGTCTGGTTTTAAATACTTTCTAAATTTGGGTGTTCTTGATATTGTAAATGAATTTTTGACTGAAGGTGTCTGTGTTTGTTTCCGAATGTATATTGATGACCACATTCACAGTTAATAACTTCACTTTTTTTAGCCTTCAATTTTTCTTTATTTGCTTCTCTCCATTCCTTTTGTTTTATTTTTGCTTCGTCCTTGTGTTCTTCTCTGTATATTTTTTTTTGTTCTGATAGTTTTTCTCTATTTGATTCTCTATAATCTTTTTGATATTCAGATATTTTTTCTTTATTTTCTTGAGCATATTGCGTTTGATATTCTATTTTTTGTTCTTTATTTTCTTCGTAATTTTGTTTCGCTTTTTGTAGAATTTCTTCTTTGTTTTCTTTATACCAATCTTGTTTATATAATTTCGGTTCCTCTTTACATTTAGCATAAGGTTTATTAGAATTTAACGTAGCATTTAAACTTTCTATCCAATTATGTTCTATTGCCTCAGCTTCTCGTTTATCTTTACAACTAACATTTTCAATTTGAATCATTCCCCAATTTTCCCAACCACCATGATCTCTAATAAAATTATATACATACCTGGTATATAAAATATCCTCCGAACATCTTTTATGTCTTTTTTTTCTTTCATTGAAATTTGTTGTATGACCAATATAAATATCTGTAATTGTTAAATCTTTACAACAGATCTTGTAAATAATCGTGGAAGAATAATCCGTTTGACTTTTCGGCATTGGTGGGTTATAAATGGTTATAGTTGGTTATATTTAAGTTATAATTAATTAAATCAATTTTAAAAATCTTCACTTAATTCAAAGTCATTATCTGAAATAGTTTTATTTGCTAAAGCATATTCTGAAATTTTTCTCTCGAACATGTTAGTCTTCCCCTCGAGGCTAATAAGTTCCATCCAATCGAAAGGATTAGAAACATTATAAATCTTCTTGTAACCAAGCTGAACAGATAATCGATCAGCTACAAATTGAATATATTGTGTCATCATTTGACTATTCATTCCAATTAGTCGGCACGGTAACGCATCACAAATAAATTCAGTTTCTATTTCAACAGCTTCCTTTATTATTTCATGTATACGGGCCTTATCAATCTTTTTAATCAATTTAGAATATAATAGAATAGCAAACTCACAGTGAAGTGCTTCATCGCGTGAAATAAGTTCATTACTAAATGTTAGACCAGGCAATAGTCCACGCTTCTTTAACCAAAATATACTACAGAACGCACCTGAAAAAAAGATACCTTCTACACAAGCAAATGCAACTAAACGCGTGGCAAAACTAGAATTTTTATCGTGAATCCATTTTTGAGCCCAGTCAGATTTCTTTTTAATACATGGAAAATTCGTAATCGCATTAAATAACTTTGACTTTTCCTCTTTATCCTTTATATATGTTTCAATTAAATTACTATATGTATGACTATGAATATTTTCCATAGCAATTTGGAAACCATAAAACGCTCTAGCCTCTGATACCTGAACCTCGGTCATAAAACGTTGAGCTAAATTTTCTAATACTATACCATCAGATGCAGAAAAAAATGCCAAAATCATTGAAATAAAGGTTTGTTCATCTTTATTAAGACCTTCCCAGTGCGTCAAATCTTTAGATAAATCAATTTCTTCTGGTCTCCAAAAACAGTCTACTTGTTTCTGATACATTTGCCATATGTCCTGATATTTAATTGGAAACATTACAAATCTATTATCATCTGGAAGTAATAAAGGTTCTAAATTGTTAGTTGACATCCTAAATATACTATATTGTAGATTTTATATTTTTTTTATATAGTATTTACTAAAAAATTTAATAACTAGTTATTTTAAGAATGAACTTACCTTTAGCCGAAAGGGATTTACATTTAATACAAATTGAACAAGAAATAATGAATAAAAAAAAATTGTTAGTTAAAAAGAAGAAAGACTTAGATAAAAAACAAAAATTAAATCAATATCTTGATGGAGTGAAGGTTGACTATACAAAATATTATGATTACATAGTTGGAGAAAAACAACAACAATATAATGCTCTTATGCTACTTAAGGAATATATGAGTGATCTTATGAAGACTGAACATCTAGTTGATGACCAATTAAGAACCGCAAAACACGATCAAAAAGATATTATAAGAGAAATTGATAAAGTTAAGGTGGAATTGGATGAATTAATAGAATAATTTTATAAATCTATAGTAAACTTTAAAAAATAAAATACTAATATATAAATGGCAGAAGTTCCGAATAATCCATTAAATCAAGCTTTAACTGGGCTTGATACAACAATTCAGTCTATTAAAGGAAAGGTTGAAGCCAGTAAAACCAGAGTAAGAGAATATAAAGTTCAAATTATTACAAAATTGAGAGAAGTTGTAGAGCAACTTAATTCTTTAAAAGATAATAATAATTTAAAAGCTTTACCTCAACTTCGTAAGCAATTACAAGATAGTCAAGTAGCTTTACAACAAAAAACAGAAGAATTAGATCAAACAAAAGGTCAACTTAATGAAGCAAATCAAAATTTACAAGAGTTACAACAAAATATGGAACAAATAAATAGACAACTCGAAGAAAAGAATCAACAAATAGTCGAATTAACTGATTCAGGAACAGAAAAGGATAATGCAATTCAAGAATTGAATGCTCAAATTAGAGAATTAGATACACAAAAAACAGAAGTTGGAAGACAATTAGCTAGTGCACAAGAACAATCTAACTCTCTTGTTGAAAGATTTGGCATTATTAATGCTACCTTAGGACAACAAATTAAATTAATAGATACTATTGTTGATGAATTAGGTAATTTAGATAATGCAAATGATGATGTTTCTATACAATTTAAAGCTGTTGGTGATAATATTATGGCAATTATGAATATGATCAATAATCCTGGTCAAGGTGGATCTCAACAAGTTGAACAAGGAACTCAACAAGTTGAACAAGTGTCTGAACAAGGATCTCAACAAGCGACTCAACAAGTTGAAGATTTATATCAAAGATTTATTAATTCTGAACAAACAAAAAAAGATAGTTTTTATAGAAGTTTAAACGGCACTCCTAATCAAAGTTCTATTAATGTAATCCAAAATAACATTAGACGAGCTATTGATAGAAATAATGAACAATCAATTAAAGATATAAAAGATGAATTACAAAAAATTATAAATTCCGGTAATGTTCCTTTACTTGGAGGTAAAACTCGTAGACATAAAAGACACGGTAAACGTAAAACAATGAAAAAGAAACATAGAAAAACTCGTAAACCTATTAAAAAAAAATATAAAGGAGGATATGTTTATAGTGCTAGCAGAGATTTAGATAAAGCAAGTTCAGTTATAAGTGCTTCGTCTTCTTCTAAATCCACTTCTAATAAACGTAATAAAACAAGAAGACATAGTTCATAATTTATCTTTTACACCTTTTAAGATCTTTTAAGATCTTTTAACATACCCTTTAATCCAGGTAAATAGTTACATAAATTTGGCCATTTACCATAAATTTCTCTCTCACGTAAATAAGGTAGATAACAACGTTGTTTTATAATATGTTGTCTCTCTGCAAAAACTTTTTTCCATTTTCTCTGAATTATTCTTAACCAAACAGTTTTTAAAATAGCAATTGCTTCTTGTGTAGGAAGAATAATATATTCTGCAATTTCAGGTTTAATATAATTTGGTCTTGAAATAATGTTATGATAATTTCTAATTGTTGGATGATTGCCCAACACAACTGGATGCAAATTTGCTGGATTAGAATTTGCTGGATTAGAATAATATTCTTTTAAAAATATCATTACATCATTTAGGTTGATAAGTCTAGTTTGATTATTATTTTCATCATTATCTGATATGTATTCATTGTCAGTATCATATTCTTCAAACTCATCCAAACAATAATATGAAATACCTGTTCTAGGATCAAATCTATCGTTTACTAAGAAATGTCTTTCAATATATGGATCACTGTCTTTATTTTTGCCATGAATTAATGGATGATGTAACTCACATAACATTAAATAGTGTTTATTTTTTTCATTGTGTTGAATAACAGTATGCATTCTGAATATTTAAATTAATTATATATATATAATTTTTAATCAATTTTTTTTAAAAGAATATATATATAATATGAGTTTTGCAAGTGAAGCATCTAAATTATTAACTAACAAGTATTTTTTGTATTTCATTGTATTTTTAACAGCAACAAATGTTTTAGGTTATTTAGTAACTAACAAATTAAATGCTGTTATATTCTTTGCCTTAGTTAGTTTGCTATCTTATCAGTTTAGTAAAAATATGGCGGTTGTTTTGTTAATATCTATAATTGCTACTAATTTTATGATGGCTAATAAAATGATGCGTGAAGGTATGGATAATGCTACTTCTGATACTACTGCCACTACTGCCACTACTTCTGATAATACTACCACTACTGCTAATCCTATTGCTTCTGCTTTAGAAACTGTTGATGCAAAGGATCCTGAAATAGCTGAAAATCTACCAATTGTTCAAAAGTCTGCAAATATGGATACACTTAAAGAGAGAAAACAAAATTTGGGAACAAATTTATCAGATAATACAAATGTAGATATAAACAATCCAGATCTTAACAATCAAACTTCTGAAACTGCTCCTGAAGGATTCTCTTCTTCTGCTTCTAAGAAAGGAACAAAATCTTCAGAGCATTTTGGCCCACGTTTAGATTATGCAGCAACAATTGAACAATCATATCAAAATTTAGATTCATTATTAGGAAGTGATTCTATTAAGCAACTAACAGGAGATACACAAAAACTAATGCAACAACAACAAAATTTATTTAATACAATGAATCAAATGGTTCCTGTTTTAGAAGGAGCACAAAATATGTTAAAGGGGTTTGATATGAGTGGTCTACAAAATTCATTAAAAGGTATGTCTGGTTTAGTAAGTGCTCCAACTGTAGTTGGCACAAATAAATAAAAATTTTGTGAAAACTCATAACTTGTGAAATAAAGTTATTAATATATTTTAATAATATAATATATTAATGAAAAAGTGTCCTCCAGGAGTTATTTGTGTTGAAAATGTTACATTGTTTTTACTTTTAATCATACTTTTTATATTGGGTTTTTTTATTTATTCAAATTCAAATTCAAGGCAAAATATTATAGTGAATGATCGTGATAATATTACAATTCACGATAAAAATAATCAATCTATTAGTCCTAGTGCTTCAGGTTGGTTTGGTGGGTTTTTACCTAGTTGGCCTTATACTAATTTGCCAAAAGATGTATTGTTGAATCCATATGCTGCACCTTATAGAGATGAACGTTATTTTGTTCCTGAACTAACATCCAGACCTTCTAATACTGTCCCAATTAATATATCAACTAACATAGGAGCAGTAGATACCACATATCGTCAAATGGGAATAATGACACCATTAAATGGAATATCAAAAGATAATATATTACCTTTGATGGGTAGACCATTATTTACAAATCGTGATAAATGGCAATATTATACAATTTCAAACCAACATAATAATGTTAAACTACCAATATCTTTTAAGGGAAAAAGTGCATTAAATGATTATGGAGTTGATCAAATATTTTCAGGTGATACGGTTTATGTAGAGGGACATAATGATGCTTTTAAAACAACTGTCTACGAAAATGATACAATAAAATATTTACCATTTCTTTAAGAAGCCCAGTTTCTAATTGTTCTATTATGTAAATTAAATTGTTTACGATTACGTTGTGTATTAGTATGATGTAAAACCTTAATGTGTTTTTTAAATTTCTTTCTAGTTTGTTTGTTTGTATTATTAATAGTCTTTTGTAAACGAATTTTAGTTAATCTCATATTTTACCTTTAGAAAAGGTAAAGTCAAAAAAAATATAAAGATTCCTAATTAAAAGAAAATGCTAAACTTTTTAAAAGTTTATATTAGTATAATATAAATGAGTTGTCCAAATGCTACAGCACCAATAGATATAAGTATGTCAAAAATAACAGGTAAATGTGATTTGAAATGTTCATATAGTTTCAGTTACAATAACAGTTCGTGTATCGCAACAAATAGAGGAGAATATCTCAAATTATCATATGATCAATCTTCATCTCCACCAGTATTATATAATGCATCAGGATATGATGTTCAAGAAATAAGATTATATATACCATCATTGCATTCTTATAATGATTCAAAAACTGATGGTGAATTAGTTATTATTCATTCATCAAATACAGGAGCAAAACCTTTGTTAGTTTGTATTCCAATTAAAAGCAATAATACATCAAGTGTAAGTGCTTTGTTTTTTAAAACAGTAATAGATACAGTTGCTAACAGTGCACCTTCAGATGGTGAATCAACAACAGTAAATATTCCAAGATATAATTTAACATCGATTGTTCCTAAAAAGCCATTTTTCTCTTATTCTGCAACAGAACCATATCAGCCGTGTTCATCATCTGTAGAATATGTGGTATTTGACCCATTACAAGCATCTTTAGATATTATGCCAGAAACACTATCAACATTACAATCAATAATACAGAGTAATCCATATGATATTAAAACTGGTCCAAATTTGTTTTATAATGAAAAGGGTGTAGGGAAAGGCGGAGCTGGAAATGATATATATATAGATTGTCAACCAGTTGGTTCTTCAGATGAAAATACTGAAGTGATAACAGATATGGGAGGAACAACAATGTCGTTTAGCGAATGGCTGGATAATCCAATAGTTAAGTTAGTATTGGGTTCAGTTATATTTATAATAATATTATTTGCAACAAAAAAATTATTAAATTTATTTAAACCAGTAAAAGGTGGATCGATAGAAGCAGTAACTGAAGTATTAACTGGTGGTGGAAATTGGCTTAAATCAAAGGTACCTAAAGGTTAAGCGTTCATAATACCTTCATCATAGTGTAAATCAAATAATATATTATTTTTAGATAAATCATATTTAAAATGAGTTTGTTTTTTTAATTCATCAATTTTATACTCGGATATACAAAGTAGTACATTTTCACAACCATTTGTAGTAATTTTATTAAAACCGTATAATTCATTGGAATTAAACTTTAAATTTGAATTTGAATGTAAAAAATATTTTGCTTTATGTTGTCCATCAGTTGTATACGTTGTTAATAAAGAATAAACAGGTGTATGTTCTTTAATAATAAAATCAGCAAAACTAAATTTATTCGGTTCAATTCTATCTAACATCTCTTGAAGCGTAGATTTATTATAAGAAACGGCTTCAATATATTGATAATCATGACATTCTTTATCAATAGAAACAAGACTATAAATTTTGCTCATTATTAGTAAATATGTAAAAGGCTTTAAGCCAAATTAATATATATTTATCTAACTATCCTTTTAGGTATTTTTATTTCAATTTTTTATAAATCGGCGTTTGAAATGTAAAAAGGTGTAAAAGGCTTTAAGCCAAATTAATATATTATTTATTTTTTAACTTAAAGGAGAAGCATCGTGTGTATCATCTAATGTTGGACTAAAAGGCATCTTTACATAATCAGTGTTAAATTTTTGAGTTGTCATATGTTTTACCATTTCTTGCTCTAAAGTATAAGGAAATTGATGAGCAGGAGTAAATGGACTCCACTTCTTTTGTTGAGTTGGATAATATTGTTCTAAACCAGCCATTCCTGTTTTTACTGAAGCTCCCTTGATCATTTGGTAAGCAACTAACAAAGCTAATACACCTAAAATTGGGGTTGAATATGCGAATAACATTAATGCTATCAAAACTACAATTATCTTTCCAGCAGTTGAATCAATTATTGTTGCAACTCCTTCTGGCATTTTGTATCCCATCACTAAATAAATGACGAATAATACAGATAATACTAGTTGTGGCATATTTTTCTTGTCAAATAAAGTACTGAAATAGTCCATCTTATATATTATACTTTTAAAAAAATATACTTTTTTAAAAAGTATAACAAAATTTGGCTCTACCTTTTCTAAATGTTACAAGTTATAGGAATTATATTAAAGAAACAATCTAAAAATATTGTGCTAAATATTGTATAGCTACCGCTAAATAATGAATAAAAAAACAAATATTAATAATAATATTATTGATTGGCCTCAGAATATTAATACATATTTAGGCAATAAAGGATACACTATACTTAAATCTGAATTATCTATCAAACATCAGCTTGCCTTAAAAGAAATGCTTATGGTTAAACCTTTTGTTCCTGGATCACCTGTTCAAGTTCAAAAATCGTTTCCTGCTTACCGTGAATCCGATAAGAAAATTTATGTTCCTCGATATTTTGGCGAGGAACTCTTTGGACAAGCCAAGGAAATTAAAATTTCTGAGGGCGACAATATTAACCTCACATTTCAAGGAACTCTACGAGACTATCAGATCCCTGTTATTAATAAATATTTAGACCACGTATCGTGTGGTGGTGGAGGATTATTGGAACTTTTTTGTGGCTGGGGCAAAACTGATAGTACTCTATATACAATTGCCCAATTAAAGAAAAAAACGCTTATCATTGTTCATAAGGAGTTTTTAATGAATCAATGGATTGAACGCATTAATACATATTATCCAACTGCTAGAATAGGTAAGATCCAGGGACAAGTTATTGATATTGATAATAAAGATATTGTATTGTGTATGTTACAGAGCTTATCAATGAAAGATTATCCTAGCACTATGTTTGATAGTTTTGGATTCACTATTATTGACGAAGTTCATCATATTTCTTCGGAAGTATTTTCGTGTGCTCTATTCAAATTAGTTACGAAATATATGCTTGGCTTAAGCGCTACAATGAATCGTAAAGATGGAACTACAAAAGTATTTAAAATGTTTTTAGGTCAAGTTGTTTACAAACAGGAACGAAGTAAAGATGAAGTTGTTATAGTGAGAGGAATAACATATCAAATTAATGATGAAGAGTATAATGAATTAGAGTTGGATTTCAGAGGACAAACTGCCTCATCAAAAATGCTTAGTAAGATTTGTAACTATAATCGCAGATCAGAATTTATAATCAAAGTATTAAAAGATATGATTCAAGAAAATCCAAAACAACAAATAATGGTTATTGCTTCATATAAAAATATTTTGAAATATATGTATGATGCTATTATCCATCACAATATTACAACAGTTGGTTATTATGTTGGAGGAATGAAAGAAACCGCATTAAAAAACAGTGAATCAAAACAAGTTGTATTAGCTACTTATAGTATGGCAGCAGAAGGTCTTGATATTAAATCATTAACTACTCTTTTTATGATCACTCCAATGACAAATATCGAACAATCGGTTGGCAGAATTTTAAGACAAAAACACGAATTTGCACCTATAGTTGTAGATATTATTGATACACACGATAATTTCCAAAGGCAATGGACAAAAAGAAAAAAGTTTTACAAGAATCAAAATTATAAAATTATTCAGGCAAATAGCACATCATATGATCCAGATGCTTCAAAGTGGAAGCTAACTTATGAACCAATAGAATTACAACAAATTAAGAAATCAAATAATACAACATTAAACTCTAGTAGTCATAGTTCATCTAATAAAAGTATTACAGACGTTTCAGTAGAAGAAGAAGAAGAAGAAGAAGAAGAAGTAGAAGAAGTAGAAACAAAAAAGGATAAATTATCTGGAGGAGGTTGTCTTCTTAAATTCAAAAAATAATATTAGTTATAATTATATATTCCTAAACCATAAATGGTAATAAATATATAATTATATTTTTGGTAGTGTTTTCAGTAAGGTAATATTGATTTATAAAAGTGATTAGGTTTTCGAAAATGGACATTTTTAAAAATGTCCAAAAATGAAAACCTAAAATACTTTTGGGAAAATATTAATTTGTGACCATAATTAAAAATTAGCATCACAACACAAAAATATAATTTTAAATTTGTGATTGTAAATTTTAAAATTAAAACTTAAAAAAATAATATGTTTCTATTTTATGGAAACTTTAGGAAACAATCTTGTGGCAAAAAGTGGCAAAAAAACGACAATTAATTATTACTGCGAAAAGTGTGACTATAAATGCTCTAAAATATACAACTGGAAAAAACATATTGATACATCTAAACATACACAGGAAACAAATGGAAGCATTTTGGAAAAACAAAGTGGCAAAAAAGGGCACATTTGCTGTGAAAATTGTAATAAAGAATTTAAAACACGGTCTGGATTATGGAAACATTCAAAAACATGTAAGTTTGAAGATAAAAAAGATGTTGCTGCAGAGGAAAAAGAAACTATTACAACATCAAATGAAATTTACGAGCTTAAAGAGATTATGAAATACTTAATGAAAGAAAATTCAGAGATGAAAAATATGATGATGGATGTCATTAAGACTGGTACACATAATAATATTACAAATACTAATTCACATAACAAAACATTTAATTTAAATTTCTTTTTAAATGAAACGTGTAAAAACGCATTGAATATAGATGAATTTGTTAGTTCAATAAAAGTATCATTAGATGATTTAGAAAATACAGGGAGACAAGGTTATATTGAAGGTATATCAAGTATAATATTAAATAAATTAAAAAATTTAAATCATTATGATAGACCAATTCATTGTGCAGATCAGAAACGGGAAATATTATATATTAAAAATGATAATCAATGGATAAAAGAGAGTGAAGAGAAACCTCTTTTAACAAAGGCAATAAAAACAATCGCTAATGAAAATATAAAACAAATAAAAACATGGAGAGATAAAAATCCCGAATGTACAGACTCAGACTCAAAGAAGAATAACTTGTATTTAAAGATTGTTAGTAACTCAATGAGTGGAACAGACAAAGAAGAATGTAATAAAAATATCAATAAAATAATAAGCAATGTTGCCAAAGAAGTTATAATTGATAAATAATATATATAAGTGTAAAAGTAGATTTAAAAGTCCCAGGGGTTTTGAAAAATGGACATTTTTAAAAATGTCCAAAAATGAAAACCTAAAATACTTTTGGGAAAATATTAATTTGTGACCATAATTAAAAATTAGCATCACAACACAAAAAAATATTTTTTAAATTGTGATTGTAACTTTAAAAATTAAAACTTAAAAAAATAATATGTTTCTATTTTATGGCAACGTTTAGCAACATTTTCGAGACAAAAACGAGCAAAATGAACTGTATAGAATTTAGATGTCAATCTTGTGATTATAAATGCTTTAAAAAATTTAATTGGGATAGACATATTCTGACAACAAAACATTTAAAATCAACAAATAACAACAAAATAGCAACAAAAAACGAGCAAAACGAGCAAAACGAGCAAAAGAAAGAAACACATATGTGTCACACTTGCAATAAACACTATAAAGATAGAACTGGATTATGGAGACATAAACAAAAATGTAAACTAAAAGAAGATTATGAAGAAGAAAAAAACCCTGATGAAATTCACGAGCTCAAAGAGATTATGAAATACTTAATGAAAGAAAATTCAGAGATGAAAAATATGATGTTAGAACAACAAAATATAATGATGTCTCAAAATACATCTACCCAAAATATGATGATGGATGTTATTAAGACTGGTACACATAATAATATTACAAATACTAATTCACATAATAAAACATTTAATTTAAATTTCTTTTTAAATGAAACGTGTAAAAACGCATTGAATATAGATGAATTTGTTAGTTCAATCAAAGTATCATTAGATGATTTAGAAAATACAGGGAGACAAGGCTATATTGAAGGTATATCAAGTATAATATTAAATAAATTAAAAAATTTAAATCATTATGATAGACCAATTCATTGTGCAGATCAGAAACGGGAAATATTATATATTAAAAATAATAATCAATGGTTCAAAGAGAGTGAAGAGAAACCTCTTTTAACAAAGGCAATAAAAACAATTGCTAATGAAAATATAAAACAAATAAAAACATGGAGAGATAAAAATCCAGATTGTACTGCTTCAGATTCAAAGAAGAATAATTTATATTTAAAAATTGTTAGTAATTCAATGAATGGTTCAACAGAGGAAGAAAGTGATAAAAATATCAATAAAATAATAAGTAATGTTGCCAAAGAAGTTATAATTGATAAATAATATATATAAGTGTAAAAGTATATTTAAAAGTCCCAGGGGTTTTGAAAAATGGACATTTTTAAAAATGTCCAAAAAGGAAAAGTGCCATGACTTTCCCAAAAAAGATCAACGAAAGTTGGGTTGTGAGCATAATGATGTAAATTACATTTTATTATAATTTTGTTTGTGATTGTATTTTTTATTATTATTTTGAAAACTATTTAGGAATTTAATATAAATGATATATATGGATACAATTATAATGCCAAAAAATGCCAATATTTTTATATGTGAATTGTGTGACTTTAATTGCTCTAAGCAATCAAACTTTATTATACATAGTCAGACAGCTAAACATTTAAAAAGACAAAAAATGATACAAAATGATACAAAAAATGATAAAAATGCCTTAAAAAATTATAAATGTGAGTGTGGTAGTTCATTTTCTTATCATTCTGGATTATGGAGACATATGAAAAATTGTAACAAAAATAAATATAATGACTCTGAACCTACTAATAATGTTCCTTCCGATAAACAACTTATGATGATTCTTATTAAAGATAATAGCGAAATGAAAAAAATGATGATGGAAGTTATAAAAAACGGAACACATAATACTATAAACACAACAAATAGTCATAACAAAACATTTAATCTACAATTTTTTCTAAATGAACAATGTAAAGATGCACTAAATATTAACGAATTTATTGATTCAATTCAATTACAAGTGAAGGATCTAGAAGAGACAGGTCATCTAGGATATGTAGAAGGAATATCCAAGGTTGTAATTGATAATTTAAACGCACTAACTATACACAAACGACCAATTCATTGTTCTGATTCAAAAAGAGAAGTAATTTATATTAAAGATGATGAACAGTGGACTAAAGACAATGATAATAAAGATAAAATGAAAAATGTTATAAAAAAAATAGCACACAAAAATATGAAACAAATACCAGAATGGGTTAAAACACATCCAGAATGTTTTGATTCTAATTCAAAACAAAATGATAGATACTTAAAAATAGTATCTAATTCTATGTCCGGCTCAACTGAACAAGAACAAAAAAATAATATGGATAAAATTATATCTAAAGTTACAAAAGAAATAACAATTGATAAATAATACTAACATTTATTAAGTCCACCAAAACACATATAATGACCTTGAGGAGTCTGATATTTACTTTCATAAAATGTTTGTGGTGGGAAAGTATCATATTGGCCTGTATTCTTAATACCTTTTAAAATCCATCCTGGATACTGTTTTTTAATTTCGATAGCATTTTTAACAAGTCTTTCCAAATCATTCCAACGAGGATAATCACCACCGTTTCTATAATCTCTTCTATCCATTCCAGTTGAAATTTCTACTAATTCTTCTTGTAATAAAGTATCGAACCCTTCAATATTATTAACAGTTTCAAACATATTTTCATTGTCAATAATGGTTTCTAAGTGTTTAATCTGTTTAATTAAATCTTTATGTATACTTTCAAAATCAATTCTTTTTGTATTAATAATTCTCCATTCTTTACTCAGGTTTCTAAGTTCAGATTCAACAGTAGCACATTCATCTCTCAATTTTTCAATTGCGTTTTTTGCTTCTAAAAAATTCATCTCAGTATTATGATTTAAATAATAACAAATTATTTAAATCATTTTTATATGGTAATTTACATATTTTCTCTTTGAAAAGTAGCGGTTCCATGCGCATTTTCAATGCGCAAAGGTATAAAAATTAGAACCATCCTCTGCTAGCAAATCCTGAACCAGAACCTATATTACCATAAGAATTTAATGTGTTATGGTTTAGATTATCAACATCACCAGCTACATTTTGGTATGGAGTAGGATTTGCTAAAGCACTTGAACCAGCAGGTAATACTCCTCCTATAGAATAAGTATTACTTAATGATCCATTGTTATTTTGGTATTGAGAGTATCCAGAAGGATAATTAGGTGTTGTCATAGGAGGTTGAAACCCGCCACCTAACATACCTCTACTCATACCTCTACTCATACCTATACCCATACTTCTACCTCTTCCACCTCTGACACTTTTATGACGTCTTTGCGAACGAGCAACCGATCTTCTTGAATATCTTGAACGCACACGAGTCTTCATTCTTCTAACATGTCTTTTAACTGTTCTTTTTGAACCTCTCATCTTATATTTTCTAGATATTTTATTTATTTTTTTACGATTAATTTTGCCTCCTTTTTGTGCAGAAGGAAAAATTCCAGCAGCTCCTTGAACATTTGAACCTGCAGGTGGTAATGTATGTGGTCCAATAGGTATTCTTGTATTGTTAAATGGAATACCTCCTACACTTGAACTATCAATATTCACTAGAGATCCATCTATACCTTTTAATGGTGTATGTGCATTAGTTATTGGATATTGTGACATATATATATTATACTAATATTTTATACAAAAACTAAATTTTTTTTGATAATTGAATATATGAAATTATATCATCATTTTCACCAGCTAAACTGATAGGAACCCATCTTTTGAATTTATAATTGTATTCACAATTAATCTTAATTGATCTATCTAAATATACATATTTATCTTCTCTAACATCTTCAAAATCAGTTTCATCATCACTTTCCTCTATAGCATCTAGATTTTGATTTTCTTTGATATTTCTAAACAACCGATTCATCATAACACTTGTTTTATAGTCTGGAACAATTGCTATATCATAATATTCTTCAGTTTCATTTTTGGAAACAAATAAATTATAAATATCAGGTTCAATACCAGCCATTATTTTAAAAATAGCTGTATGTTTTTCCTTTTGTATATTATGTTTCGTTCCTGAAGATGGCTTATAATATTTCATTGATATAATCTTTCTTGAATTGTTTTTTTCAAAGAAACGAAATTTAATTTGGCTAATTTTATAAGGTAACAATTGGATATCATTTAACAATAAATTAAAGTCACTATAAATCAAAGACATACCAAATATAGTGAAGCTATTATTTATTATACTTTGCGACATTTCATTTGTAAAAATAGCTCTTAATAATTGTAATTTATTTGAGTATGGTGTATGAATATAATTATTTCCCTTATAATAATAAATATCTTCAACACTAAAGCAACTGATATTATTATATTTAAACATTTTACCATAAAAAATAGTGCCTAATGATAAACACTCAATGAAACTGACATTGAGTTTTTTAACACTTTTAATTTTATTTTTTTCGTCTATTTCTAATGCAAAACATATATTTTCATTGTTATAAATTGTAAACCAAGCAAAAAAATTATTTCCTTCTGGTATAGCTAAAATAACATTGGCATTATGAACCTTCTTATGTGTAATAATTTCATAAGAAAGTTCAAATTTAGGAAATTTTTGTAATACTAAACTAATTTCACGATCTGATAAGCTCATTATATTATATTACTAGTGTTAAATTATCTTTAAGTCATTTCATTTTACACCTTTTTTATTAAAAATTAGAAAATCCTCCTCCAGATAATGAGTCCATACCCATTACAGTATCATCATTATTTAATTGTTTCTTTAAGAATGATTTTAATTCATTTTTCATATTACTAGATTCATTTACAATATCTCCTGTCGGAAGAAGATCTATATCAGTATATGAAGTGGTTTTATGTGAAATAGTATCATATATATTTTGATATTTTTGATTAGGAGAATTTACTAAATCTTTAATTTTTGGAACAGTTAATGTTGTTTTGAAGAACATTATTAGATGATGCACCAAAAAAATAAATATGATTGATATTATAGAAATTTGTATAATCCAAGTTAACATAATATATCGAAATATTTGTTTAGGATAGATAAAAACATATTAAACTTGTAGATAATTATCATTATTAATTGTAAACAATTTAAACCTATTATAATATTACTAATTATTATGCCACAATCATTAACCATAATTATTATTGATAAAGGTGCGTCATTAAAAACTCTCACTGTTAAGGATTATAAAGTTGAAGAATTGTATAAGAAGTGTGGATTTAAGAAATCGACTGATTTTAATTTACAAGTTGAATGGCCTGTAAAATTAGATGGACAGAAATATTTGATTCAAATGTATGGTAAACTAGATGGAAAGGCTAATATGGAAAACAAATATGATTTTCCTCCTCCAGTAGACAAAAAATTATATTTTGGGTCGTGTGTTTTAGTTGGTATGTTGCGCGATGATTCTAACAACAGATCACATATTAACATTTCTATTGATTTGTGGAATAAAATTTATGAAAAATTATTTGGAGGTTTTGAAAGTTTAACTGTAACATGTATAGAAGATGAAGAAGAAGAAGATGAATTACAAAATGTTCCTAAGAATATGAAAACAAAAAATGGAGGTTATTTAAAGGATGGATTTGTAGTTGATAGTAGTGATGCAGAAGAAGATGTTGCTGGATCTGAAACAGAAGATGAAGATGAGGAAATTAGTGACGAACCTACTGATGAGCCTACTGATGTAGAAGAAGAAATTGGGTCTGAATTATCAGAAGAAGCTTATGACTATAGTGATAATGAAAAATAAATATATTATATTATATAATGGATAATAGTTTAAATTCTAGTTCAACAGTTGTATACCCATATTGTTACAAAATTAAGGAAACTTGTATTCCTTGTGATACAATGACATCTGAACAAAATAATAACAACATTATTAATATTAAAACAACAAATTGTATTGATGAACTTTCAAGAATCTCTAAAAATACATCAGAAAATAAAAATGTAGATGATTTATTTAACTGTTTAAAGAAATATGGAGATATATATAAAAAATTAGGAATAGAATTATATGTTAATCCAAAAACAAAAGCGATTCAATTTCCAGATAATCAACGAATTCAGTCTAACTTAAATGTATATTTAGAAGAAATTGACCCAGATACTACATCACCAAAAATAAATACAGAACAAGAAGAAAAATTTAAGTTATATAATATCTTATTAAATGACAAAATGAGAAAGATGTATAATGATTTTTATTATTCAAAGGGATTTGCTGAGTTAGATTCAATTTCACCAAAAGAATATGGAATAGCAAAAATTATGGGACCAGATACTTCAACTGGTGGTAAAAAACATAAAAGAAGAACTAATAAAAGAAGATCTAATAAAAGAAGATCTAATAAAAGAAAAACTAATAAAAGAAGAACTAATAAAAGAAGAAAAGGTTAAAAATTATTTATTTGCGTAGTATGAATAAGACAAAATAGACTGGTTAAAATATAAAATAAAATTGATTATGATTTAAATATAATTAACAGTATTATATTTAGATAAGAATGCCTATCCGCAAGATTGAAAAACCTGACGTTTTTAGATCTAATATTCGCCTGAAACTAGGAGAATTATTTGATAAAATAGAAAATAAAGAAAATAAAGAAAAATACGCTACTAATTTAGAAAAAGGAATCCATAATTGGGCTTTAAAAGAAGCAACTAACAAAAAGGTAGTTAAGAAATGGGATAACCCTTTCTTTGTTCAAATTTATTTAGATCATTTAAGAAGTATTTATGTTAATTTGAATAACGACAAATTAGTTCATATGGTAACTAGTGGAGAAATTAAAGCACACGAAATTGCTTTTATGACACATCAAGAAATGTTGCCAGACAAATGGGAAGAGCTTCTTAAAGCAAAGAGTATAAGAGATAAAAATAAATTTGAGCAAAATATTGAAGCGATGACTGATTCTTTTAAGTGTAGAAAATGTTTTTCAAAAAAATGTTCCTATTATCAGATGCAAACGCGCTCAGCCGATGAGCCTATGACAATATTTTGTCAGTGTATTTCGTGTGGAACTAGATGGAAAACAAGTTAAGTCATTTAAAATATTCTACTTTTATTCCTTCTTTATTATAAATCCAAATTTCATAATTATACCCTAATTCTTTAGCAGCATTTTGTTTTAACATAATATTTCCATCGTGAAGTTTTGCTGTCCAAGTAGATTTTACTTCAATACATCTATTTTGACTAGGAATATAAATATCAACAAAATGTCTTCTTTTTTTACCATTATTATCATTATACCAAATTATAGGAACATTTTTACAACCAGTTATAATTTCGGTTTCACAAACAAATTCATTTTGTAATAATTCATTTATAGCATAATGTTCGTAACCCTGTATCCTAATTATATTTCCAGAAGGGAATATATATTCTTTAGACTTATACATATGTTTTGTGATTTTTTCCATTATAGTAGGATCTTGTGAAACATATTCAACTCCATATTTTGCTAGACAAGTTTGTTTTATTTTCTCTTTTATTTCATTGCGTTGTAAAGTATGTTCAACTCCATATTTTTGTAAATTGGTTTGTTTAATTTTTTCCTTAACTTCTTCATTTTGAAATCCATATTCACAACCATATTTTTCTAAATTTGTCTCCTTAACTTTATTTTTAACATTTTCATTTTGCGAAGGAGTAACCGTTCCGTATTTTTCTAGACAAGTCTGTTTTGTTTTATATCTAACATCTTTGCGTTGATTACAATTTTTTACTCCATATTTTTCTAAATTGGTTAAAATGCGTTTTTCTTTAACATCTTCATTTTGTAAACCATATTCACAACCATATTTTTCTAAATTAGTTGTCTTAACTTTATTTTTTATATCTTCATTTTGTAAAGCATATTCACAACCATATTTTTCTAAAGTAGTAGCTTTCATTTTATCCTTAAACTCATCTAATTGTGATGCATATTCAACCCCATATTTAATTACCATTGTATTTTTAATTCGTTCAAATTTAACTGTTTTTGTACAAGTTTCGCAACTAAAATTTCTGTTTTTATCTAATTTATTGAAACTTTTATTAAATGATTTTTCACAATTAAAACATTTTCCAATTATTATTGTATCTCTTGTTAAATACATAGTTGAATAATCTTGTAATAATGTTACTTTTGCTTCATTAAAAATGCTTTGTAATAAATTGTATGTAAATCTTCTTTTTCCTGTCATTCTATATTATATTATGAGAATTTATTTCTAAATAATTTAAGACATATAATATATTCAATTTTAATTATCAATTTTAAATTTCATAGTTCTTTTAAATGTTCCGTTATCTATTTTGAGCCAATAATCCTCGCTTTTCACTATATAATTCTGTTGTCTTAGAATACTTCTAATAATATTTAAATAAGGTCGTTTACATTCAAAGTTAGGTTTAAAAGAAGAGATGGTGCTACAAGCAAAATATTGTTTGATCTCTTCTTTTAAATCTAGTATTTTCTGTTGTTTGTCAACATCGGCATCAAGGTCACAAAGTAAAAATTCATTTGCTTCGTTTAGCTCCAATATGCTAATAATTTGTTTACAAATGGTGTCCCTTTGTTCGGGATGTTTAGCCGATAATTTAATGCGCATATTTTATTGAATTATAACAAATAGTCTTTAACTCATTTTCGCCAAACATACATAAACTCAGTATAATCTTTTTCAGTATATGAATTTTTAGGATGCCCTTTTTTCTTTAAAGGTATTTTAATGTCGGCTTTTCCAAATAACTCAATACAAACATTGTCATATAAATCCTTTGGTATATTTAAGATATAATATCCATTTTTTTTCAAATGCTTATATGTCTCCAAAAATAATGGAATATAAAATTCTTGTTCCCATTCGTCATCTTTTTTTGGTTTCATACCTTCATATACTTCTACATTGTAATATGGAGGAGATGTTAGAACACAGTCATAATCTAATTTTGAATAATCAACTTTTAAAGCATCTTTAAATATTAACTTAATTTTTGTTTGAGTTCCAAGTTGTTTCAATAATTTAACCATCTTTTGATATGGTTGTTTTAATTGCTTATTAGAATCAATTCCTATATAATTGGGGACATCTAATGCACAAGCGCCGACTAATCTGCCTCCCCATCCCATAGTAAAATCCAAAATAGATTTGGGTTTGAATCTACTATAAATTTCCATGGCTGTTAAAGGTTTGAATAATCCAATAGAACCACAATGTAATTTGAAAACTCTATATAATGCAACGTGTTTATCATCACCTTTTTGATAATTTAATAAATTTTGAATATACTTTTTCTTATGATATTCTGTATCTTTTATAAATTCGAAATAAGACATCCCTTTTTTGCTAACAGTTTCTAATCTCTCTAAAAAAGTAAAATGATCAACAAATTTATTTCCAATTCGAGTTTCATTTGTTACTTTACTGAGATCCGCTTTTTTTAAGTTTTCATAGTCTCTTATAGCTTCTTCTTCAGATATATTTTTTATTTTTTTGGCAATTTGGTCTTTTTGTCCGCATCCATCTTGTCCGCCCCCTGCTCTGCCGTCTCCTGCTCTGCCGCCTCCATCTTGTCCGTCTCCTCCATTTTGTGCATTTCCAAATAAATAATCAAAAATATTATTCATATTAATATTTACACATATTATTATTATAACTTTGTAAAAGAAATATAACAATAATATATAACAAATGAATTATATAATTGAAGCAATTTTAGTAGGGTTATACACGTGTTTAATATATATTCTATTTTCTCCATTTATTAAAAACTTTATTGGACTTTTGTTAGTTGTAGGATTCTTTAAACACTTCCTAAGTTCAAGTTTAGGTATTCACACATGGTATTGTAATAATGGAGAAGCATGTTTAAAAGTCTTAAGTCAAGATCAGAATTATAATGCAAACACATTGTATTTAATACGTGAATCATTTTATGAATCATTAGCATTTTTAACTATGGGATTAATTTTTAGACCAATAATAGGAAATATGTATTTATTTTTTATGATCGGAGTACTATTACATATAATAGCAGAAAAATTGTTAATACATAAATCTTTTTGTAAAAAAACATGTGATATAATAGAATCCAACTAACAAAATAACAACTTTAAAAGTGCTATGTGATTTTATAAAATTAGTAAAAAAATTATGCTTTTTTTTTGCTTGATTATGTAATAATTCATATGTATGATTAAAATCTTTATTCATAATAGTTTTAAGAACATCATCAGGAAAATTTCTACTAACTTTGCGTAAAAACATTGCATACTTATTTTCTTTAAGTAGGTTACAAATAATATTAATATTTTCTTCGGAACCTTCTTTAAACGTATTTGGACTTGTCGGACTTGACATATGAGACCAATCACATATAGTTGCTGATTCGTTTATCATTCTCATTGGATTTGTTAGTTCTTTAAAAGTCTGTAATATTATAGCAAAAATACTTTCATTTGCTAATCCCCCCGAATTAACTGTTTGCCAAACATCTTTTTTTAATGTTAAAAATATTATACATTTATGAACATGATCTCTACATAATGTAAACCAAGGATCATTTGCTAACGAATATTCATTTGTTAATAATCGTAAATTAGCTCTTCTATGTATCCTTATATCCCAATAAGCTGGCTTAGATTTAATAATGGATGCTTGATAGTGATCAAAAAACATTTTTCTGAATTTTTCAGGACTAATAATTGGAACACAAGAGTCTGTTAACAAACTGAACCAAATATTATTTTTATCGTGTTCGTAAGCATATGACAAAATTGCCATATATGCAGGAACTACATCATAATATGACGTTTTTTGTGTTATTTGTGGAGGTATTGTATAAGCTTTAATCCAAGGAGATTTAATCATATTTATATTTTTATAATGGAAATATATATTGATTATATCTTGATTTGGTTTTATCCAATCAATCCATAATTGTTCTTTATTTAAAATATGTTCATAACTAATAATAAAACATAGGGCTGCTTTCATTATTATATCTAAACAGATATATATAATAATAATAACGCTTTAATACTTATTCTAAAATCTAGTTAACCAAAAAAAAATTTTTTGGTTAATCCAGACCAATTAACATCAGAAATAGATATACTCCTTGGTCGTATATAAGTATCATCATTTTCAGAATTAGTTAAACTATTTTTTCTACTTGAACAAGGATATAAATTTACAGTATTTATATCAGCAATATTTAATAATTCAACACATTCATAATCCAACTTTTTATTTACAACTTCATTAATAATATTTTTATCTTGTACATAATTTTTATCTTGTACATAATTTTTATCTTGTACATAATTTTTATCTGATATAGAATTCATTGTTTCTAATCTTATTTTTGGAATAGAATCATTTAAATCACATTTTTCATCACATACTGGTTCAATTAACAACTTTTCTTCTTCTGACGATTCGTCATAATCATATTCACAATTTGAAGAAAATAAATTATTTGAATGTTCTGTAAGTTGATTTTCCATACTAACAATTTTATTAGATAAACTATTTAATTCCTCTTTTATTTTTACAAAATCAACTTGTAAATTTTTACATTTTTTATCTGTTTCATCCAAATTTTTCTGTATTTCTAATAATTTATAATTATTTAAATGATTCATATTATTCAGATACCCTAAAATATTATATATTGAATAAACACCAAATAATAATGTCATTCCAGTTGTTATCATTATATTTTTAATATTCATCATACTATAACTTGTATCCATTTTTTAATATCTTTTATTAAGATAATAAAAATATTACAATAATTGTATACATAAAGATATGAATAAAGATATCAATAAAGATATGAATAAAGATATCAATAATATAGATTATCAAAATATAGGTAATTCATTAATTGGTCATTATGATAACCCATATTATAAAAATACAAATAATTTACACTTAGATTTTTTACAAAAAAAAATAAAAATTTATTTAAATGAAAAAGATATTTTAGAATTACAACTCCGACAAATTAATTCAGAAAATAAACTACTAGAAATTAAAATAAGAGATTTAAATGATAAATTACATCTTAGAAACATAAGATATAGCTGTATAGCTAATTTTATATGCACCAATGCATTTGTATTTAGACATAATCTTATATTATCAACAGAAAAATATGATAAAAATTCAAAAGATATGAATTTAGCAAAAGATAGAATTTCTTTTATTGATTTTAATATTTCAAGAATTAAAATTTATATAGACATGTGTAATTAAAATGATATATCTTCCAGATCTTTAATGCTCCAATACTCACTACCTCTATTTGGCAATGGTCTACGAATAATGAATGGTATTTTTTTTACTTTTAATTCTAATTCAGCAATAATATATCCATCAATTACATTTTCAGGAACTTTAACAAAAGGAATCGCTCCTGAGTTTATTTGTTTTGCTCTTTGTCCTAAAATACGAGCTTTTTCATATTTTGTTAAAAATGGAATTGTTCTATGTAAGTCATCAATAATAATGCCATTTTTATCTCTAACTACTTTAATCATTACCAAAATTTCATCATAATTTTGTAAAACACTTTCAGGATGATAATTGACAATATAATTTTCATTTAAAGATTGATCAAATTTTTGTAAATACATCTCACCATCATCATCATCTTCTTCTTCATTTTCTGAAAATTCTGGTTTTTTATATATAGTTTTTGCAGGAATTTTTTTTGTTTTTTTTGTTTTTTTCTCTGCTTCATCGGTTTCTTCATCATTTTCACCTTCTTCTAATTCATGATCTAAAGCACCACCAGATTGTTCCTCTTCGTCTTCTTCTTCCTCTTCTTCTTCTTCCTCTTCTATATCATCTTCAATATCTTCAACTTCACCTCCTATTACTTCATCCTCTATTTCATTTACCTCTTCTATATCGGAATTAGAACTAGATTCATCACTATCAGAACCCGAACCATCTCCTGCAAATTTATTATCCTCATCTTCACCACCATATTGATTATCAAAGTAACTACTCATCTTATATTATTATATGATGAGATAGTTTTATATTTTTATTTCAATTTTATTTAAAAAAAATGTTAAATAAAATCATTATTAACTCTTAATCTTTAATTAAATATATTTAAGACTGATCTTCGGTCTTCCAAACAGTTTCACACGTTGAACATAAGTATACATATTTCATATTTTGGTCATCATAACGTATATAAATAATTTCTCTAGGTTTATCGTCTTTATTTGTTGGACAATCAGCACTAGGACATAAAATCTTAGTAACACGAGGCAATGTAGGGTCTAATTTAGTATATTTATTAATAATATGACTAAATTCTTGTTGAGATTTTTTCAATTGAACTTTTGAAACTGTGACATTTTCCACAGACAAATTAGAATCTTTATTTCCACAATTTCTGCAATAATAAACTAGTTTATTAGAATCATCAGGATCAATACTGATATAATACATATTTTGACATTGACTACAGAAGTGCATCTTTATATATAACTATATTTATATTTATATTTATATTTATATTTCAATTTTATTTAAATTTCATTATTTTCTTTACTTACAGTTTGAGAATAAATGATTTCTTTTGTTTCTATTAATTTTTTTTTTAAAGAAGTATAATTAATTTCAGTTCGCATAAAATAAATTCCCACAATTTCTATTTTAGGTTCAACGGTTTTTTCTTTTGTTTCAACAAATTCTAATATATTATCATAGTTCTTAATAAAATTGTCTTTAATAAAAGTATAAAATATTTCAAAATTTGTAGGTATTTTATTTTTAGAAATATTAACAATATCACAAATAGCAAAATTAATATTACTAAATTCAATGCTATTCTGGTAAGGAATAAAATCATTAGATGTTTTTGATTTTCCTGGTTCATTTTCTAAAGGCGCTTCATTTAATAGAGAACATAGTGTAAGTAAAACACTATTTAAAGTTTGACATGAAGACCATTTGTCACCAGACCAAGTATTAAGAATTGAAACACACACCTTTCCACATTTATAGAGATTGGGATTATAACGAGTCATTCCATCATTAGTCATATATGTAACTTTTGGAGGTGAAAATGGATAATCATAAGGAAAGTCGAATTTAAAGAAATAAAATCCACCGAAATACGGTGTATCAGATGGACCAACGATCATAGCATATCCTTTCATCATATCAACTTCATCATGAGAATAATAAATACCATTATCAATCAAAGGATGTTTAATAATTTGTCTCACATCCTTTAAAAGACGTTGCATTGTTTCTTTTGTAATAGTTTTTATAGATTCAGACATATTACAATTATTTTATAAATTGTTTTTAAGTATATTTATTATCGTGTTAAATATTTAAATACGTTAAAACCTAAAATTTTCAAAAACATTAATAAAATTTAAAAAAAAATGAAATAGAAATATATATATACATATATTATCAACAATGACTACAATGATATCATCATCATCACATTACAATGATTTATCAGAATTTCTTACAAAGCATAATGCTAAAAATCCAGGGCAAAGTAGCGTAAATTCTTCTTCAAAAACTATAACACATACAAGAATTGGTAGTCAAGAACTAAATGTTTATGGTGGTAGTTTTACAATTGAAAAAGAGGAGTTACATGCTTTTTACAGATTATATTATGAGCATGTCTTTGTAAAAGGTAGAAAGGAATATTTGACAGAAAAACAATTAGAAGATAATGGACCATTGGTAGTAGATTTTGATTTTCGTTATGACTTTAGCATCACAAAACGTGTTCATACTCAAGAACATATACAGGATATGATTAGTCTATATTTAGAAACCCTTAAGGAATTCTTTGTTTTTGAAGATAATAAACAATTTCCAATTTTTATTATGGAGAAACCAAACGTAAATAGAGTTGTAGATAAACAAGAAACAAAAGATGGAATCCATATGATTATCGGTATTCAAATGGATCATACAATACAACTGATGTTACGTGACAAAATATTACAACAAATTGGAGATGTATGGGAATTGCCTTTAACAAATGATTGGCCAACTGTTTTAGATGAGGGAATAAGTAAAGGTTGTGTTAATTGGCAAATGTATGGTTCACAGAAACCAGGTAATGAAGCATATAGACTAACATATCACGTAGTTGCTGAATTAGATTCCAGTGATAACTCTTGGATAACTACACCTAAATCGGTAAAAGAGTTTGACTTGTCAAAAGAGTTACATCTATTATCAGCACAATATGAGAATCATATAAAATTTGAAATGAATGAAAATATTAAAGAAGAATACACCAAAAGATTAGAAATGAAAAATAGTAAAATTAAAAAATCAGGATCAAAAATTAAGGTAAATTTAGTAGTAGAAGATGATACTAATGATATTCAGTTGTCAGATATTGTTAATTTAGAAACTCTAAAGAAAGCAGTAGATAATATTATGACCACTTTAAAGACAAATGAACAACATATTAGAGAACTTCACGAATATACTCAGATTCTTCCAGAAAAGTATTATGAACCTGGTTCACATTTATTAAATAGACAAGTAGCGTTTGCTTTAAAACATACAGATGAGCGTTTATTCTTATCTTGGGTAATGTTGCGATCAAAGGCGTCAGATTTTAATTATGATACTATACCAAAATTATGTCAAGATTGGAAATTACATTTCAATAAACGTCCAGATGGTGTAACAAAGAGATCAATTATGTATTGGGCAAAACAAGATGCATTTACAGAATATGAAAAGGTAAAGAAAGGAACAATTGATCATTATATTGAAGAGACAATATTTGAAGCTGGAGATTGGGATTATGCTATGGTTTTATATCATATGTTTAAAGATAAATACGTCTGTGGTAGTATTACTAATAAAAAGTGGTATGTATTTAATAGACATAGATGGGAAAAAGATGAAGGTCAGCGTCTTAGAATGGCAATTTCCAAGGATTTGTTTCAATTATATTCGGAGAAACAAAATCAATATTTAGCTGACGCACAAAACTATGAACCTAGTGATGATAATCACGAAAAAATTCAAAGAAAGATAAAAAAGATAGCTGAAATTTGTATTAAATTGAAGAAAACAAATGATAAAAATAATATAATGCGTGAAGCAATGGAGATCTTCTTTGATAAAGATTTTATCAAGAATATGGATGCAAATCCGTATTTGATGTGTTTTACAAATGGTGTATTTGATTTTAAGTCAAAAGAATTCAGACAGGGTTATCCTCAAGATTATATTACAAAGACAACAGGAATTCCATATATTAAACATAACTATGATGAACAAAAGGAAATATCTGATGAAATTATTAGATTTATGGAACAGTTATTTCCACACCCAGAATTATGTAGATATATGTGGGATCATTTGGCTTCTTGTTTAATTGGAATAAAGAAGGAACATGCATTTAATATTTATAGAGGATCAGGATCGAATGGTAAATCTATTTTGACAGATCTAATGACCCAAGCACTTGGAGAATATAAAGGAACCGTTCCTATTACTTTGGTAACTGAAAAAAGAAGTTCGATTGGTGGAACTTCATCAGAAGTTATTCAATTGAAGGGAGTAAGATATGCTGTAATGCAAGAACCATCAAAAGATGCTGTTATTAATGAGGGTATTATGAAAGAATTAACTGGTGGAGATCCAATTCAAGCAAGAGCATTATATTCTGATTCAGAGATATTCATTCCACAATTCTCTCTAGTTGTATGCACAAATGCGTTATTTGAAATTAAGAGCAATGATGATGGAACTTGGAGAAGAATGAAATTAGTTGATTTCTTCTCCAAGTTTATTTCAGAAGGAGAAAGTCATACTGATGATACAAAATTTGTATTTCCAAAGGATAAAAGTCTTAAGGAGAAATTACCAAAATGGGCATCTGTCTTTATTGCAATGCTTGTAAAGAAAGCGTGTGAAACAGATGGAGAAGTTAAGGATTGTCCAGAAGTAGTTTCTGCGTCAAATAAATATAGACAAAGTCAAGATTGTATTACTGCATTTATTTCTGATAAGATTGTTAAGGATCCAACCGGTTCTATTGGAAAGAGACAATTGAATGATGTATTCAAAGAATGGTTCCAAATGAATTATGGAAATAGAAAAATGCCAAAATTATCGGATATTGAAGAAATAATGATAAAGAAATTTGGTAATAGAAATACAAAGACAAATAAATGGATGAGTGTGAAATTCAGTGAAGAAGAACAGTCAGATGATTTGGAATGTATTGAACAAGAGAATTAATTTCATATTTTTTATTTATAATATATTATTTTTTATTTATAATATATTATAGATCATTATAGATCATTATAGATCATTATAGATCATTATATACATTTTTTGGTAAATTACTATAAAACCCCATAAATAGACTCTTAACCCATCTTACAATATAATCTATATAATATGGATAACCCATTAATATTATTGCTATTACAATTTTAGATACAGTTGATAAATTATTTGGAGATATGAAAAAGGCTATTATTAAAACAATAAGTAATATATAATATATATACCACCATAATTGATACCACATTTGTAAGCTACTTAAAGCATCTGTTTCATAATATGTTTTTCTATCATTTGTTAGTATATCTCCATGTCTATTTCTCAATAATAATTGTAATTCTTTATTTTTTTCTGTATAACTCTTTAATAATTCCTTTGTATAACTTGAATTAATTAAAGCAGTATTTAAATAAGTATTCATTGTTAACGCGCTGGTTATTTCATCATTGAAATTTTTACCTAATAATTCTGATATTTTTTCAGATTTTAATTTGAGTTCTTCTTCTAATATATTATTATAATATGATGTGCCTTCGGTATAAACAACAAAATTCTTTTTTGTTTGTTCTAACTTGATCGGTGCAATTTGTAAATTTGTTTGTGCATCTAAATATTTTTTTTTTAATTCTTCTGTTATTTTTAATTTTTGACAAGTTGGACCACACATTATTGATTCTGCTGATTTCTCTAATAATTCATTTATTTTATCTTGACTTATTTGCTGTTTTTGTAACAAACTACTTTGATTATTTTCTTGTAAATTTTCTTGTATACTTGAAAATAATTTATCCATCTTGTATTATCATTAGATTTTTATAAATTTTTTAAACTTATTAAATTATGAATTAATCCGTTTATTATTTAATCCGTTTATTATTTAATCCGTTTATTATTTAATCCGTTTATTATTTAATCCGTTTATTATTTAATCCGTTTATTATTTAAAAGAGGAGTATCTTGGCATTACAGTATTATTATATGATATTGGTTTTGTCTGTGTAGATGCATATTTTCCTAATACATTAAAAGTGTCTACATTATCTGTAGTATCTGTAGTATCTGTAGTATCTGTAGTATCTGGATGTTCTTGTTTATATATCGCATTAGGAACACAAATATTAGTTTCTTCATCATATGTGCTTCCATCATAACAACACGCTGAACCTATACAAGTCATAGATGGTGATCCCCAAGGATCTGATGCATCGCCTTCAGTAGTATCAGATGGTGCTTCATTTTTATTAAAATACCAATTATATTCATCCCAATTCATATTATCTCTATTTGACATGTCAATTAATTCTAAACCAATTATTACTACACCAATTACAATTATTATTCCTGTCAAAAATATATATATATTTGTTGGTAATATTCCATTATTTGCTAAAATAGCTAGAATAATTACTGGAATACATGTAAATACAATAGTTTTCATCAATTTTGTATGGGCATTATATCTTTTTCCATAATATGTATTTATTTCTACTAAACGCAATTTATTATATTTTTCGTCTTGTAATAGATTCATTCTTTTTTTTGATTCATTTAATTCATTTTCTAAAATATCAATGGCAGATACTTCTTGTCCTAATGTGTTTCTGGCAGATGATACATTTTTTTGATAATATGAATACATTTCTTTCATACTCGAATACATATTTATTCTCATCTGTGAAATCTCATTTATCTTGTGTATTATCTGTTGTTTTTGATCAGAACTTAAAGTAACATCATCTAAACTATCATATAACTTTTTTTCGAGTGATTGAAGTTGAGATATATTATCTAACACCTGTTGATTTTTTTCTTGTAAATTATCAAAATTTTGTGAATTATCTGTCATTATATAAAATATAGATAGATAATTTATTTACAGAACACCATTTTGTTTTGAATTCTATTTATTTATTTCTTCATTGTATTTATTGTTATTGTTAGTATACCTACTGCTAAAATACTCCACATAATATAACTATAATTTCCTTGTAAAACTCTTAAATCTGTATCGGATAACATTCCATTAATATCATTCATATTTAATTTAAAATTTGTCATACCCTCTATATTATTATTAGATTGTATTTCCAATTCTTGTCTTATTTTTAAATTTATAGTTTTATATTTTTCTAGATCTTTCTTAAATTGTTGTGCATTCATATGCAATTTTTCATATACTTTATTGTCTTGATTATATAAATTTTCCATTTTTGTAGCTATATCCTGTCCTAATGTCGATAACTGATTTTTTATATTATCAAACTTTATTCTATCTTCTTGTGAAACTAAAGATGTATTACATTGAGTATCTGGTGTCATTCCATCTCCTTTATTATAATTATCATATTGCACTGTATCTATATCCACTATTTGATTACTACATGTTGTAGAACCTGTTAGTCCAGGTTTTCTTACACCTAAATTTCTATCGCTAAGTGGATATTTGCTACTCTTAGGATAAGAATTTTTATTTTTTAACCAACAAGTTTTTGTGCTTGGCATATAAGCATAAACAGCACAATCAGGTGTATTATTACAAGATGTTTGACATTGTAATTCATCTGATACTACCATTGATGTAATATCATTATATCCTGAATCGGTATTTTGATATATTTGATAATCGTTAGTGTATCCCAGCATTGAGTCTGGGTATTCTTTTAGCACAGAATCTGAATCTATATATCCAACTTTACCTAAAGAAGCTTGATTTCCAACAGCATTTAATTTATAAACTGCATTGACCCAAAGCCCTCCATAAGTTTTATCATTTTGACCTTTTACACATCCTGGCTTTGTTTCTGATGTATATAAAATCAAATTTCCATCAGTTTGTAGCATCAATTGTAATGAACCATCATCAGAACCTATCCATTCACCCGGAGATAATACTTCACCTTGTTTTAAATAATTTCTTCCATATTTACCTTTTGAAGCAACCCAATTAGGATTAGGCATTTTTTGTTTCCCATTTGTCATTGCGCACCAAATAGTACCTTTATTATCGGTTGGATCAACTCCTCTATATAAACACATATTTCCATCATTTTGTAAAACCACATAAAAAACACAATTATTTACCTCAGCAGAACAATCAAAAATAACATTTTGACCTTCACCATAATCTAAATGTTGAGTTTTCCAAGCATTTCCACATTGATAGGATGCATCCCAACTTTTTGGGCATCCTGATGCTGGATCTTGTAAAACTGTGTTATTCACCGGAAATGAAAATGATGAAGCCGAGTTTGCATTTTGCCAAGTTGTTAACACTGTATCTCTAGCATTATTTTGTGTTATGTTATATCCCTTATCGCTACAATTTGAACCATATGTGGCAGTTAATGAATCTCGATTTATATTACCACCCCACAAACAATCTTCTGGAGGATTTGGAGATTGCCATAGTACATTATTTGATGTATTATATACAATCAAATTACCATCTGGATTCACAAAAAAACTACTAGCATCAGTTCCAGCTGTATTTGATGACCAAATAGGAATTCCAGTTATTTGCACTGAAGCATCACCATATATCTGAGTTCTTAACAAATCACTTGAAACTAAACAAGCAGCAGTTCCATCTGGTTGATAATCTTGCATACCAAAATATTGATATCCATTATCTACTGCATATTCTTTACATTTATCCAATGTTGTATGTCCTATTGTTGATGGGTTCCAAATCATAGCTCTTTTATCATCAGTCATTTGTGTATCAGAATTCATTAACAAATTCCATTCAGCAACTTGAACACAATAACGATTCGTTGTTTGATCATCATTGCCAACTTTATCAATTAACAAAAGATATGAACTATAACCACCAGGACTAGGTATATTATAACTTTTAGGAGTTCCACTGGTAAATTGTTGATTAACTTGTCTATCTATTTGATTCCATTGATTACCATCGTATCCTAATATATACCAGCTATTTGGATTTCGTGTTGTAATAAAATCTAAACGTGGTGCTAAAGAATATTGATGTACAGTTATATTTTGTGGTGAAGAAGTAGTAATTCCTGGCATATTAATTTGTAAATATTCACCTTTTACAGTTCCAACATTTGCAATATTTACGGCAGTTGAACCTTCATAAAATCCTGTTGCATCATTATAATTTGTATTTGAGCTTACTTCAGAATGCCACATTGAACTAGCATTTTGATCAAATGCAGCCCAAGGACCTACTGAGTCATTATCTGAAATAAAAATACTTGATGCTCCACATAGAAATCCATTTACATTATTTGATGAATTCATAATAGGAACAACATTTACAATTGTTGATGGAGGCTTATCGTTATAACAACCAATATAATCAAAAGTTGGATTATTAATTAATTTAGAGGTATATACATTTTTACCTTCATTTCCTAATGACTCATTCATTTTTAAAAATGTCCCTGAAATCAATGGTGGGTTTGTTGGTATTGGTGTTCCGGGTGTGCTATAACTATCTAGCCATGGTAAGTTAATATCAATATATGATGTTGGAGCAATAGTTGAGTACCAAATATCTGGACTAGGAATATATTTAACAACTCCTTGTGCAGTTACATAACAAACATGTCCAGTAGTAAATCTAATAGATTTGTTTAAATATGGATTATTTGTGTTTAATCTGTCAATTGTTGCTAAACTAGAATCCCCTATTGATTTTTGTATTGATGTATATTGCTGTATTAAATCATTATATTTTGCTTGTAATTGTTGAAACTCATCTAAATCTTTTTGATTAACTGTTTTGACTGATCTAGATCCTGTTCCTTGATTTTCTAAAACAGATGTATAACCATCGTCTTTTGGTCTAATCATTTTTTCTTGTTCAGAAGTGACAAATCCTTCTTTTATTGTCCTACCCTTTGGTATAATTTTAGCAGCAGATTTCTTTATTTTTGTTTGATAATTATTAAACTGTTTTCCTTGATTCAAAGATATATTAAATAAATTATTGCTCATCTTTAATATAAATAAATAGAAAAAATATATATTTTTGTATTTATTTAATATCTAAATTTATGGGTTAAATTTATGGGTTAGGTAATTGTCCACTTTTCATCATTATTATGCCTAATAATACTATAAACCACATTGCAAATCCAGCTGGAGAACTTAAGCTATATGTTAACACAATTAATACTATAATAATTAATAATAATATAGTTATAGCTATTGAAGGACTATCTGCACCATATAATTTGTTAAGAGTAACTAACAAAACCAAACAAGTAATTAAGACCCAAAATCTCATAGAAATAGTTTGTTGATTTACAAATAATGTTTGATTTTCATTATCTTCATTAATTGAATAATATTCTTGTAATTGTTTTTCCATTTCCATTTTTTGTTCTAAAAGACGCTGATATGAATCTGTTAAACTTTGTTGTTTCTCATTTGTTTGTTGGAATTGTTTTTGCACATCTGGACTTGAATTTTTCAATTCATTTGTTATTTGTTCATTAATACTTAATAATTTATCATTTAATCCTTTCATAACAATTAATGCTGCTTTTTGTTGTGGAATTAAGGCATAATCGCTATCTATACCTGCGGAAATAATTCCATCTCCAGTTCTAGACCAACAATATCTTTTTACAGGGTTAAATGTTGCTCCACTACAATTATCTGCTGAAGTACACATATTTTCACATTCTTCTTGTGTGTCCACGGTTCCTTCTGCTACACTGCCTTGACCCCACCAGGTTCTACCTGGTAAAGCTGTATAAGCTGTCGAATTTGGATATGTTGGGGTTAATTTAGTAGTATAACTGGTTGAAGTTCCATAACAACCTTGACGATGCGTATCATCTGTAACAGTAGCCCATAGATAACTATCATTTACTAATACATTTAATGTTTGACTCTTTGCCCAATCAGTTGAAGCATTTGCCATCCCAGTAGTTGTGCAACCTTGATCTTCCCAAATTTTTTCATAACATTCTTGAGAAATACCAGTGCTATCAGATTGATATTTTTGACAAGGATTAGAACCAGTGTTTTGTAGAGAACTTATATAATTTTTACCAGCTTCTTGATATTGTTGAAGAGTTACTTCATATTCTTTTTGTAATGTTTCCACTTTTATCAATGATGCTTGAATATTATCATTTTGTATTTCTTTATAATCCATAATATATATAAATAAAGAAAACTTTAATTATGAAGTAATTATTCTATTAGTTTACAATAATTATATCCTGCTAAAAAAGATATCAAACTAACAAATGGAAATAATACAAAAAAACTAAGTGGGTCTGTTTTATCAGATATAACGAATTTAAAATTATTTGTATACTTTTCTAGTGATTTGTTAGTTGAATCCTTTATATATTTAGTCATTTCACTACTAATTAATGGACATCTTCTTAAAGTAAACATATTTTATAGTTTTAAAAATAAAATATATTATACACGAATTACTTTTACTAAGTTTATCGTTTTTATTTATTTGTTCCAGGAATAGATGAATGTATAGCAGACGATTTAAAAAAATTTGCAAACATTCCACTAACTATAAGTATTCCAATAAATATTTCCCAATTATAATAATATTGTGTATTGTAAGTATCTTTTGAATCGTCTATTAATATTTCTGATCCATTTTGAGTATTTTCTAAATTAGTTAATACCTTCATTAATTCTCCATTTAATTTTTTTTCATTTTCTAATTTAATAGATACAATCTTCATTGCTTTATCTAATAATTCAATATTTTTATCAATATTATTAGTTGTTAAAAATATATCTCTACTCATAGATTGTAATTGAGTTTTACTATTTATATAAAAGTTTTGAAACTCGTTGACTTCTGGATTCTTGTTATAATATACGTAATATTTTTTAAAATCATCTAAAGCCGAAAAAAATTGTGTTTTTATTGTATTTATTTTTTCATCAAATTGTTTTGATTGACCCATTAATTTGTTCTCCATTTATATAATACTTTTTTATTTTATTTCCTATAATTATTATAACTTTATAATAAATTTTTTATAACTTATTATAAATTTTTTAATTACAAATTCTATAATATGGTGCTGAAATTGCTGTTTTACTTGGTCTAATTATTTCACATACTTCTCCTGGTCTTATTCCAATAGCTTGAGCAACTGGATCAAACCTTGATATATCTGGAAAATGACTATCATCAATAATATTGTATCTTATTTTAATATTGATTTTCTCAGATTCAGATAAAACACGATGTGGAGGAACTAAAATATGATTCAAAATATTGAATTGAAGACGTTTTAGTGGTTGAAGAACAATGAATATCTTTTCTGATTCCCAAATATGTTTTACTGTATTGGATAATGTTTCATTAATTTCATCTTTCACTACAATCATTAGAGTATCTTTTTTAGTAAGAACTTCTTCAACTGTGAATAAATCATCAATCATCTCTTGTAAATTATTGGGTCTTAAAGCTTTGGCTAAATAATATTTTATATAGATTTTACGGGTTTCATATTCAGAAGAAATATCTCCTTCTTCTACAGTTTTACCTCCTATTTTTTTTTCTAAAATCATATCCAATTGATTATTAGTTTTCATTGTATTAATTTCATTAATACTAAATCCTTCATATTCAGATGATGTATATCCTTGTTGTTTTAATAATTCAAGAAGCACAGTTCTTGATTTATAAATCTGAGAAATTAAACTACTTGTGTTTTGACTTGCCATTATTATATTATAATATAATCATATTGGTTTTATTTTGTTTCAATTTTATATTATATTTTTTATTTTATATTTTATACAAATGATATTTTTTTAATAGAACTGTCGCTAGATGTATTACTTGATGAATTACTTGATGAATTACTTGATGAATTACTTGATGAATTATCCGATGAAGAAGTGCTAGAGGAAATGTTTGTTGATGTTTCAGGCATAGATGATTCCGTATTACCACCTTTTTGTTCCACGGATAATAAAGGTAGTTTTCCAGCTAATTCTTCTTGAACTGTTCTAGGTTTTGTTATTGTAATTTTTTCGTGATTAACTGTTTTTGCTAAATTATTAAATTCTTTAGACATAGAAGTATATCCTCCTTGTAAAGCAGTAAGTTGATTTTTTACAGTTAATGCTTCAAAATATGGCACTAAAGGTGTATTACCTGATTGATTACCTGATTGATTACCTGATTGATTTTGTTGAATTGTATTTTCTCCTGACTGTCTAGCACTTTGTCTCATAATTTGTCCCATAACAATTCTTCTTTGCCCGCCTTCCATTTGTAATATTTTTGATTGACTTGATCCATTCAACATATTAAATGCAGCATTCATATTTGGATCTTCTGGAAATATATTAACCGAACCGCCTACTAAATTACTTGGGGTTTGAGGTGAATTAGGATCATATTGAGGTGTTCCAGGGTCATATGCTGGTGAACCAGGTGCATATTGAAGTGTTCCAGGAACATATGCTGGTGATCCAACAGCATATTGAGGTGAATTAGGAACATATTGAGGTGAATTAGGATCATATGCTGGTGAACCAGTTTGTAATTCTGGTGGTGTATTTCCAGTTTCAAAAATTCCAATATCTCTTTCTTCTCCTAGAGTGTTAGGAGCAAAATCAGGAGTAGACACAAATGATTGAGGTTCGGCATCATAATCCGGATAAATTTGTACTATTTGTTGTTGTTCTACTTGTTTTAATTTAGTTTCTAATGATTTCTTATAATTATTAATAATTTCTTTAATATCTCTTTCTACTTTACCATCATCGCCGTGATCAATATGTAGTAAATTATCAATATTTCTAGATTGGTATGATAAATTTGTTAACTGATCAATATTATCTTCAGTAATAATTCTCATTTGAATATTCATTACCTGTAATTCTTGTATCAATAATTTCAATGCAAAAGGAATTCTAACTACACTAAAAGTTCTACCAAATTTACTAATAGCATCCAAAATTTCCTGACCTTCAACATTTCTATTAAAAACTAATGGTCCGTCTGCAAATGGACTTAAGAATAAATTTTTTTCAGAATTATACACAGCAATAGCACCTGTTTTATTACAAATAGCCATATAATATTGATCTCCTCTAACCATATATGATTCATTTAAGAAATAAGATAGACCATGCGCCATAATACCATCACGTTCCATCTCACCAATTTTAAGACCACCATCGTTAGCACGACCTTGATTTGTTTGTCTTGTTAAGAAATTACGTTTACCTGTTGCACGATAATTAATTTTATCTTTAACCATGTGTTTTAAACGCATATAATATGTAGGTCCAATAAATATTTCAGAATATATTTGTTCACCAGTAAATCCATTATATAAAATTTGATTACCACTATTATGATACCCCATTTTAGTTAACATATGTCCATATGTCTCATAATTTGCTCCTTTTGTGGAAAACGCAGTGCAATCACCATAAGCCCCATACATACAACAAGCTTTACCAAAAAGACTTTCTACTAGTTGTCCAATTGTCATACGTGATGGAAGTGCGTGTGGATTAATAATTAGATCAGGTCTAATTCCATCTGATGTAAATGGCATATCCTCTTCTGGTATAATGAGACCTAGAGTTCCTTTCTGACCAGCGCGAGAAGCCATTTTATCACCAATAGAAGGCAAACGTTCTTCACGAATTCTAATCTTGGCAATTCTAAAACCTTCTTCTCCTTCACTAATAAACGCCTTATCAACAAACCCTAATTGACCTTTTTTAGTTGTTTTTGAATTATCCATATAAGCACCTTTTTGATCCGACATTGTAGTTACTTCTCCAATTAAAACAACACGATCATCTATTGGTGTATTTTCTTTTACTAAACCATAACTATCTAATTTACTGTAATCAAATCCATCTTTTATACCTTTAACATTAGGTTTAGATTCAATATTTGTGAAAAATGAATTAACAGATGACCCAGATACCTTTGAACTTTCTTCTCTAGCTTCATAAGTAGTATAATAATTAGTTCTGAAGAGACCTCTTTTGACAGATGCTTCGTTAATTAAAATAGCATCTTCTACATTATAGCCAGTATATGACATAATAGCAACAATTGCATTAACACCATAAGGTTGTTCTTCGCGATTAATATAATCTAAGTAACGAGACTTTATTAAAGGTGTTTGTCCATAATTTAATGTAACACCCATTTTATCCATTCTCATTTGTGAATTAGAATGATAAACAGAAACAGCTTGTCTACTTTGTCCACAAGAGAAACAATCACGTGGAAATTGATTTGATTCAGGATAAATAATAGAATTTCCCATAACACCAAAAATTAATGAAGGATCAATTTCACAATGAGTATAATATTTATTCAGCTTTAAGTTCTCGGCAAATGTAGAAATTAATGCACTTTCCTCTTCGGATGTATCAACATAATCAATGATTGCTCTATTTCTCTCGAAAAATTCCAGAATTTTTTCTAAAGAATCATAACCAGGATAAAGCTTATTAACATCATATAGAATATTATTTCGTATATTAAAAAATTCATCATTCTTCTTTTCAAACCCAGAAACAGCTTGACTCCAAGTATATTTTCTCGATTGAATAATATCTTTAATGCTTCCATGATCATATGATAGTTTACCATATGTAATAATTCCATTTTCCCCTATATTTTTATCTCTGTAAAAAATAGGTCTAGTTAATCTTCCACTATCTGTATAAATATAAATAATATTAGATTCATAACTAAATGAAATACTAGTATACATAGGGATAATTCCATTTCTTCTGAATAATTTTAACATATTCTCTGTTTGAATAGGATTATCTAAAATACCAATCCAATTACCATTAACAAATACCTTAGTTCCAGTGGCTAAAACTGATGGATTACATTCAGTTAATAGTTTTAATGGAGTATTGGCTCTAATCCATTTAATAATAGGATACGATGAAAACCCATTTGTAATAGATGTGCTAATAGACATATGTTTATGTAAACCAATATTACCTCCATCAGGTGTATCTACTGGATCAATTAAACCCCATTGAGTGCTATGTAATAAATGAGGTCCAACAATCTTAGCAGTAGGATCTAATGGTAAAATAATTTTTCTAAGATGAGAAATATGAGTAAACCAAGATAGACGATTTAAATCTTGAACTAATCCTAATCTTTTTGTATTGGCATCAGCACCCCAATTTCCTTTAAATCCCTTTTTGAAACCGTCCTCTACCAATCTATCTTTAAAAAAGGTAGATAAATTATCTTCAATTAAACTAGCAAAATTGGCTCTATATTTTCCAGAATGATAATAAAATTCTTTGTCTATTTTTAAAAATATATTACGTTTTTGAATCAAATAATATTCACGAAAAAGGTCATAAATAAGAGAACCGGAGGTTTCAATGCGTTTAAATTTAAAGTTATCACGATCTGTAGGGGCTTCTCTCCCCATAAAAACTCGGAGTAATTTGTTAACCATAAATCCAATAAAATATGCCTTATTTAAATAATTATCTTCTCCAATATGTGGTAAAAAATAATTAATTAAAATATCTTGAACAGCAGAAACAGTTTGTCTTTTTGTAAATTTTGATATAAATTCTAAAGCTACTTGTTGAGAAAATATTGTATTAGCATCATGAACTGAAGGGATAAATAAGTCAATCATATCAGAGTTTGCTTTAAGATCTAATAAAGAATATTCAATAATCGTTTTATCAGAAATAACACCTAATGCTCTCATAAGAATAAAGAGTGGAATTGGTTTTTTTACATTAGGAATATCTATAACAATTTGATTGTTAGAATAAGTAGAATCAGGAGCTATAATTTTGACAGATGTGTATCTAATAGGTTTAGAACTGTCTTCAGAAACAGAATGAACTTCACAAGAAAAACTGTATAATTCATCTTCTTTATATTTTCTTACATAAAGCATATTATCTCCAAATTTTTCTTGACTCAGAATTACCTTTTCTTTTCCTGATATAATAAAGTAACCTCCAAAATCATTTCGACATTCACCCAAGTTAAAACGTGCTTCAGTTGTCAGTCCTTTTAAAATACATAAATTTGATTCAAGCATAATAGGAAAACGTCCTAGATATATTTTTTCAAATATTTTTGTTTCTTCAATCTTTTGATCGCCATTATAATAGATAAAATCTACTTCGATATCATAATGTATAGTAACACCATAATTCATATTTCTAAGTCTGGCATCATTAGGATACATATAATGAGGATATGGTTTATTGGACTCTTCATCATATATAATTGGTTTCCCAAAATATAATTTATCTCCATTTTTACCTCCCAAATAAATAAGACATTCATTTGGATTTTCTTTATCACCGAGTTTAAGAGATTTATTTTTAGTTTTTTTAGTTATACCTGTTTCATTGGTTTCCTCTGCTTCACGCTCAATAAATCGAATAGGATTATTTTCACGGAAAATTTGAAAAATTCCCTTACTGAAGAAATCATTATATGAGTCTAAATGATGTGCTACTAAATTAAACGGATTGTCTTTAAAATATTTATCAATCAAGTTCCAAGAGATTGTATCCATTATATTAATATAATGTTATATTTTTATAATGTTTTTTTATATTATTATAAATACCAACATAATTAAGTTAATATTACTGTTATTTTATTCTTCTAGTTCCTATTTGTTATTCTTCTAGTTCCTATTTTTTTATTTTTTCGTCTCAAAGATTTATTTTTAGAAACGCCTTTTGTATTCATTATTGAAAATGTTGTCCACTGTTGTTGTGGTCTATCGTGTAAATATGGTCTTAAATAATCCCATACTCTATTCTCATTACAGAATTTATTTTTATCAAATGGAATACCACAAGAATTACCCCATTTTAACGAAAATGACATATTTTTTGTCATATTGGAATCAACTACATTACCGTCTAATGCTCCACGAGGTTGATATGGCTTTGGTCTAGATGGATCAGACATATATTCACGACCATCTAATTCATAGTGTGAGCAACATGTTCTCGAACATGGATTTTCTTTATTTAAATATACATCATAATGATCGCCAATAATTTTTTGAGCAATATCTATATTTAATTTACCCTTATGTTCATCCATTAAATCAGCTAAACGCACTTTCCTTGCACCTTGATGTCTCCTTAAATCATCTATACCTGTATTAACACATTCTAAATTTCTTATTCTAGGATCATATGGAGCATTAAATCCAATGAAATAACCATTAGATGTGCGTTCAGTTTTATGAAATCTCAAACCTAATTCTATTCTCATTATTTCATTTTTGTTAGTATCTCCAAATAACCAAGAGTTTGCATAATCTCCAGAATTTTCATCCAACAACATTCTTTCGTAATCATCCAAGTTTTTTCCATATTGCATAGCATTACGAATACGACAAGAAATTGGAACTTTATTTTCATATGCAATAAATCCTCCTATTGTTGTTTCTGTTCCTAATATTCCAGCAGATGTAACAAAAAAATCTGTTCCAGACCAAATCCAACCTGGAAACCCCATCATTAACATACGGTTACCATTTGTTGGGGTTAGATCAATAACATATCTAGCTAATTGTCCATCTACAAAATTTGAAAAATTATTATGTGCACAAACTATTTTACCATCGGTAGTCCAATCGCCAACTGCAATAAATGCACTACATCGTTCTTGTGCACCTCCTTCTTTTGATGCAGCAGTATTAGAAACAACTGAACCTTTAACAGCAATTGCCTCTTCTTCAGGCATATTTGCCCACCAACCTTCCGTAAGGGTAAAATAATTATTCCAAGCTACTACTTCATCTACATCCATATTAGCACCTTGAGCAAACCCAACCATTTCTTCATAAAATTCTGGAAACTGTTCTTGTATTTTTGGACTAAAATACTTTTTTGCTGCTTCAATAAAAAATTCCCATTTTACACCAAAATCTGTATAAATTATAAAATCTAAAATACGTCGAACCTCTTTCATATCTTCTTTAATTAATTTACCGTAAGCATAACCTCGTTCTTTTGGACCCCCTTTTATTGATATATATGTCCAACCATTCATTTCATATCTTATTCCATTTTTTACCTTAATAATATTTGACATATATTAATCTAATATTATTTTTTACCTTATTGATATTTTTGTTAAAGATACAACACTTTCTGTAAATAAATTGTAAATACATGCGGTATCTCTACTTTCTTCAATATAAATACAGTCATAAATGTCATAGGGTTTTGTGAAGGGTTTTATTTTATCTAATAAAGAACAAATATCTAGCGAATTTCCTGGAGTATAATATCCCTGAAAATCATTTTTATTACATAAGGCAAATACACCTCCTATATCAAAATAGTTTAAGGCATCAATAAATTCTAATTTATGACAATCAATAATTAGTTTATTTATAATATTATCAATTTCTAGATCAAATATGGATTGAAATGATTGTTTAGTTATAGATATATCAATAAATTTCTGTATTAAAGTCATATACAAATAATAAGAAGATCCTTCTCCAATATAATCTTTATCTTCTTCATCTACATCTTTATGTAATTCTTTATCATTTTCAAACTTATTTTGTATATACTCAAACGTTGCTGTAATTATTGAAATTCTTATTTTATTCCAAGAACCATAAGAACATCCAAATTCTGTTTCAAGACAATGAAATTCAACTCCCATTATTATATTATTATATTTATTTTATTTTGTTTCAATTTTATTATCTATTACAGAAGGATCAATTGATACAATTCCTTTGGGTTTTACAATTACATTAATTCTTTGAACGCGAATAGTTGAAGAAGCTTCATCAGGATTTTTAGATCCTGGATGTTCTGGAATTGGAATACCAAAAATCTTAGATATTAAATGTAAGAAACTAACAAAAAATCCTAATAAAATTACAAAGAATGCTATAATGTCACTACGTGTTAATTTTTGTTTTAAGTAAAATTGATTTATTATTAAGATCAAACAAAATTGTATAATAATTAATATAAATGTGTCTTGAGTTGGTGTTACTAAATCATATTTATCACCAACCATCACAGTAAATGTCATTACAATCCAATCTAACCAAGCAAACGGAATGGCCATTTTATATGCCTCCCACATTGATAGGTTTTTGTATGGTAACGTCACAAACTGTCCCCACATTGATAAACTTTGTGCCAATATAAATAAACATAAAAATAAAACATAATATGGTAATTTAGAATAGTCCATTATATATTATATATATATACTTTTCTTACTTTATTATAAAAAGTATAGCAAAATTCATTTATTATATATTCTTAAACTAATATATAACAAATGAATTTTGCACTAACATTTTTATTATGGTTTTTTCTAAACGTTATGATTGGTTTAACAATGGATTTTGCATTGTTTACCCAAACCACTCCTGATATGAAAGATGCTGGAATATTAGCAAAAATATTATCATCTGAATTTTGGGCATCCATTGAATGGATGTTTTTAATCCCAGCAAATCGTATTGGTAACACATTTTTATCTGCCCCTCAAATATCTTTATCATCTTATGTGTTTGACTTCTTAGCACAACTATGGTCTAATACATTTTGGTTGAAATTACCTACAACTGTTGATGATTATGTAGGAATGTTTTTGATATTATTTGGAATGTATGCTGCAAAATATACTTTGTTTGGTTAAAATGCTTAATAAGGAAAACTAAAATGTAATGGTTGATCATCAGACTGTCTTTTGAAACTTGGTCGTATATTTGCTGCTCTAAATCCTGTATTAGGATAACCCATATTACCGTTTAATGTATTTTTTCTTACAGCAGGACGATATGTCAATTTAGAACCTACTCCTACTCCTGTTCCTATTGAAGATCCTATAAAAGTTTCTCTTAAAGGGTTTCCAAACATCATATCCATTGAAAATAATACAATCAACAAAACTAATAAATACATAATCGTTTGTATTTTGCTCATATTTTATATATAATCAATATAAAATATACGAAAAAGAATTTAATTAATTGTATTTATTTTTACATCCACAATCTTTATTACACATTCCTTCCTTCTTGTTTTTCTTTTGATACATCATAACCATACCCATAATAACAAAAAGTAATATAAATGGTAATAATACTAAGAACCAGGCAATACCAGAGTGCCCGTCTTTACACATTAAATTCAATATCCATGTCCAGAAAAATATATATATAACCTTTACAATAAAAACAGATATACAACTTGGAACGCGACAAGAAAACATACCTAAAGTATATTTATTATTATTACCCATATTTTGGACTGCTGAAATTGCGATAGCCAAAACAGAAATAATAAAATACACATACGATGGACTACACAATTGACTTAATTTATTTGGAAAAGCCATACTATGTATTATGGATAGAAAAAAATTAAAGTAAAATTCTATTGTTATTTAACGAATGTGATAATTGATCTTTATATGGTAGAGGATCTACAGGTGCTTTATATCCGTTTAGAGAATTATATGCACTCTTTAAATTGAATGAAAAATCACTTCCTAAATTAACTAAATCTTGTGGAATTAATCCACCTCCTTTAACAGATTTAGATCTAGATTTAGATCTAGATTTAGTTCGACCTGATTTTCTTCTTCCACCAGTAATGCTATTCCAATTTCTAGATCCAGTATATCCTGAATCACCTGTAATCATTTGTAATTGTGGGTTTTTAGCTACAATATTATTCTCCGCATCATAACTCTTTAAAAAGTTTCTATCACCACCAATTCCATTTACACCAGGCCATTTATCAATTGGAGCTCCCCAACTAGAACCTACCATAGGTCCAGGAATTGGTCCAGCTGGTTTAAAAAAATTGCCTCCTGATTGACTTATAGAAGTTTGTCCGCCAGGAATTACCGAAGTTTGTCCACCGCAAGAAGAACACGATCCTCCATTTTGTCCTATACCAGGAATAGAGTTATAATTTAATGGAACTGTAGCTGGAGGAATATTATTTGGAGGAGAAATATGACTAGCTCCTCCAAACATATTCATTTGTTTTGTAGATAGAGGCGCTATAGGGCATCCACATGATCCACAACCAGCACCACCTTTTTGACGACGATTTAAATAACATGTTCCTGGACAAGGATGAGGACAATTACAATTTACCCCACAATGACAATTAGGACCGCAATTTGGACAACCCTTATTACCTAAAGTTGAATAATTTTTATTATTTTTACATGATTTTGTTTTCTTAGAACAACCGCGCATGACATATATTTTTTGTTTCCTTGTTTTAGATAGTTTATTACTTCTTTTAAGGCTACGCTTAGATTTTCGTGGCATTATATAATATACTTTTAAAAAAAAATCATCTAAAAAGGTTAAAAGTATATTATCTTAAATATTTACAAAGGCGGAATTTACTCAATATCAACGTGAGTTAGCATATGTCGTCTACAGCACATTTTTTTCAAATTTAATTCATCTAAAACTTCGCCTTCAGGAGTTTTTTCACTGTATTCAGGAGTCAAATAAATAACTTTTTCAACATGAAGATCTCTGGTCATTTTACGTTTTCTAACTTCTTCACAATAATAACGATATTTATCGGCAAGCACAGTGCCACAAGTGAAGCATTTAATTGGAATGATCATTATCTCTTATATAAATATAGTATAATTATTCTATATTAATATATTTTGAAATCAATTTTTTTATTTAGAAGATAATATAATATGAGTTTTTACACGACATGTAATCATATTATTATATATCCATCAATAAAATAGCCTACATAATGTAGGGGCCAAATAATATGATATTCGAAATTGTCTACCTACATTATGTAGGACACGAACCTCGGCACTTACCTAGATAATAGTAGGAGTCCATTGTTATCAAATTGCCATCCTTGTCCGTCTTATATGTAGGACCATCTAAACCACCTGCCACACATTTTCCATTTACACCTGTTCTAGAAAATATACAACACGATGTTTGCGCACAATTTGTCTCTGTCAACTGATTACATCCTCCCTCTAATTCTTGTGAATTACCTAAATAACTTTTGCAAAAACTCTCTGCCATATTTAATTTCATCTTTTCTATATTTTCTTGAGAATCTTGCATTGATGGTCCACTCATCATATCTAAAGTTTCTACCGTTACTTCTTGCACTAATTTTGACTCTGGCTTCGGTGGGTTCAAATCTATTCCTTTTATGTTTATTAAAACTAACAAACCTAAAACAAATATTACAATTAACATTATCATCAGTGAATTTTCTTTTATAAAATCTGCTATTTCACTCATATATTATCATATTTTAAAAAGTTTAGCAAAACTTCACATTTAAAGAAATTTATTTTATTCGTATAATTTATAATGGCTCGTCACAGACATAGAAGTTCGCGTCGGCACACTACCACGAAGAAGCGCGGTTCCAGAAATTTTGTTAACAAAACTGTTGGTCAAAGTGTTAGTTTTGCAAAATCTACTTCCAAAAAATATATGCCAAAGGTCAAATCTGGTTTAGAAAATGTCGGTTCCAAAGTAGTTGATACTACCCAAAAAAGTGTTCCATATTTACAAGGTATGACACGTAAATTCTTTGGTATGTTTTCTGGTAAAACTAGAAAACATCACCGACGTTAATTTTTTCACAATTAATGTATTATATATTTTATATGACTCAACCAACTAAATTTATGGTATATGGAGTAGGAGATCTAAATACTATTTTCTCTCCTTTAAATATGACTGCTACTTATATTGCACCTACAACTAAATTTGTTGTAAATGGTTTAGGTGATCTAAATACTATTTTTTCTCCAAAACCACCTTTTACTATTAGTGGTTCAGCAAGTTATGATTTAGGATATGTCAGTAATTATTGTATACTTACACTTTATCCTGGTTCTTTTACTGTTACAATAGATTCTTCAATATCAAGTTTTAATTATATGTTAGTTGGGGGAGGAGGAGCCGGGGGTAATAGTCTTAATACAGGTGCAACACAAACTGGTGGAAGTGGAGGAGGTGGTGGTGGTAACCTTGTAGTCTATACTGAGAGTAATCCAAATACAGCATTTACAGCGACCATTGGCCCAGGTGCTGCGAATAACTCTACCAATGGAGGCGACACAACTTTAATATCTACATTTACTGCAACCGCGGGTGGTGGATCTTCTGGAGCAGACGGAACTTTTACAATCAACACACAATTGCCTGCAACAACAGGTGGAAATTTTAATTATACTGGGGTTGCATCAAATCAAGGAGGACCTGGAGGAAATGGGGGAGGAGGAATCAATATAACAGTACCAGGAACTGGAACTTTTTCAGATAATTCAGGAGGAAATAGTTATTTCTACCAAAATAAAAATATATTAACTTTACCATTGGGCGTCGACTCAAGTGTTTCAGGAGGAGGAGGAGGAGGACTTGCTTACAATTATTCTGGATTAATAGGTGGTAAAGGTGGATTTAATGGGTGTGGTTTTGGTGGAATAGGAGCTTATGTTTATTCAAATACAGTTCTTCAAAACGCTGGATATAGTAACATTGGATCTGGAGGTGGAGGTGGTGCATATGGTAGTCTTATAACAGGGACTAGTCCTACTGGAACCGGGCTTTCTGGAAGTGACGGCATTGCTTATTTATGGGTAAATATTTAAAATTAAAAATATATAAAGTCTATACATATTTTATTATAATGAATCACGCTAATAAAATATTATATGTGGGAGCAGGTTGTCATATAGAACCTGTTACGCATTTTCCAGAAACTAAAACGTTTGTTTTTATTGATTCACAACCGCGAAGCGAATTTGATTCTTTTCATCCAAAATTTAATAAACTTTTTTATAGATCTCACTTTTTAAATGATTTGTTTGAAACTTGTCAAAATTATGGATTCACGTTTGATTCGTTTGATTTTATTGATAACAAATATTGTAAAAAAATAATAACTAAAAAATGGTATTATACTTCTTGGTTTTATAAAATACCCAATGATATTAATCCAACTATGTTGATATTTCTCAATAAAAAAACTCAACAAAAACTCATTTATTACATTTCAACTAATATTAAATTCAATATAAATAGCAATTTAATAATAGATATTAGCAGTTGCGATGGTATTATCGTTTCTGGATATTTTCCTGAAAATGAAATTTTACAGTATTTTACTAAACCCAAAGTATTTTTTGGATATACTAACACAAGTTACTTTTTGGAACCTAATACATCAAAAGTTGAAGATAATAATATTCTATATTTTTTACATAATTGTATTTGTAATACACCATATTTTTTTTCTGAATTTTATTTGGTTCATAACGAAACTGGAATTATAATTAATTGTCAAGACTTTAACCACTTTTTAGAAAGTATTGAAGAACACGATGATTTTTTTAGAAGACAAATAGAATCTGAGGATACTGATAGCTCTATTTTTTAATATCTTTTTGTTTTTATTCTTGATACTTTTATTCTAGTATTTCTTTATATCTCCTCTAAAATAATTCCTATTGTAGCTTTTGTTTTCTTATATTTTTTGTTAGTTTTATGTATTTCATCATGACATTTTTCACAAAGATTTAATAAATTGGCTTTATTATTTTTGTTAAAAGTTAATCCTTTCTTTTTAATAATTCCTTTATCATCTGCTTCATTTTGAAAAATCATATGATGAACATCTATTGCTGAATTTACTTTACATGATTCACACACACCACCTGATATATGTTTTGCATTAAAATGTGAGCCCTTTTGATCCAAAACACTAGATGATTCTGGATGATATTTCATACGAATATTATGAGCGTTATCTAAAAAGTCCTGAGGTAAACTTAAACTTTTACAAACTTCTAGTCCATACATATTATTTCCTGGACCATCTTGTAGCTTTCTATTATAAACAAGACAATCTTTTTCCTTATCATATATAACACTCATATGTTTCATCCCTACATTATGTAGGGAGGTTATTTCTTCGTATCCAATTATTTCGTGGAGATGTGTAGCAAATATAAAGGAACAATCCTTTGATGCTAACGATTGAACCCCTGTTACAAAAATGCTTACAGCACTAATGCTCTCAGTTCCGGAACATAATTCATCTCCTAATACTAAACTGTTGTTATCTGCTAGACGTAATATAGTTCGTAATTCTGACATTTCTACAGCAAACGTTGATAGACCTTTAAAAATATTATCATTCCCTAGAATTCTTGTAAAAATATATTTATATGGCATATATTTAAAACTGGATGCTGGCACATATAATCCTGACTGGGCCATTATTACTGAAATTCCCAATGCTCTAATAAAACTAGTTTTTCCAACAGCATTTGTTCCATATAATAATATACCATCTAATTTTCCATTATTATCTCCTAATCCAATAGTTATATCATTTGCTACATATAACTCTGATTGTTGAATTTTCTCTATTAAACAATGTCTTAGATCTTCTGCTTCAATAAAAGATTTACCTGTTTCATTAAATACTATTTCTGGTTTACAATAATTATATTTATCTGCTATTAATGCCTTTGTATAAACTAAATCTATATATGTAATAAAATCACTTATATTTTTTAATTCATCCTGATAATCTTGTAGTTTTTTAATAATACCTTGATAGACCTTTGAAACTGTATCAATTAAATTTACTTTAATTGAACCCACAATTTTACATAAAGAACTTATTTGTGAACTTGTAATTGTTTTATTGGATGATGATTGCTTATTATATTCTAAATCCAATGAAAGCGTAAAGGTTGTTTCAATATTTGAGTAGATTGATCTGTATTTTAATATAACATTTGTTTTCGTTTTAAGTAATTCTTCTAATATTTTACATCTTCTATCAGTTGCTATCAATGTAAAATTATTCTTTTCGGTTTCATGAATTTTTACATATGATTTAATATCATCATCGTCTTCCTCATCTACTTCTACCGTTTTCTTTTTTGTTGTTTTTTTACCCTTACTTCCAGTTTCATATGTTGAAATTAGTGAACTAAAATATGAACGACATGCTTCCAATTGATCTTGAGAATCTAATAAAGTTTTTATTTTATTATCCAACTCTTGATTTACTCCATTTTTTATAAAACTTTTTTCAATTTTTTGAATATTATCAATGTCCTTACAATCTTCAAGTATTAAAACTTCTTTTAAATAATTAATTATGTTATCTATATTTTCTTTCATTGTAATTGAAAAATTATTTATTTTATTTTTTAAATATTCATTCAAATATTCGTTACCGATTACAAATTCATATAAACTGATTGATATACAAATTGATGAGTATAATTGATATATAGATTTTGGAGTTACTTTCTGTAACATAATTTGACGCATTATTTTTGATATATCTTTTATACCAACTAACAAAGGTTTTATTATTTTATATTCTTCCCCATTCTCTAACAATTTTTCTATAATATCATATTCTTTTTGTAAATACTCTTCATCTGTAACTGGATTTAAAAAATTATATGTAAATTTTCGTTTCCCCATTGGGGTAATACATTCATTTAACATTTTAACAACAGAGGAATACTTACCTTTATAATTATCATCATCAATAATATTTAATTGTTTTAATGAATGATTTGCTAATATTAATCTTTTGCTTGTATTTTCAAGTGTTGGTTCAGAAATTTTATATATTAAATTTGGATTATGCTGATAAATAAAATCTAACAAATAACAAAATGATTGAGTAGCATAGACATTATCGTTAAATATTCCCATAAAAGAAGTTATATCGCATATTTTATAAAATTTATTTAATAATTCAACTTGATATGTTTGTTTTTCACAATTAGAAGCTCTTTGTATATTTTTAGTTCCATTTTGATGATCATTTAAGTTAATAATATGCAAAGATTTACTTTTTATATTTGTATAACTAACAACATCATTTATTTCTGAAACAGGTAAGTTTGATATTAAAATAGTTTCACTCGGATTATAAATAGAAATAAAACGTTCTAATTCATCAAATGTTGTAGGATTTTTAATATAATGTTCATTATATTCCATAATACTAGTTGTTCCAGTAAAAATATCTATAACTGAAACACCTACATATACAAACATTTTATCTTTATTTTTTAAACTGCCTTTTTTATGTTCGACCCATATACAACATGTATTGTTAGTTATACTATCTGTATCAGTTGAAAAATATGTTCCTGGAGAATAAACACCAGTTAAACTTCTAGTTGTATTGGCACATTGTTCATCCTGTTCGTAAACAGCAATAGTATATCCTGTATCCTGTAATTTTTTTACATATTTATCTAACAAATGATCTTTAAATCCAGCCATAACAACTGGTTCAGAACCACAACAAACCCTTTTATCAACAACATTTAAATCGCAAATTCTAGAAAAATCCATAATATTACTTCCATTTATATTATCATTTTTATCTTTTAGACCATATACTTCAAAAAAAGCACCCACTTGCATTAATACAATTGTTAGTTCACCAAATTCATCTATGTGTTTTTTTGTTTTTTCGAAATAATCTCTTATTAAAGACATCTTATTAAATATATAATAAGATGTCTTTAAATTATGTTTGTTTTAATAAAAGAAACACTGTATTTTTTTTCTGTAACATTATTTCATTAAATATATACCTTTTATAGCTAGAATATGTTTGTTGGGAAATTATAGGAAATGTATAATACATTGTTTTTAAAATAAACAGTAAAATTGCAATGTGAGGAGGGACACTATTATATTGAGATATTTCTTTTATTAAAATATTTTTAAAATCATTATTATAAATTGCAATTTCACATTTTATATCCATATATTTTTCGCACTTTATTTTATATCCATATATCATTTTACCGTCCAATTTCCATATTACCTTATCAAATGCGTTTTGTTTAACGTGTAGAAAATGTTGTAATTTTGTTATTGTGCTATATTCATTATCTGTAAAAATAGCTATATCAATATCACTTTTATTATGAACATAATCTGATCTATTCACAGAACCATAGAAATATAAATCTGTATCTAAATAATTTTCTAATCGTTTGAAAAAATCCTTTACATCTTTTGGGAAATCATCTCTTATAGTATTCATTTATCTAAGATAAGAAAAAATTTTTTAAGATTCGTTAAGAAAATTATGTAAAAGAGTCTCTTTATTTGTGTTGGTTATTTCTCCAGTTAAAACTGCTGACTCAAATGTTTTTCTTAAAATATCAGTAGGGCATGTGCTTCCCACTTTAATAATTCCATGTTGACGCAAATATTTGCGCACATCAGTTATATCTGTCTTTTTTAATTCTTTTTGTGTATTTATTATATTCTTTCTTGTTTGTCTATCTTTTATTAAAACTGCTATTCTTCTTAGTTTATCGGATTTTCCTAATGTAAACCTTCGTTTTACTGTTTTCTTTAAATATTGTTTTGGATTATTTTGTTCAATATTTGCTTCACGTTGGTTTATCAACTCTTCAATATCTGGTAAAGTATGTTTATTATCTTCAAAATCTGGTAATTCTGATAACAATTTTGCTTCAAACGGTTTAATCATTTCTTTCTCCATCTTGTTAAAATCTTCCATAGCTTTTCTTTTTGATGATGTTTCATGATCTTCTAATTTTCTCAATTTATTTTTAATTTGTTCTAAACGATCTTCTCTAGATATTGATGGAGTATTACTTTTATCTGTTTGGTTTGATATATTATCTTTTAAACTTGTAAAAAATATACCATCTTGTTTTTTTGGAGGTGTCGGAGGTCTTACTAAATCTGATAATTCTGGATAAACAGAAGGAGATGAAAATTCCTTCCATTCCCTATATGTTTTCTTTTTTCCATTTTTTAAACATCCATAAGGAACATCATCATTAGTTTTATAATTCATACTAAATACTTCGTTATTAAGTATTTGCGTTTTTATGGGTTCAGCTAATTCAGGTGGAAGATCTAACGAAATTTGTTGATTAGACGGAATAATTGGAATAATTGGGATACTTGGAATACTTGGAATAATTGGGATAATAGACTGATTTTTTAATGTTTTATTGTTTAGAAATCGTTGTTGCTTTTGTTTTTGTTTTAAACCCGATAAATAATCAATTGCTCCATAAAATTCGTCTGTATATGTATTTTCTTCTTTTGAATTATTACTAGATTGAGTAAAATCTGAGCCTTTTAATTCTTTTATTTTATGTTCTTTTATTCTTTTTAATAATTTATTTTTTAAATTGCTAGGACTTACAATTGGATTTAATGATATAGCCCTTTTTTCTCTATTTTTTCTTGTTTTATTTCCAGTCATTTTGAATAACTCAGGATTTATTTGAATTGTTTTTTTAGTTGACATATGTTATATAGTAAAAAAACAATTTTACGAATAAACCCCAAATACTTAATAAATACTTAATAAATACTTAATAAATACTTAAATATACATACTATTAATAATGCTTTTATTCCTGTCTCTTTCCTTATTTTTTGAATCTTCATTTCTCAAATAAGTTTCTAATCCTTTGTCTAAATCTTTAAGAATTAAAAATTTCTTCACCGATTGATCTAAACAAAAAACTCTTCTACTATGAGCTATTTTTGTTTTTGCAAATAAAGTTTCAATATCTCTTCCATAAAATTTAAAGTGTCCTTTATTTTTTTCAAACCACTTTGTATTTATTTTTGAATCTTCTGCTAATGACCATCCGCTATCTTTTACCTTCTTTAAGAAAATTTTATATAAATCATCTCCAGTATATTCATCTATTTTAAATCTCCATGTAAATCTTGAATTTAATCCTTGGTTATAATTGAAAAAACAATTATTTAGGTCTGTTTCATATCCAGCTATAATGACCATTAAGTTATCTTTATGATCGCTTAGTGATTCGCATAAAGTATCAATACATTCTTTTGAAAAACTATCTCGTTTCTCTTCATTACCAAGAGCATAAGCTTCATCAATAAATAATACACCTCCTAAAGCTTCGTTGACAACATCTCTAGTTTTTAAGGCCGTTTGTCCCAAATATCCGGCTATTAAATCAGCACGAGTAACCTTCTTAAAACTTCCTTTGGATAATACTCCCATTTTAGAGAAAATAGATCCAATAATTTTTGCTATTTCTGTTTTACCAGTTCCAGGTGGACCATAAATAACGGTATGCATAAAATCATTACCTTTTATATCAGATTTTAATGTATGTAAATTTTGTATATAAAATATAATTTGATCTACAATATTTTCTTTTAAATCCTTCATTCCAATCATATTTTGTAATTCATTCAATGGAATTTTAATTTTATGTAATGCATCAATATTAATATTATATTCTATATTTTTATCATTTGGATATGTTTCTACGAGTTTCAATAAATCATTTATATTATTAATTTCACTATCAATATTTACTTTTTTTATATAAACAGGTGTTGTAGGTAAAAAAATTTCTTTAAGAAGTATATTTTCATCGCTTTGATATGTATTTGGATCATTATGTTTTTCAACTGCAGCCAATAAACATTCCCATGGAGTGATTCCTGTAAAATTTGTATCATCATTAAAATCTTTATTAATATTTTTAACAAAATCTTTAACTTCATTTTTAGATGAAGAACTAGAACTAATAGATATGGGAGGAGGGTTTTCTTTTTGATTTTTATCTAGTTCTAATAAAAAGTTATTATAATTATTTATATCTGTATATGACTTAAAACGTGCATAATTTTGATTATGTCTGACTCTCTTATGTATCATTAATTATATATTAAAATTCTACATTTATATCATTATTTTTAAGTTATAAATGTTAACTATTCTTATCAATAACTACTTCTTTTGCAACTCTAGATATTATCTTGCTTATATTATTTTTTTGTTCTAATTCAGTTCCTCCTGACATTGAATTACATACAATTTTCAAATAAGTATCGTTCTTTTTAGAAGATGAATCATAGCAATCAGGATTATTTTTAACCCATTCAGGAATTTGTTTCATATTTTTGTTTGCTATTTGTTTTATTACTTTTGACATTTTATTATTTGGCTCATCATCTTTAATCCATTTATTATCATCTTTAATATAAAGTATTTCGCGTTTATGATCAGAACAGTGTATTGGTCTTTGTCTAGTATCCAACTCCTTCAAATTATTTAAAACAACATTAGAAATGCCTTCAACAAAATTGGTTTTGCCTGTATGTTCAAGATCACTAATTTGAAATTTAATTGATTCAACAAATTCAGATATGTTCATTGCATCTTTGCACGTTTCATTGAGAAAGAATTGTAGATTAAATGTTTTATTATTGGAATGAATGTTGCTATTAGATATATTGTTAGTTTGTCCAGTTTTACATATATCAACTATTTTGTTAGTTAGTTCCTGATTTTGTTTAATAACATCAATATTTTGTTTAATTACGTCTTTAACAAGTTTGGTTAAAGTTTGTAGTTCAGTTTCTTGTAGTTCAGTTTCTTGTAGTTCAGTTTCTTGTAGTTCAGTTTCTTGTAGTTCAGTTTCTTGTAGTTCAGTTTCTTGTAACTCGTCTTCTGATGTATAATCCAAGTTTATTTCACAATGTTTCTTATGCTTCCATAAACTTTGACGATAATTGTATTGCCGACCACAAACACAATTATAATTATGATGTGGAACTAAATCGTCAACCAAATGTAAGCCATTTGTCTCCTTTAAATGTTTCCCGGTTAAGTTATGTCTATCCATTTGACTTTTACGTGATGTATAATAATCACAAAATATACAGTGAAACTTTTTGGAACTTTTTGCGTCAACCATTGTCTACTATATAGTTGACATAAAAAGTTCCAAAATACTTTTCCTAAATAATATATAAAAATTACAATCACAAATAAAATGATCAAAAAATGATTTTTAGAGCATTTTCATCACAAGTCGTTTTCGACAATTATTTTCCAAAAAGTATTTTAGGTTTCCCATTTTGGACATTTATAAATGTCCATTTTCGAAAACCAAATCACTTTTATAAATTGTTTTTGCTGACTGAAAATATAACCAAAAATAATAAGTATTTATTTCTTACCATATATAGTAACAAAACTAATAAATCAATTAATAAGGCAAAATATATAATATCCGAAAACTATTTAAAAAAAAATTGATATATAAAATAACTCCAAGGATGGATAATATAGCTAAACAGACGACTTATACAAGTAAAATGAGTAACGAAATTATTAATAGTAACAATGTCGATGTCAAATTTGATATTGAAAATAGCCCATATATTGAAGATCCTTGGACTATTATTGAAGCATATTTTAGAGACCAACATTTGGATAGATTAGTAAGACACCAATTGGAATCGTATAATAATTTTGTTGGGTACCAAATTATTAAAACGATTGAAATGTTTAATCCTGTTCATATCAAATCTGAAAATGATTTAGATGCCAAATCAGGAAAATACGCATTAGAAATGTTTATAACTTTTGAGAACTTTCACATTTATCGTCCTCAGATTCACGAAAATAATGGTGCGATTAAACTTATGTTTCCTCAAGAAGCACGATTAAGAAATTTTACATATTCTTCTGCTATGACAATTGATATTAACATCAAATATGTCATCAGAGATGGAGAGGATTTAGAAAATGTAAAAACATTGTATAAAACTTTGCCAAAAATTCATATTGGGAAATTACCGATTATGTTGAAGTCTAATATTTGCGTTTTAAATCAATATAAATATGTTGATAATCGTCATACTGGAGAATGTAAATATGATGCAGGGGGATATTTTATTATCAATGGTTCTGAAAAAACTGTTTTAGGACAGGAACGTGCTGCTGAAAATCGTGTATACTGTTTTAATGTTTCTAAGAATGACACAAAATATACATGGAAAGCAGAAATCAAATCAGTGCCAGATTTTAAATGTATTTCGCCAAAGCAAATTAATATGATGATCAGTTCTAAGAATAATGGGTTTGGTTATCCAATATCATTACAGATTCCTCGTGTTAAACAACCAGTTCCTTTATTCATTGTATTTCGCGCTTTAAATATATTGTCTGATAAAGAAATTTGCGAATATATCCTTTTGAACCTCTCGATAGACAAATATAAGCCAATGTTAGAAAATCTTCAAGCATCGATTATCGAAGCCAATAAATATATGACATATGAAGATGCAGTTAGGTTTATTACAGGATATGTCAGCTATACTCCTATTAATATGGATAAAGAAACTGGAGCAATGAAGAAACATCAGTTCGCCCTTGAAGTTTTACAAAATGATTTGTTTCCTCATTGTCAAACAACTACTCAGAAAATCTACTTCTTAGGATACATGGCTAATAAATTAATGCAAGCTAGTTTTGAATGGATTAAAGGAGATGATAGAGATTCTTATCTTAACAAACGTATCGATTTAACAGGAACATCTCTTAATAATCTGTTTAGAAACTACTTCAACAAACTTGTTAAAGATATGGAGAAACAGGTCATCAAGGAAATTAACAATGGTTCTTGGAGATCTAATGAAGATTATCTTAATATTCTTAATTTAACAAATATCTATAAAATTGTAAAATCTAATACCATTGAGAATGGGTTTAAACGTGCATTATCTACTGGTGATTTTGGAATTAAACATACAAATTCAAATAAGGTAGGTGTAGCACAAGTGTTAAATAGATTAACATATGTTGCTAGCTTGAGTCATTTACGCAGAATTTCTACTCCAACTGATAAAAGTGGTAAATTAGTTCCTCCTCGTAAACTACACAATACGTCTTGGGGATTTCTATGTCCTGCTGAAACTCCAGAAGGTGCTTCTGTTGGTATTGTAAAAAATATGAGTTATATGTCTCACATCACAATCCATTCTAACAGTAATTCGTTGTATGAATATGTTGAACCTCATATTATCAGTTTGAGTATTTTGAAACCATCTGACCTTTATAATAAAGTAAAAGTATTTATTAATGGTTCGTGGATTGGTATCTCAGAAGATGCAGGAAATTTCTACATTTTACTCAAGGATATGAAATACAAGGGTATTATTAACATTTATACGTCTATTGTATTTGATTATAAATTACAAGAAATCCGAATTTGTAACGACAGTGGAAGAGTTACTAGACCACTCCTAAAAGTTAAGGATAACAATGTTCTTATTACTAAACAAATTATGGAAGATTTAAAAGATAATAAAATTTCATGGGACGATTTATTGACAAATTGTAAAATTAACGAAGCTATTATTGAATATATTGATCCAGAAGAGCAAAGTTTCAGTATGATTGCTACTAAACCAAAGAATATTATTGACAAAAATGAAGGAAATCGCATTTATAAATTTACGCATTGTGAAATTCATCCATCAACAATTTTCGGAGTAGTAGCATCGTGTATTCCTTATCCAGATCATAATCAGTCTCCAAGAAATACATATCAATGTGCTCAAGCGAAGCAGGCAATGGGTGTTTATGCTACAAATTTCAATGAAAGAATGGATAAAACTGCTTATGTTCTCAGTTACCCTACAAGACCTTTAGTAGATACTCGTGTTATGAATATAATCAAGTTGAATGAAAATCCATCTGGGTGTAACATTACTGTCGCAATTATGACACACACGGGTTATAATCAGGAAGATTCATTACTTGTTAATAAAGGATCTATTGATAGGGGATTATTACAGATCACAATTTCTCATACTGAAAAGGATGAAGACAAACAGAAAATTAATGGTGATGAGGAAATTAGATGTAAACCAGATCCAGCCAAAACTAAAGGAATGAAGTTTGGTAATTATAATAAGGTAAATTCAAAAGGTATTGTTCCTGAAAACACATTGATTGAGAATCGTGATATTATTATTGCAAAAGTAACTCCTATTAAAGAAAATAGAAACGATCACACTAAAGTTATTAAATATGAAGATGGTAGTAGACAATATAGAACTGTTGAAGAAACGTATATTGATAAGAATTACATTGATAGAAATGGCGATGGATATAGTTTTGCAAAAGTCAGGTTGAGATCTCTAAGAAAACCAGTGATTGGTGATAAGTTCTCATCTCGTCACGGACAAAAAGGAACTGTTGGTAATATCATCCCTGAAGAAGATATGCCTTTTACTGCATCCGGAGATAAACCAGATATTATTATTAATCCACACGCTATTCCATCTCGTATGACAATTGGTCAATTAAAAGAAACGCTATTAGGTATGGTATTAGTTGAATTGGGATTATTTGGTGATGGAACTAGTTTTGGTGAATTAACAGTTGATGAAATATCAAAAAAATTATTGGAATTAGGTCACGAAGCCCACGGTAATAAATTGTTGTATAATGGTTTAACTGGTGAACAAATTGAATGTAGTGTATTTATGGGACCTGTATTTTATCAAAGATTGAAGCATATGGTAAATGACAAGCAACATAGTAGATCTATTGGTCCAATGGTAAACCTAACTAGACAACCAGCTGAAGGTCGTAGTAGAGATGGTGGTCTAAGATTTGGTGAGATGGAAAGAGATTGTATGGTATCACACGGTGCTTCTAGATTTACTAGAGGAAGAATGTATGATGCATCAGATAAATATCAAGTATATGTTTGTAAAAAGTGTGGTCTTATTGCGTCATATAATGATCAACTACATATTCATTGCTGTCGCACTTGTGATAATCGTGTGGACTTTGCTTATGTAGAGATCCCTTATGCTTGTAAGTTATTATTCCAAGAGCTTACAACAATGAATGTTGTTCCAAGAATTATGACAGATAAATAAAAAAATATAATATAAAAAAGATATTAAAGCTCTTTATATTATAAAATAATATATATAATATACATAAATGGTAACTATACCTTTGTTAAAAGATATTTCAAAATTTAATAATACATCTGATTATTTACCAATTATAAACGGATGTGTAACTGCAGATTTAATAATTATTTTTTTAGTTTTTCATGGGGTATTTAGATCTAAATATTTAAAAAAATGGTATATTAATTTTCAACTAAGTGCTGTATTAGCAGATATACTAATTTTAGTTATAGGAATAATTATAGCCAGATTTTTTTACAAATACTTATTTAACGAATTTAATATTTGGAAATTTACTGGACTAGCAGTTGTAATACAAATTATACACGATATATTATTTTATTTGTTTTTTAATAGTTTACCACGTGGATACAATTATATGTTAGATTTCTTTAAAGACTATGCTAAAGAGGTTGGATCTGGAGCTATAGTAGGTGACAGTTTTATGATGATAATAGCATGTTTATTAAGTTCACATTTTGCAACATATTCTTTAAATAGCAATATCATTATATTAATACTTTCTGTCTATTTTTTTCCTTATATGATAAATTATATTTAATAGATTTAAGATGTTATAGATTTAAGATGTTATAGATTTACCCGAATATAATCCTGCAATAATCATAGTTTGTATGGTTGAATCAATTATGTTGAATTTTTTTAAACGATTTTCTAAAAATGTAATTTGTTTTGAATGTATATCGTTTTCGTTCAAACCTGGATTTCGACTAGTTTGTAAACCTTTATTTAAATTAACAATTGCTCTTTTAAATTTATCTAATAATCTATTACATTCAGAAATTGTCAAGATTTCGTATCCAGGTTCTGTTATTTGTTGTCTTTTTGATAATAAATCTTTGAAGGTTGTATATTTTATATAATAATATAACTTTTCATCTAAAAGTGAACCAATATCAGGACATTTAAATGTGATTTTTTCATCTAATTCAGAAATAGTAAATTGATAATCAACTGATCTTTCAAAATATGGTTTAATCATTTCCGGGATTTCCCTAAAATCAATATCTGAAATAGCTTTAAACCCGGTATATTGTTTTGTATAACTTAGTTTATAAATAAAAGGATTTGCTTTTTTATTGTTAGGATTCGGTGCTAAAACAGATATATTAATTTTAATAGGAGTTATTATTGTTAAAAACCAATTAACTAAGTAAGCAATATGACCTGATAAATTTTTTACATTTATTTCATTATATACGATACCTTCATTTGGCATTAGCAAAATATCAATATCTTCACTTTCATACATACTAATTCCTGGAATGTCAGCTAAAACTAGTTGAATCGCCTTTCCTCCTTTAAATATAAGTTCATAATCTTGTTGTTTCATTTTTTGAGATATTATTCCAAATACTAATAATGTAGCACATAAAACTATATTATATTGTGTAAAATCAGTAGGTGATTCAAAAAAAATGGGTCCATATTCTCCTTGTGGGCGATATGGTTTATTTTCATTCGGAACAAAATATGTAGGGATTAAAATTTGTATAATTTTACATACACTCCAAATAGTAGTTATTTTAGATCCATCCATTTTAATTCCAATATCACTTATCATCATAGAATGAAGTTTTTCCCTAAGAGCAAACATATTATTAACTCCAAACAATGGTGTCCAAAATTCTGGTTCTACATCAAGTGGGTAACCTGAATCTGTGGGCAATTCGGTTGGAATAATTAGTTTGGTAGTTGGAATCTCTGGTTCAATGAGAGATTGTTCAGTTACTTCTGTTATTGGTTCAATGATTTGATCAGGAACATGTGGTATTTGTTGTGTCAATATGGAATTCATTTCATTCAGTTGATTTTCTGTAAGTGTTTCTTCAGAAGCATCAATGTCTTTATTTTTTAAAAATTGTATGAGAGATTTATCTTTTAATTTAATAGCATCACTTAACGCAGTTATATTTTGTTTATTGCTTTTGAGATTGATATTTCCTCCATTTTTGACAAATGCTTCTGTTAATTTTTTTCTAATTTTTGTGTCTGGTATATTTTCATATATAATAACTAAACAAGGTAAAAGTGCAATATTCGGTGATTCTTCAAGGGAGTAATTTATTTTATCAATTGGTTGAAAAGTATCAATATTTGCTAAAATTCTGAGATTAATGCCCATTTTTTGGTTTTTAAATCCATTTTTGATTTCAGAAATAGATTTATCAATTTTTGCAGAATTATTATCATTAATTGCATTTTTTAATTTAGCAATACTTGGTATAAACATTGCTCTGAAACTATCTCTATTTTGTATTTGCACAGCTTCATCAATTAAAGCGCCGCCTAAATAATATTTATGATTAATGCGTTTTTTTGTTTTTCTTTGAGATTTTAAGAATTTGTATGATTTTTTGTTTTTTCTTATATATTTTAAAAATTTACTAGTCTGGTTGTGTCTTTTTTTTGTATGATTCATATTATAACTATATAATATAATTTGATAAATATATTTAGGTTTAACACTTCTTATATCTTTATTAGAAAAAGTGTTTAACAATAAAAGTAGTAAGAGCAAATAAAATACCACCCCATAATGTATCAATAATAACTGTTGTCCAAACCCATTTGGATAATAATGCCTTATTAGTCGTTTCGTATACGCCATAAATAACAAGACCTAATAAGAATGCATCTTGAATACTGCGGTTAGGTTTAATAATAAAATAATTAATTCCAAAAATAAGGAATATGTAGCAAAGAAGTATTGCTAGAAAATTAATTTTAATGGGTGATCCCTGAACAAGTTTGATTTGGTTAGAAAAATAATCCTTAATAAGATTCAAATATAGAGAATCTAATACAACAAAAACAATCGCACTAATAAGTAATTGAAAGTCAAACATTATAATATAAGTTTAGAAAAGTAATAATTTGTGTTTTGGTAAACTTTTCTTAAGTAGAAATTTTTTTATTCTAGTATAATATAAATGTCTAATAGCATTGGAGCAGGATTTTCACAAACAGCAACAGGATCTTCTGGTTTTACAACTGGAAGCTTAGGAAGCTTATTAAAATTAGTATCTGGTATTGGTTATCCATATGATGGACCAGGCCCAAAATTAGGTGGAGGACTCCCAGGATTAATGCCTCAACCAATTATAGATCACGATAATTCAGATGCTTTTGCTAGAACTCGTTTTACTTTAAGAGATGCGTGGAATACAACAAGTTATTCTGGTAGTTCAAATCCAAAGAGAATTATTACTCCATTTAGAGCTGTAAATAACGCAGGTGATTTGCTATCTCGTGAAAACTTTTCGTGTGGTGGCTCGTGTCAAACACCTCAAAGTCGTCCAGGTTTAAATGGTTTAAGACAACGATTTGGTTCAACATCAAATGCTTGTCAGCAATCTGTTGTTTGGAGTTCTAATCAACTTGATAACAAAATTCCATCTTCAACATGTAACGTAAAGTATGTATATGATGGATCTGATTACACAAAATTTAAGAAGAATCAGGCAATGAATCGCAATTACAATGATAGATCATTTGGAGGAAATGATAATAACGGATCTCAAACAGCAATTCGTCATATCAGAAGATATTAAACTGATTTAAAAAAATTGAAATTATAAATTACTTATAAAATGTATTATAAACAATCCTATAATACATTTAGAATAATGACACAATTTGTTAGTTTATCAAAGATTCCCAAGGCTAAAAAATCAAATATTCTATTGGAAATCGTAGAAGAATCAATAGATACAGATCTATATAAAATTACACGTAGCCCCTATATTTCATCGGAATATATTCCATCATCAATTATCCCTCTAGTAATGAAGCATCACTTTCCTTCATCCGAATTAATTTTGCATTATAATGAGAATCACGGAATTTACAAAATAATAATAAAGGATTTGTTAGTTGATACAGTTAAAAACTGGGAATATAATAGACCTCCCGATATGGCTCGTTGTCCAGATATTGGCAGATATATGTATAATTCCAGAAAACCAGTTGACACAATGGTTTACTTAAGTTTTACAAATATAAAAGAAGTTTTTGAAGTAATAGATGGAATTCATAGACTAACGGCTTTGAACATTATAAAGGAAGAAAATATAAAACCAATTAATTTATTAGAACATTGCGAATTTGGTTCTGGAAATGATGCTAGTTGGTTATTTAATCAGTATTTGTTAGTTAATATAAGATTTAACGCAACTCAAGGAGAATTGATAGAAGTATTTAAGAATTTAAATAAAAGTCAAGTAGTTCCTGAATTATATATAAGAGATCATTCAAGGGAAAAACGAGATACAATCGATTCTATTGCAAATGAATGGTATGTTAAATATAAGAGACATTTCTCTTCTTCCTCAAATCCTATTACAGGGAATACAAATAGAAATAAGTTTGTTGAATTATTAGATAAATTATATGATAAACATATAATAGAAGCGTCCTCTAGCGATAAATTAAGAAGAAAATTAGATGATGCAAATATAAAATTAATGTATTCTATCCCAAGTAAAGCATCGATTGATGTAAGAGTAAAATGTAAAGAAACAGGATGTTACTTATTCTTATATAAGAATGATAAGTTAGAAGAAATAATCTAAATTTATAGTATAATGGAAACTAACAAAATAGTTTTAATATTTGGTTTAATTTTGATTTTATTTTTTATTATGCATAACGTTAGAATTGGTTCTTCTTCTACTCCAACAACAACTACATCATCCGTAGTTTATAGAAGACCAGTAACTCCTGTAGCAGGTCCAAATCCTCATTATAATTCATATAAAGCACAATATTATAATTAATAGAATTATTATCATATACTATATTAAATGACTACTCCATATGGAATATCAACATCAATAGGTTCTCAATCATTTCAAGGTTTTGTAAACGCACCTATTCTTGGTCCTTTAGATTCAAGTCAATATCCAAATGCAATGCCATATCATAGTTATGGTATTTTAACAGGACAGAGACCTACTCCACAACAATTTTTTCCTGGACAGGAACCAGTGAATGCAGAAATGGCTACAAATGCTAGAGCACAATATTTAAGAGCTACTGCTTTAAGTGCTAGACAAAAAGCAATTCAAGATGCTTTAGGAAAATTAGCACCACCTACAAATAAAGTGTCATATTCAACACAACGCCAATATGCTGTATCCAGTCACGTCAACTATATAGCTCCTATTCCTGGTTCAATGTATACTAACATAAGAAAAAGTATAGCTATTGGAAAATCAGCATATAAAGTTGGATTACCATTAGAAGCGCCAATTGGTTCAAAGAGTTATGATACAAGTTACAGACGTAGTGCATTACAAAGAGCTCGTTCAGGAGGATGCACCGCTCCAAAAAAAAAGGGATCAATATATAATTATAGTTTAACACAACCGGGAATAAATGGTTGGGGATCAGCACCAAGACAAAATTACTAAAATATGTTAAGAATGTGTAATGTTAAATCTTATTAGACATAAATTCCTGAACCAATTCTTCTGGTATACAATTAAAATCAATAATTTTTTTATTTAATTCGTATTTATTTTGGTACAACACAGATTCTTGTAATTTTTTCTCAAACAAATCTTTATTTTCAAAATACTTTAAAGCTGTTTTAGGTCCACATTTTGGGAATACAGATGGAATATTGTCGCTAGGGTCACCAGTTACAATTTTACAAAATAAGTCGCAACTAGCATCTCCAGTGGAGGTTTTTTGTTCAGTTAATTTCTTAAAAGCTAAATTATATAAATGCACACGTTCTTCAGCTAATTGTAGATAATCTTTATCAGATGTAATAATATAGATATTGCACGTAGGATATTCACTTAATAAATGTTTAACTGTGATGGCAATACAGTCATCCGCTTCTAATTTGGGATGTTTTAGAATAGATCTAGCACCTCCTTGTATAAATAATTGTTCTTCATAAACCATTTTAAAGAACGGTCCTCCCATAAATCCGTCTTCAGGACCGTTAGCTCTATTACCTTTATAATTAGGAAATAATTCATTACGCCATATATTTGCTCGTTTACAGTCCTTTCCAACAATAATAATTGGTATTTCATTCTTATCTAGATTCAAAGATTTGGGTATTTTTACAATATTATCAATAAATGTTTTTTTAAATTTTTCGACAAATGTTTCATTTTGATATGGATCAAGAAGCACGTCGGATTGTTCAGGATACGCATTTTTCCACCAATTTAATAACGAATGGTATCTATAGAAACAAAAGTAGCTTCCATCAATAAATATAAATGTAGGATTAGTTGACATTTCTTTTAAACAACGGTTTATGCTCATATATAATATAATATAATTCAATTGTATTTAATTATATTCAATTTTTTATTATATAAAAAATAATGAACTTAAAGACTCATACCTTTTACATCAATAACTAATATAATATATTTGACAATGAACTTAAAGACTCATACCTTTTACATCAATAACTAATATAATATATTTGATAATGAACTTAAAGACTTGACTATATTACATCATATAATACAGTAAAATGTCAATTTTAAATACTGGTGCTCCACACTTTAAGTCTGTTATTAAACAACATAGACATGCTAATTATACATTAGCTAAAGTGCTTAATGAATTCATTGATAATGTCATTAAAAAAACTAATGACATTCACATATTTACTCAGGTTGATGATACTGGGAAGCTACAAGAAGTGAAGGTTTCTGATAATTATATTCATGGATTTGATAATCTTGATGCTGAAGGAGTTCATAACCCCTTTAATATGGGACATATCAAAATTTCACACGATGATGACGCTGAAACTTCTGAATTTGGAGTTGGAATGAAAGCAGGAGCATTATCCGCTGCAAATCAATTAAACGTGTATACACATATTAAAGATTCTGAAGGAAATTATAAATATGTTGAAGTTATTTGTGATTTTATAAGAATGTCAAATGAAACAGACGTCAATTCATCTTATAATCCTAGAATTAAACTCATTTCTTATGAAGAATATAAAGAACAGCATCCTTTTGAACAAGGAACTACACTAAAACTATCCAAAATTAGGGATTGTATTTATTCCAAGACTACACAACAAGATATTACAAACGATGTATCTAACTGTGTTGCTGATACATATTCTCGTTTTATTATTAGAGGAATCAATCTTTATGTAAACGAACAAAGTGTTCAACCTAAATATGATTTCTTTGATGATCCTAAGTGTGAACCATTTACTATCACTAAAGAACTATTTATATTGGAAAAATCAGGAATTATTATATATCTTATCAGAAAAACTAAGGAAATGTCTGTTTGGCAGGAGTTTAACCCTGAAAAAGGTGAGTGGTATAAGTTAAAAGAACACAATGATGGGTTAATTTATATTCAAGAATTGCTTAAGAATGGATACAAACATATATATTCATCTTTTACAAAAGACGGTGTATGTATGAATATAAACACTACATTTACATTTTATTCTGATATGTATCATACCAAACATCCTAAGTCTGAACCTGATCTTCCAGAAGATAGTGTTTATATCTATAAAGATGACAGAAATTATGGAAAACAGTCTATTCTTAAACATAACAACGGTGTTCACAATTATACATTACACGAGATTGATTTTGTATCTAAACGTGTTGGAAAAGATCTTGGTATTACATTTAACAAGGAAATTTTAATGAATGGAAATAATGATTTAATTATTGTCATTAAGTCTGCTTTGATGGATAGTCGATCAGATTTTACTGCTGATACACATAATGGGAAAAATGCTACTCTTTGCGATAAGGCTATTAAAAAGGGACTTATTAATTTACAGAGTTGTCCGGAAGCTAAGTTGTCTGCACATCATAGATCTCAACGTTTATGTTTAAATCCTCCTTCTGTTGTTTATATTAAGACTCCAAAACCTAAGAAGCCTGTTGTTATTCCTGTTGTTTCAACAAATGATGATTTAGCAGATAGTCAAGTTACATATAGTGGAGGAGACCTACATCGCCAAGACGATGATGATTCTTTTTCAGATTTGAGTGGAACAGGACTGATGAATACAGTTGAAAAATCACCAACAACAATCAATATAGTATCAGTTAATACTAATGTAGAAAAAATTGAGGACAAAAGACTATTAGATTTACGAATTGATCCACCAGATAACGAATCATATCCTATTGATCCACCAGATAACGAATCATATCCTATTGATCCACCAGATAACGAATCATATCCTATTGATCCACCAGATAACGAACCATATCCTGATGGATGCGGATGCGGTAGAGTTATTCATGAAACAGATATATCTGACAGAAGAGAGAGAACAATTGCTATATTGGATCATCTAAATAATTCTTTGTGTGGGCCAGATGATTGTGTATTATCTGTTGAAATTTTAAGAGTTCTTGAAAGTATATTTCAATAAATATATTTCAATAAATATATTACACCAACCGAAAAGAAAAATGATAACTGGATAATTGTGTTTGTATTTAATGAAATGCTGCTGCATACATCTTTAAAGCCAACTCTTTTTGGATTTTATAATCCACAATTGGTTTTGGATACTTTATAGTTTTGTATTGAGAATATGTCTCTTCCCAATTCAAAATATCCTTATTTGGAATATCTTTAAGCTCTGGTATCCATTTTTTTATATATTCGCAATCTGGATCAAAATTCTTTGCTTGTTCCCACGGATTGAAAATTCTAAAATATGGTTGCGAATCTGCACCAGAACCAGCAGTCCATTGCCAATTACCATTATTAGAAGCAGGATCATAATCTGTTAGATTAGTTGCAAAGTGTTTTTCTCCTTTTTGCCAATCAATCAAAAGTGTTTTAACTAAGAAACTAGATGTAATCAAACGTGCTCTATTATGCATATATCCAGTTTCTAAAAGTTCTCTCATCCCAGCATCAACTACTGGATAACCGGTTTCACCTTTACACCATTTGTTAAACCAAGTAGTATTATGATGCCATAAAACTTTATTATAATTTGGTTTCATTGCTGATCCTAATACATGTGGAAATGAATACAAAATATTTGCGTAAAAATCACGCCAAAATAGTTGTCTAATAAAATCGTGTTTTGCACGAAATGTATTGTAAACTTCTCGTATACTTATACATCCAAATTTTATATATGCACTTAGTTGACTTGTTGGGTGGCTTAGTTCATTATGTGTTATAGGATAATTTTTAATATTTTTAGCAGCAATCTTTAATTGCTTAACAGCATCGGTTCTTCCTCCGTGGACTAAAATATTAGGATTAATTTTTGTAAATTTATTAAATGCCTCAACTAATGAAATACTATTTTGTAAATGTTTGTTAAAAGGAGAAAAATGTATTTTCTTTAAACCAGAAGGTAAATCTACTTTTTTTTTTAATGATGATTCATAAAATGGAGTAAATTTTTGATAAGTATTTCCTGATCCATTTAGAATTGTTCCTGGTGGATGTAAATAATAGTCTTGACCATATTCGATATTTACATTCATTTTATCACAAATTTTTATAATTCCTAATTCTCTTTGAATAGCATATGGACTGTAATCAGCATTGAAACAAACCAAGTTAATATCAAGTGTTTTAATTAAATATGAGACAATTGAATCATTATGTCCATAAAAACACATTAAATGACCTCCCATTTTACTTATCTGTAATGACAAGTCTTGAAGTGATTCAATCATAAATTGAACTGCATTGTCAGATTTAAATTTATTTGCTCCAGTTACTTGTTCAGGAGTAAAAATAAAAATAGGATAAATGTGTTTACATTTACTATTTGCCAAATTAAGTCCTATATTATCTATAACTCTAAAATCTCTTCTAAAAATAAATAATCCGTTTTCACAAGTAGTCATTAGTATAGAATATTATAATAAATTAGTAAATTATGTTTTACTTCTAGTTTTACTTTTAGTTTTACTTTTAGTTTTACTTTTACTTTTACTTCTAGTTTTACTTTTACTTCTAGTTTTACTCCTAGATTTACTAGCACTTTTAATCGGTTTAGTCTTCTTTTTTGTAGAGTTATAACACTTAAATTTTTCATCTCTCAAATATCCTGCTTTACATTTTTTAACACATCTTTTAGTTATTGGATTAACCTCTTTTTGTTCTGGACATCTAACATAAATCTCTATAGCATCTTTGTTTGCTATTTCTTGTAATTTTACAGACAAATGTTCTGGGGCGGAATGTTCATCATTTTTGGTTTCTTTCATTATTTCTGGCGGTGCAGGTGATTTATTAACTAGGGTATGGTTTTCAAAACTCTTTCCAATTCTAGTTAAAATTCCTATTTCAAGTAAAATATTTTCATATTCGCTTAATAATAATTCAATATCAATAACTCTTGTTACTGGGTTGAAATCATACATTTTATGAAAAAATGTTGATAAACGTGTATAATCTTCTAGTGATAATGCATTTAAACGTTTAAAACAATTAGCCATAAATTGTAATGTAAAACCTAGTCCAAATACATCAATAGAATCAGTTATATGATTTAAAACTTCATCATATGATTTAGTTTTTATTAGATCATCAAACCCATCAAAAAATGAATTAATATATCCATATTGTGTTGCAGCATCTGGGATAGTTTCATTTAGGTTTAAATATGCGAATAGAATACTAAATGCTTCTGGATTATTAATTGGTAAATCAAGAGTATTTATGTTTGAATTAGTAACAATTAATTGACTTAATTCATTTTTCCAAAATGTTCTTCTAGGTATACTACGATTTTTGTAATTTTGAAATTGCCTCATATCCATAAATCCACAATCAAATGGATAAGACCAATGGTATATTCCTAGGTAATTACTATTTTTTTTGGATGAATCTATTATTTCTTTTTTTCTTCTCATAAGACCAAAATCAATATAACGCATTTTTCCATTTGTTGAATTAAAAAGTATATTTTGTGGTTTTATATCATTATGAACTATTCCATTGTCTTTAAAAAACTGTAGTCCTTTTATTAAATGATGAACTTCCAACCAAAATTTATCAATACGTGTATCTTTATCCTTTTCTAAATATTTTATAAGATATTTGTTACATAATGCTTTTAAATCAGGTCCGCCAAATTTTAAAACTAACAAACTATATTTATCAGGTTTAGCTTCAACTTCAGCGATTTTAATATATTTACATCTACTAATATCCGCTTTTACATTAGCCTCATCTAACCTAGGTTTACATAAAATAGGTTCACCTAAATGGTATTCGTCTGTTGGATCGATATTTTTAATAATCACAAATTCTGCTAATTCTTTTTCAGCATTTTTGGTTTTCATTATTTTTGAAACATAATTTGTATAATTAAACCCTGGTTTCGGAGGATTTGTGCAATGTATACTAGGTTTATGTACACAACCATATGAACCTTCTCCTACTATAATTCTTTTCATATATATAGTTAATATAAAATTGAAAAATTTAAAGACTAAATTAAACCGTATAATAGAATGAATACTGCAGATATAACTTGTGATAAAATGACTGAACGAAGTAATTATAGTGAAAATCTACAATTAATTATTGAATTAGAAGTATTAACTGAAATTATGAATAAATGTTCTAGTAATTGGTATGATAGAGTTTATTTATGTTGGGAAGATACAGATGTTAAAATACCGCATTCATGTGGACCAATAAAAGGATTTAGATGTTATAAATATGATTCATTCCAATATGCTAACTATAATTGTAATAAGCTAAAAAATGAAATACTCAGAGAAAAATATAAATATTTAAGACATACAATGATTCCAATATGTAAGTGGGTTCCTGTAATATTTGATAGATATATATTAGATTGGAAATTAAAAAATATGTATTGGTTAGGAAATCATACAATTTATAATGGTTCGTGTAGATATTTTAAAAAATAATTTCAGGAGCAATTCTAATACGAGCGTTAGATTTATTAATAGCCATAAAATGAAAACTACGATGTTCACAATCAACGAGACCAGCTTTTCCTTTTAAATATATTGGTCCAGAAACTTTTTTATTTGCATCAAATAAATGTTTTGGAAGTAAATCAAAACGTGGAGTTGGATCATAAACCCCATCTATAAATTTGTTAGTTCTATAAATAGCAAACCCATTAAAGGCCGAAAGACACGGTATTAATGTTTTTGGAGGAGTGCCCTTAATAATTTTTTCAATGTATGTCCCCAAAGTTTTCCAATCTTTGAAATGCATACAGCTGAATGAATAAGGATATTTAGATAATGCCCATAGATCATAATATGGTTCTTTATTGAATGTTAATGCATCCCAATCAGTATTAATAGTTAAGTAATATAATAAATATTCTAATTTAACTGGAGAACTACATACATCATCACAGTCAATCATAATAAAATAATCATAATCAGTAAATTGAGAACGAATTGTATCTAAGCATTTATTACGTGCATTTGAAATATTATATACTCTGTATTCAGATAATGGTTCAGAACCTATATGTAAAATAAATTTGTTAGTATGTGATATTTTATAATCTTGTAAAAAATGTAATGAATTATCATTAGATTCATCATAAGCTATAATAATTCTATAATCATCAAATATTTTACCGATAGTTTCAATATTTTTAAATACTTTTTCCAAAAAAGGACCACAGTTTTTAACAGTTCCGCAAATACAACATTTACCTTTTATCATAATAATTATAATATGATATTATAATTATGAAACTCTTTATACGCTTTATACGCTTTATACGCTTTATACTTATATAAAATCTAAATATCTAAACTTACAGTATTTTTATCAGACTTAGGTCTTCTGCGACTGCGTTTTGGGACATTTCCATCAGTTTGAATACTCTTTAGATCATCAATACTAATTGTGCTACTATTGTTGATATCTTCAATTACAATATCTTTTGTCTGATAATTTCTGTTACCTGGTTTTGGAAAAACAGTAGAATTAGCTAAATCATTACTAATATCAATGGTCTTGGTTTTTAACCCAGATAAAATATCGGATATGTCACTAGGTCCTTTCATATCAGGTCGTCTGGAACTTTTTTGTGAGGATTGAGGTTGTTCAAACCCAGGAATACCAAGGTTGTTTTCCCTGATACTTATTCCATCATCTAACGAAGCACCTTGAGAAAAAGCTCCTCTAGCCATTGAAATATCAGCACGTCCAACATTCATTCGCCCATTATTATTTCCGGCTCTATTTGGAGGAGGTTGCATTCCATTTGGACCTTGAGTTGACATAGCTGGCGGAGGACCTCTTCCAGAAGGGGCTTGTGCTTCTCCGCCCATTAGTCCTCCCATAAATCCAGAAAACCCAGGATTAGAACCAGCCATAGAGTTAACAGCAGCTGATTGGAATTGACGCATTAGATCAGGATTTTGTCTCAAAATGTCATCCATTCCAGGCATTGCAGACTTAAACATAGTATTAGACATATGAACCATCATGGCACTGCCACCAAGCTGAAATAATAATTTAAGTTCAGGGGCCATTGTAGCTTTAGATTTATATTTATCATACAGTTCTGAAAAAATGTCATCGTAATCAGTAATATTTTCATTAAGTTGTTCTCCCCATCCATCTATTTTAACATCAAACGGATCAAAACGATTATTTAAAAATTCAATACCATTAATAAGCGCCATCATCATATTGCCTTGGAATTTAACAGAGTTTTGTTTAGTCTTTTCTTCCATAATCATTTCATATTCACCCATCATTTCTTGTAAATTGGAATCCATATTGTATTTTTTTGTTAGTTCAACTCCTTTCTTTTCAAGAGATTCAAGCCTTCTTAAATATTTAAATTTTTCTCTGAGCATTTCATCTTTTGATAGTTTAGGTTCGTTGGACATCCTTTGATCAGGATTGACTGGAATATTGTTAAATTTGCCATATCCATCCCAAGTTTTGGCATCGGAAGAAGTGTTAGCAGTAGATTGTCCTAAATTTGGTCTATTATTATCGTGATCAGTTCCCAAAATACGAATAGTTGGTTCTTCTTCAAATCTAACAGAGGAATTATCTTGATAATTAGTTTTAACTCCAAATAAACTTGATTCGAATGTATTGGTCATTGGAGTAGTTTCATTTGCTAAATCATTTAATTCATTTTCTAAATTATTCAAATCGTCTATATCAATATCACTGCTTGGGGCGTGTGAAGAGGGATTATTACCATTCATTAAAAGTTCAATTCCTCCACCAAAGTTTCTTTTAGATCCGCCAAAGTTATTGTCTAAATTATCAAAGTCCATAGAAATATCAATTATATCGTTATCCATTATGAAATAATAAGAACATTTAATTTTAAGTATTACGAATTACAAAATATATATTTTATAATTAATTAAATGAATTAATTAAATAATTAAATAAATAATTAAATAAATAATTAAATGAATAGAATAAGTCATATTTTATGTTTAATAAACCACATTCCTTGTAAAAAACAATCTGATAAATCGTCTTTTTTTGAATGTTTATTAAAAAATGTTTCCCAATCTTTAAATCTAAGGTCAGTTGTAATAATTTCTAAACAAGTTTGAATACCTAATTTTTTTCTTTGTTTATAATCAAGTTTTTCTTCCTTGTCTTTTGGTAAAAAATCTTTTAATTTATTGGAGGCGCTAATAAATTCAATTTGAATATTATTATTTTTCATAATAAAGTATTGTGATATCATACCTTGAATAGTTTTCATTTTATTTGCAATAGGTCCTATTTGGTTTTCAATAATAATAGTTTCTATACTAGATAAATGGTCACAAAGTATTTCGTCAAATTTATGTTGCATATTTCTACCAATTGTAACTAGATCTACCTTACAAGCATTTGTTTTTGAAATAGCAGTGAAACAATTGTTAATTGTAAAATCATTTAGTAATGTTACTAAATTGGATTTTTTTGGTGGATTTTCATATTTAATTTTATATTTGTCGGCTAAATCAATCAATCTTTGAATTTTTTGTTTATTTATATAAGATGGTTTGAGATCAGTAGTTGGTGGTAAAAATTGTTGTTTCTTTGAATGTTTTAAACAATAACATTTACCATCTTTTGTAAACTTGGCTGGTTTATCGCATAAACCATTTTTATCAATTTCAATACACTTGCTTTCTGTCTTTTCACTCAAATCAATATTCTCCCATTTAACAACATTAATATGATTTGATTTTTGTTCAGGTGATTGTAGTTCAAATAGACAGAATGACAGATTTTTGATACCAACATCGATACTAAGAAGTTTCATCTATAATACTAACTCATTAAAAGTTATTATTATATTATTTTTTACATGATTATAATTTTTACACATTTTACACGTCTATTTTCTTTTGATTAATATATTGTTATATTCATATCATATACCTAGACAAAATTAAAATATATATATTTAAAATTTAGTTGGAATGGAAGGTGAAACCATCTTAGCTTTCATTTGTTCCTTTTTCATATAATCTTGTTTTAAATCGCTATTTCTAAAACCGTATACAGGGTTATTATTATCATGTGTAGATTTATAAAGATGTGGATTATTGTTAGTTGTATTTGTATTTAATACACTATAAGGATTATTTCCTGAATCATTAATTGTTTGCATAGTATTATATTTCATTATTTGGTTAGCATTTTTTTGCATATATTGTCTGTATTTCCAATTAGAATTAATTCCACTATTAACTAGAATTTTTTTGTTAGTTGATCCGGAACCATCTGGTTGCCATAAACTATAATCTGTATTTTGTAATTCTTGTTTAGTATCCATAGTATAATAAGTATTATTCATATTATACTAAAGTTAGATAAAATATTTGATATGATTTATTCATCGCCATTTTATTCATCGCCATTTTATTCGTTTCCATTTTATTCGTTTCCATTTTATTCGTTTCCATTTTATTCGTCGCCAAGCAATTTTAAAATTTCATTTTTCTTTAATTTGGATGCATCTGTAATGACACCCTTACTAACAACAACTTCCCTTAGTTTGTTAAGGGGCAATTTTTTATAATCATTCTTAGTTGTATGTATATCTTCTATTTCTCCTAAATTTAGAGTGCTTTCACCAAAATCAGTTATTGACACATTTTTTAAAAAGTTATCTTCTTCTTTTAGGTCATTACTTATAACATTATTATCTTTAGGAGATAATTGAATATCTGTTTCTTCAAGAGTAGATTCAAAATCATCTAAATTATCTAAATTATTTGGCTCTTCATAAGAACAATCACCTGTATCAATTTCTTCATATGGTATTTTTACATTTAATTCATCATTAGCTAAAGTTAAATTTAGTCTTTTAATATATTCTTCATCATCATTATTTTCATCATCTTCATCATCTTCATCATCTTCATCATCTTCATCTTCATCATCTTCATCATCTTCATCTTCATCATCTTCATCATCATCATCATCATCTTCATCATTTTCATCATCAGAAACATCGATTAACTCCTCTTGTTCACCACCCATCATTTGACTAGCATATTGAATTTTATCAACTGTAGGTAGATCTTGAGTTGATATTTTTTGTTGTAACATACTTAATTTACTTCTAAAGAATTGTGATTCTTCAGCCATCGTAGAAACTAATCCAATCATTGAATTGAGTTTATGATCTTGTTCTCCCATTCTATAACTAACATAAGCAAAAATGCCACCTATTAGTATAATAATTATTGCAATACTAAATAAAAATGATGTGCTAAATATATCGGAAATTGCCATTCTTAAAAAGGAGTAATATATTATATTTTTATTGAGAACGAATAATAAAAATTACATTTTTGTATTGTCTAAAATCTCTTTAGGGTAATTCATATCTTTTAATACTTTCAAGCCCCCTTTTATTTTTGAAATCCCTTCATCAATTAAATATGTGTATTCAAAATTGTCGTTTTTTTTTAGGGTTTTCATATTATAATTTTTGATCATCTTGTTTTTTGATAATTTTTTACAAAGTTTAACATAATGTGTTGTTAGAAGACATGTGACATTTTCATTCTTAACAATATAATCCATAAAAGCAAATCCACTAACAACTGCTTCTTCTGGATTTGTTCCTGAATATAATTCATCAAATATACAAAAATGTGTTTTATCAGTTTCTGCATTAATGCAATCTATGATTTCTTTGCATCTTCTAGCTTCTGCTTGAAATAAGCTGTCTCTACCAGACGTATCAGGTATATTCAAATAACAATGAATATTATCATATGGATAAAGTTTTAATGATTCAAAACAACCATAACCTATTTGTTGAGACAAAATTATATTAATTAATGTGGATTTTAATGTAGTTGTTTTTCCTGATGCATTAGGTCCAGTAATAATCATATTTTTATTAAGATTACAATCATTTTTAATAATTTTGTGATCCTCATCATTAATAAATTTGGGATAATACATTTTCTTAAATACTGGTTTTGACTTTTTCTTAATAAATTCTGTTTTGACAATTTTATTGTCTATTATTTTAGTTTTAACTTGATTAATCATACTAAAATATCCATTAAACCCAAAGGAGTATAACAATGCATTATTATAAATATCATTATCATATAATTTATAAAACACATACATAATATGACCTATTTCAGTTATTTTTGAAAATGAAAATGAAAACGATGATATATTGTTTATTTCTTCATATAATTTTATAATAATATTTTTATTATATTCATTGACATTATCGAAATCATTATATTTTGTTAGTTTGATAGTTTTAGATGAATGGTAATTCATTACATCTATAGTATATGCTAAATATTTCTTAAATTTAAAGAGATAATTATGTATCTTCTGCATATTGGAATAGAAACGAATACAAACTAAAATATTTTGATAAATTGAAAATAAATAGAATGCAGATGAAATCACTAAATACATTTTTTGACCATTGTCGACTTCATGAAATTGAGTAAATACTTTGAATATAGCGTGATTAGAAATAATATCTTTTAAAATTTCAATATATTGTTTAATATTTAATTCAACGCCTCTTAATTTAATGATAAAAAATGGAATAATAAGAACAAAAATAGGAAGACAAAGTGATAAAATAGGAGATGCAATGTTATAAATGCTCATTAGCTGTAAAAAAGATGAATTATTATTGAGATCTTTTGCAAATGTCCAGTCAATATATAAATATTTTTCTCGAAACCCAGTTTCAGCTTTGATTTCTTCCCACGAACTAACAATATCATTTAATTCAAAATCACTAAAATTATGTTTATTTGAAATAGTATTTAATTCTTCAATTTCAAGAGAGTTTATTAATTGTTGTGTATCTTTTAAATAATCTGTATCGGTTGTATAATAACTAGAAAATTGTTGAATAATTTTTGCTGATGGTTTATTAGATGGATTAAAAATATTGTCATATATAGAAGCTTCTTCTTTATCTATAGAAGTAACTAATTCAAGATCATTAACAATTGTATCATTAAGTTTTTTAATATCTTTATTGTAAATAATAGGAATTTTAAAAATTTCATTAACACTATCTAAACTTGAATTCAATTTTATATCACTCATTGTTTGTAAAATAGAATATATTATAATAATCTATTTTACGAATTTTAAACTTCTTCATCTTCGGATACTAATTGTTGTTCAATATATTTAATTTTATATGTTTTAGACCATTCTTGTAAACTTTTTCGACACATATTTAATAATGAAAATATATAAAATGCTAAAGGAAATATTATTGCTGTTGATACTATAATAAAACGCAGTATATATGAAAATTCAATAATTTTATAAAATCCAAGTTTAGTAAGTTCATTGTAGTTATCATAATTATTGATATATATTAATACATTAGATTCTCCTAAAATATCAAATTGAATAAATGCACAACCCATTTTAATAACACAGCTTAAACACATAACTGACATTCTTCTAATATTTTCATTATTTTTGTCTTTATTGTCTGTTACAATATAAATAATAATTGTAGTAAACAATGTAATTGTTTGACATAAATTCAAATTATACTGTATAATTTGAAATTGGGAATGACACTCTGGAACTGTAATAATCAAATTCTCAAAAAAAATTATTGCTGAATGATTAAACATTAAGATAATTATGTGATGTAATGTTGAGATTATTAAAACGTTGTTATTAGCAATTAAATCATATAATGATATTATTTTTAAAGCATTTTTTGTTTGCATTTGATATAATTATAAATATTTTTTTAAATATATATAATATATTATTTTTAATTCGTTTGAAAGCTTCCAGGAAGTTCATCAATTTGTGTATTATAATAAGATTCAATCTCCTTCATCTTAATAATATCTCTTCTAGTAATAAAATTAATGCCTGTTCCTTTTCTACCCCATCTACCGGATCTACCAATTCGATGAAGATAATTATGAACATCTCTAGGTAAATCAAAATTAATAACAACGCTTACTTGTTGAATATCAATTCCTCTAGAAGTAACATTGGATGAAATAAGAACTCGTGCTACTCCATTTCTAAATTCTTTAAATGACTTTTCTCTTTCGGATTTGTCCATATTACTATGAAGACAACATACAGGGAATCCATCTTCTTTCATAGCTTCATAAAGATCAACAACACGTTTAACACTATTAGAATAAATAATGCACTGAGCAACAGTAATATGTTGGTAAAGATCTTTTAAAGTTAGATATTTTTGTCTATCATCTTCTACAGCTATATAATATTGTTTAATTCCCTCAAGAGTAAGACTTTCAGCCTTCACACAAATTTTAATTGGATTCCTCATAAATTTATTTGTGATTTGGAAAATATTATTAGGTAGTGTTGCACTGAAAAGAGCAATTTGAACATTTTTATTAAGATATTGAAAGATATTATAAACTTGTTCTTTAAAACCAGAGGATAACATCTCATCGGCTTCATCTAAAATAACCAATTTCAATTTAGTAGCATTAATATGACGTCTTCTAATCATATCGTATACTCTTCCAGGACATCCAACAATAATATGAGGAGGATTTTCACGCATTTCAGTAGCATCTTCATCAATCGAAGACCCACCAATAATAGTTTTAATGCGAATTCCACTCATCATACTGGATAAACTATCAATTACAGATGTAATTTGTTGTGCTAGTTCGTGAGTAGGTGCCATAATAAGAACCTGACTGGAGTTTTCGGATATATTAATTCTAGAAAGCGCACCAACAGTAAAACAACCAGTTTTACCAGTTCCTGATTGAGCTTGTGCAATAATATCTCTTCCTTCTTTAATAGGAGCAATTCCTTTGCTTTGAATTGGACTAGGTTTCTCGAAACCATGTCCATATATACTTCTTAAAAGATCAGGATTCAAATCCAATTCATCCCACGTATTATAAATCGTAATTGGTGTTTCATCTTCCAAGATATTTGTTTCTTTATCTTGGTTATTAATTACGTTATCATTTGATTTTTCAATTGACATTGTATATATTATAATATATACAATGGTTTTAAGTGTATTTAAATTATATATTATATAAAAAAAAATTGATATAAATAAAAACCTATATAGTTAAAGTATACAGATACAATGGCAGCTACTTTGAAATACAATCTTCATCAAATTAACGATATTGCTTGCACTGGATTTCATTTTGAAATTCCAGAAGATGCTTATCATATGATTAATTACCTCTCTACTCAAGTTGGTTCTGGTGGATTAACTTCTGCAATATTTGTTAGACAAGAGAGAGAAAATGTAGATTCGTTGTTGAAAGATGGAGCTAATGTTTTCTCTTCTAATACAAAAAATAAGAAAAAGAAGGGTAATAGATCAATGGAGATAAGTTCTGAAGAATGGGAAACTATTAGAACATTTCAAACTACTAAAATTGAACAAAAATCTGGTATTGATGGAGACATCGATTATATTCGTTTATTACTTAATAAATTAACTGATAAGACATTCTTAGATATGAGAGAAAAAATTATTGAGAGACTGAATAAGATTTGTCTAGAATTTGGAAATGAAGAGGAATTCTTAAAGATTGGAAATACAATTTATGAATTCTGTTCAACAAATAAATTCTATTCAAAAGTTTTTGCCGATCTGTTTGCTGAATTATGTAGCCAATACATATGGTTAATGCCAATATTTAATGAAAAATATGCTAATATTATGTCTCAATATAGTAATATTCAATATGTCGATTCTGAAAAAGATTATGATGGGTTCTGCGATATGAACAAGAACAATGATAAACGTCGTTCAATTACAACATTCTTGGTGAGTTTGGCAAACAATGGATTTATTAAAAAAGAAGGTGTTATAAAAATTTTAAGAAAACTATTAGAATTAGTTTATAATATGATTGATGTTCCTGAAAAGAAAAACGAGGTTGATGAATTGACCGAAAACATTGCTATTCTCTTTAATAAGGATATGATTGATGAAGTAGAGAATGAAATTGACGACTCTAAAGAATTATATATTTATGGTAAAACAATTGTTGAAACTATTAATAGTTTAGCAAAGGCAAAGGCCAAAGATCATTATAGTTTATCAAATAAGGCAATATTTAAGTTTATGGATTTGATCGAAATGTAAATAATAGTAAATAAAACTAGTTAAAAATATAATTATAATTTATATTAGAAATTTAATGAATAATTTAAATGATAATATTATTTTTTTTCTTGAAGAAAAAATAGAGGAAACTCATAATACAACTGATATTGAAATCCAAAAAATGTTGATTGAATTTGAAGAAGAAGAATTTGAAGAAGAAGAATTTGAAGAAGAAGAGTTTGAAGAATATATGCCACCCAATAATGATTTTAAAAGTTCTGAATTATACTATTATGATAACGAGTATACTATAAAGGATTTATTAAAGATATGTAAATATTACAACATTGATAAAAATATAAAGGCATCGAAATGTAAAAAACTAGATATTATAGAAACTATTGTGTTTTTTGAAAGTTTACCAGAAAATTTTGAAATTGTTCAAAAAAGAAATAAAATGTGGATTTACATGTCAGAATTAATGAATGATACCAAAATGAAAAAATACGTTATTTGGAAGTGAATTATGTAATATTAATATTAATATTAAACTTGTAAAATATTAAATCTAACTAATTTATATACATATGGTTGTATCTAAATTAGACAGTTCAATAAATTATCCGGAACTAAAAAGAGTAGATCCTGAAGATTTAAGTAAAGAATCAAATCTATATCAAGTTGAAATAAAAGATCTAGAAGTAATTGTTGCAATTGGAGGAGCTAAAAATACATTTGCTGATAAAAATGTAACATATTTTCCAGTTTATTTAGTTAAACATAACAATAAAGTAATTCAAATAGGAGTTTATGAAATTCCTTCAAGTAATATGGTTGACTATATAGATGAAGATTCTGTATTAGATGTAGAGCGTTTAAATGATCCGTTAATTTATACTTTTGCTACAAAAGATATGATTCAAAAACTTAGGAAGGTAGTTGAAGAAGAAAAACCAGCAAAAAAGGAAACAAAAAAGAAATCTGAAAAGAAGATTGAACAAAATATTGTAGAAACTGAGATATTAATTCCACAAATCAGAAGAGATATTTTTACTACTAGAATAGGGGCAAATATTCCAGAACAATTAAAACAAGAAACTTCTAAAATGGCACAAGATGCTAGAGAAAAATATCACGAAGGCGAGAACGATAATTGGGTTCAAATATTTATGAAAAATAAGAATTATTCTTTAATAGATAATGAGGGTCAAGGTGATTGTCTTTTTGCAACAATAAGGGATGCATTCCAAAGTATTGGGCAAGATACTATAGTTAGTAAACTAAGAAGTAAAGTTGCAGAAGATGTAAAACAAGATACATTCAATGATTATAAAGATCGTTATGATATGTTTACAAGAGAAATAAATGAAACAAGATCTCAGTCGATTATTAAAAAAAAGGAATATGATGAATTGAAGGCAAAATTATCGACAACAATTGACAGAAATCAACAGCTAATTATTAGAGATGCGGCTTTAAATGTTAAAAAACATTTTGAGGAACTAAAAAAAGATAATGAGTTTGCTAAGGAAAATATTACTGATGTTTTATTTATGAAAAATATAAAGTCTCTAGAAGAATTCAAAAAATTTGTTCGCACGTGTGAATTTTGGGCTGATGCTAGAACGATTAATATATTAGAAAGATTGTTAAATATAAAATTTATTATTTTGTCTAGTAGTAGATACAATGATAGAGATTTAGATGGGGTTTTACAATGCGGAACAGACGTGGATCAAATTATTTTAAGTAGAGGAGAATTTAAACCGGAATTTTATATAATTGTAGATCATACCGGGGATCATTATAAATTAATAGGGTATAAGAAAAAATTGATTTTTGCTTTTAAAGAGATACCATATGATATAAAAAAAATGATTGCAGATAAGTGTATGGAAAAGGATTCTGGTGTATTTTCATTTATCCCTGAATTTGAGAAATTTAAAACGGAAACAATAGGAATAGCAAAAGGTGTTCCAAAATTTGATGAATTAAGTGAAGCAAAGATATTGAATCTTTATGACGATAATATTGTATTCTCATTTTATTCAAAGTCATCTGATAGTCCTCCTCCTGGTAAAGGTTCTGGTGAAAAAATTCCAGGAACTATTATGGGAGAATTTTCAAATTTAGCAAAAATTCCAAAATGGAGGAAAAAATTGTCAAACTTTTGGGTTCAACCATTTTCATTGGACAACCATCGTTGGGCTTCAGTTGAACATTACTATCAGGCATCTAAATTTAAGAAAAATAATCCAGAATTTTATTTGTCTTTTACATTAGATTCTGGAACTGAATTATCTCAAAATCCAGAAATGGCAAAAGGAGCTGGTGGAAAAACTGGCAAATTTAAAGGTCAACAAATAAGACCAAAAACAGTTGTGATAGATAATGATTTCTTTTCTGTTAGATCTAATAAAGAAATGTCAGCAGCTCAACAAGCAAAATTTACTCAAAATGAAGATTTGAAGACTTTACTTTTAGGAACAAAGAATGCTAAACTAGTTCATCATAGAAGAGCTCAAGAACCTGAAATATTTGATACACTAATGATTATTCGTAATAATATTTCTAAGGGTGAATAAATATGTTATAATAAATATTATATTATATTTATAAAAATATATGAGCGATACTGTTGAAAAGACGATGGAAGATATTTTGACTAAGGTTGAAGAAGAAAAAACTCAGGATCTTGATCCTAAAGACGTTGTTAATGAAGTAATTTTGACTAAGATTGAAGAAGAAAAACCTCAGGATCTTGATCCTAAAGATGTTGTTAATGAAGTAATTTTGACTAAGGTTGAAGAAGAAAAAACTCAGGATCTTGATCCTAAAGATGTTTTTAAAGCAGACGTTGTTAAAGAAGTAATTTTAACTGAGGTAATGATTGATATAACTAGAATAACATTTTCTCAAATGTTAGAAAACTTTTTAAATCAAAACAAAGATAAATTAGAATCTTTAAGTATAAAACTAACTCCTGAAATACAAACATATTTGTTAATATTGTTAAAGGATAAATCTAGTTTTTTTAATGATATTGATTCGTCTCTTAAGAAAATTATTTTGGACGATAAGATTGATTTAAAAGATATTCCAGAGATAATTGTTTTAGTAACAAAAGTTTATAAAATTATAAATACAGATAAGGGTATTCCAAAGGTTGATCCATATGAGTTAATTAAAAATATACTACATATAGTGTTTACGTTATATATTGAAACTAACAAAGTTCAAAATAACGAATTAGCAACTGATCTATTAAAAATTATTGATGTATCAATTGATTTAATAAAATTAAAGGCAATTAAACCTCCAAAGATTGGTTGTTTGTCTAAGTTATTTTGGTATTTCTATATTATGTAATAACTAAATATTTATTACAAGTAATAACCTTTTAAAATATAATAAAAGGTTATTATATAATTAATTATGAAATTTACAAGCGAAAGTCAAAAATTGATGTCTTTTTTTGTCGATAACAATTGTTTATTGCCTCTAAAACAAACAAAAAAAACAGATAATATATTAAAAAAATTATATTATGACATATCAAATGGTTATAGTTACATTCAATCATTAAAAACAAAAAATGGTCCTTCATTTTATAAGTTAAAAGTGGAACGTATAACAAATATAAATCAAATACCAAAACCAACTACATTTCCTCCAAATGCATTTCCTCCGGAAGTAAGAAACCATATAGATGAATATAGCATTGGATTATTAACATATAGTTTCGATATGTTTGATAGAAAAATAAGTATAATATTTTTAACAGAGGATGATCGAGTGGAAAGTTTAATAGAAACGTATAATAATTATGTAGACAATATGTTAGTTTGGTTATATATAGTAGATATATATTCATCAAAAAAATGTGCTAACCAATTGAAAATATTTATATATCATACCAGTTTATTAAAAAATCTGCCTGGTTCAAATATAGAAATATTAAATGAGAATAATGTGAACACTGCTTTTACTAGGACATGTCCAATTGATTCAGAAATAGTTGTATTTAGAAAGGAGGAATGGTTTAAGGTTTTTATGCACGAGACATTTCATAATTTTGGGTTAGACTTTTCAGATATGAATTTAATGTCGTGTAATGAAAAGATTTTAGGATTATTTCCTGTAAATTCAGAAGTAAATCTATTTGAGGCATATACCGAATTTTGGGCAAGAATAATGAATGCTTTGTTTTGTAGTTTTATAAGTATGAAGGATAAAAATGATGTCAATGAATTTTTGACAAATACAGAGTTTTTTATAAATTTTGAAAGAATATATTCTTTTTTTCAGATGGTAAAAGTATTAGAATTTATGAGTTTATCATATACGGATCTATATAAAAAAACAAGTTTATCTGAAAATATGAGAAATACTCTTTATAAAGAAGATACAAATGTATTATCATATTATGTAATAACTTTAATTCTAATGAATAATTACCAAGATTTTTTATCGTGGTGTAATACAAATAATATTACAATTTTAAATTTTAAAAAGACAATAAAAAATTTGGATAATTTTTGTGGTTTTATAGAAAAAAGGCACAAAATGAAACATATGTTAGAATGTATAGAATATACAAAAAAATTATTAGCTTCTGTAAAAGGATTGCCAAGGAAAAAAAAGGATATCTTATATTTATTAAAAAATTTGCGTATGACAATATGTGAAATGGGATAATTACTTTTTGTTAGTATATATAATAATAAGATGTGTTGGAATAAGGAAATATCTTTAAATACATTTTTGTTTAGTAGTTTTGTATTAGGTCTTATAATATACAATAATAGATATACAAAATATAAAATATATGAATTAAATAGCGTATGGGTATATGTATTTTTTATGTCGTTTATATTGATGCAATTATTTGAGTTTTTTATATGGAGAAATATAAATAATTCAATATACAACGGTGTATTTACAATATTAGCAACGTTGTTATTGTTAGTTCAACCAATAGCAACAAATATGCTTATAACTAACAAAAGTGTTCAACAAAATATGTTAATGATTTATATGATATGTATGGTTCCATTTGCTACATATAAGTTTATGACAAAAAAAATACATTCAACAGTAAGTGATATGGGTCACTTACAATGGAATATGTTATTAGATTACAAAAATAAAGAAGATCCTGTAATTGCTATATTTTGGGGTTTATTCTTTTTATTTCCGTTATTTTATGAACGTAACATATTTGGATTTTTATTTGGAACTATTACGTTATTTATAGTGATATATAATTATTATAAAGATAATACAATAGGTTCAATGTGGTGTTGGGTAGTGAATTCAATAATGATATATTATGCGGTATATTTGTTGTTTTATTTGCCTTTCTTTAAGTAGAACATTATATATATTATTTTGAGCCAGAATTTTTATGCTGCCAACAATACGACAACTCTTCATAACATACCTTACCACATTTAATTCCATCTTTTTCTGCTACGCATATATATATTGATATTGTCCATTTCCCATTGATTTTTTATGATTCCAACAATACGACAACTCTTTATAACATACCTTACCACATTTAATTCCATCTTTTTCTGCTACGCATATATATTTATATTGTCCATTTCCCATTGATTTTTTATTAGTTCTCCATGCGCTGATTGCTTCATCAAAGTCAATATTGACTTCATATTGAACCATTTCATTAGAAACTTTATTACGTATTTGACTTCTTGTATTCATTTTTTAATTATAAGATTTTTATAATTAACAAATAGTATTTCAATTTTTTTTTTGTAAATTTAACTTATTTACAATATTATTATAATAAAAAATTGAGTTTATATTTAAACATTGAAATCTTCAATATACGTGTAATTAAAATGGGCATTCGAAATTTAAATCGTTATTTAAGAGGTAATTGTGCTGAATCAATTCGTTGTATTAATATGGCGGATCTATCAGGTAAACGCATTGCTGTAGATATTAGTATATATTTATACAAATATGAAGCAGAAGATGCTTTACTTGAAAATATGTATGTTATGTTGTCTATCTTTAGACACTATAACATAATTCCAATCTTTATATTTGATGGTAAACCTCCTCCTGAAAAAAGAGCATTATTAATCAAACGTAAAGAAGATAGACAAGAGGCTCAAGAGGAATATGAAAAGTTAAAAAAACAACTTACAAGTTTACAAGAATCAAATGATGATGATAATGACAAACAAGATATTATTGCTGCTATGGATCAACTTAAAAAACAATTTGTTCAAATTAATAAAGAAAAAATAGAAAAAGTAAAACGTTTAATTAGATCTTATGGTGCTACATATTATGATGCTCCTGGTGAAGCCGACGAATTATGTGCTCTACTAGTAATTAAGAAAAAAGTATGGGCTTGTTTGAGTGAAGATATGGATTTGTTTGTATATGGGTGCACTAGAGTTCTTAGATATTTTAGTTTAATAGGGCATACTGTAGTTTTGTATTATATGAAAGGGATTTTAGATGAACTCGATATTACACAAACAGAATTTAAAGAAATATGTGTTTTATCTGGAACTGATTATAATATTAATGCTGATGGAAATAATGATAAGATCAATTTAAGACAAACATTTAAACATTTTCATAAATTTAGGAATATGAATGATGACAATATTAAATTTTATGATTGGTTATTACAACATACGGACTATATTTCTGATTTAGATTTATTAAATAATATCAATAAAATGTTTAATTTAGATGTTAATCACGAAAATTTAAACGCTTTTAATCATATAAAAATTGTAAATGGCCCTATCAGACAAGATGAAATTAAAAATATAATGAAAGATGAAGATTTTATATTTTGTAAATAAGAATAATATGTTATTTTTTTATTTTTTTATGTATATATATTATGTCATATAGAATCACTAAAACAAATAAGAGGACAAATAGACGTAAAACAAATAAGAGAACCAATAGACGTAAAACAAATAAGAGGACAAATAGACGTAAAACAAATAAGAGAAGGAGACAGAGCGGAGGAAATTTTAATCCTAAACAAATAAGTGAGTTAAAAAATGAATTAATTGAAATAGGATTTACAGATCCTGAACTATCAACAGTAATTAATAAATTTAATGATATATCTCAAATACAGGGGAAAAAATTTAGTTGGTTCATCAATTTTATTATAGAAAATTATAATCCAGAGTATAATGATGATATTAGCAAAGATAAAGAAACAAATAAACGAAATTTACTCGATTGGATAGATGAACACTATGAAAATCAGGTAGAAAAGGTAGAAACTGATAGTGAATTTACAACAAGTTCTTTTGAAGAATAAATAAAATAAAAATATAAAGATAAATAATTCTATAAAATATATGATTGATCTTTATAGTAATCAATATGATTATAAAACTTTAAAAGCTAATATTTATGTTGTTAGTTTGATAGATGTTTTAAAGACACAAAAATTAACAGCTGATTTTTGTGTCAAATATATTCTTAATACTGACTTTCAATTAAGAGATGAAGAAGAGACAATAACTATATCTATGGTGAAAACATATCAACCACATATATTAGATATTGATTTTGTTAATGCAATAATAAGAGCAACTAACAAAAAATTATTAGGACAAAGAATAGATAGCATTGAAGATTTTGAATCATATATGAATAAACATATTTAATATTTGTTAGTTTATAATTAAAAATAAATTATATAATTCTATATGCCATATTTGCCTAACGAGTTGATCAATATAATTTTGAGTTTTGTAGAAAGACCACAACACTCAAAAATGATTAAATACATAATAGAAGATTGTTATGAAGAGGATTATGATCCTTATACTGGTATGATAATTTTTGTTTTGAATATACATTTGTTGAATGGTATTTTTTATATAAAATAATACTTTATATAAAATGGGCGTTTGAAATGAAAAAAGGTGTAAGATAACTATTTGAATTATTAAAGTATATATATCATTTTTATATATTTATAATATAATTATGATTGACAAATATTGTATTGGAACAATTACTTGGAATTTAATTCATACTATGTTGGAAACATTTTCTATAAATGTATTTGATTTTGAAAATAATAAATATAAGTTATTTAATTTATTAAAATATATATGTTTATCACTGCCTTATATATCGTGTAAACCATATTATATATCATTTTTTAAAAAAATTAATATAAACAATATTATTAATATTACTCATTTAAACAATATATTTTTTTTATTTCATAATTTTATTAATTCAAAAATTCAAAAAAAATTATTTACATATGATCAATTATCTATTTATTTGTCATATAATTTGAATAATATATTTTCTGAATATAAAAGACAGTTATTATTGTCAAATGTTCAATATCATTACATTATATCAGAAATTGATACTTTTATTAATAAATATAATATTTATGATAAATTAGAATACATTGTAGAAATAGAACGAGTAAAGGAAATTATTGAAGATAAGGAAATTATTGAAGATAAGGAAATTATTGAAGATAAGGAAATTATTGAAGATAAGGAAATTATTGAAGATAAGGAAATTATTGAAGATAAGGAAATTATTGA